TTATTTTACCTTATAAGCTCTTGATAAAGCTTTCTTTTTGTACTCCATATTAGATATGTCGTAAGTATAGTTCTTGTTATTCACTTGAGAAGAATGTCCAAATAAAGACCCTGCAACAACAGCAGACATTCCATCGGTTCTAAGCTTAGAATTTAAAGTTCTTCTGATAGCATGTATGCTTTTCCTTGGTATCCCCGCTGCTGTACAACAACGTACAACATTGCTTTGGATTAAAGAGTCATAGATTTTACCAATTTGATCCGTAAATACAAATTCTCCATAACAATTGTTTTTCATTTGTTCTTTCTTAACTTTAGCGAATAATCTTTTAATTGGAGGCGTGAGAGGAAACAATCTCTCTTTGCTTGTTTTTGTGGCTGCAATATACCGCTGTCTGGTTTTTTTATTCATCTTCTCGCTGTGACGAATGACGATACAATCTAAATCATATCTAACGTCTTCCCACATAAGTCCACAAAGTTCTCCTAATCGCATACCTGTATACATAGCTAATTCTATGGCATAAAGACACATGTTCATAGGATCTTTCTTTTGTCGTTTTTTTACCTCTTCAGCAAATTTTTCCCATTCTTCAGGAGATAAAACTCTTTGTTCTATTGGTTGTGCTATCTTACCACAGCGTTTCATAAAATCCTTAGTTTCTATAAATTCACAAGCATTTTCTTTAGTAAATTTCTTTCTTCGGGTATTTTTAAAAACTCCGCAGATATATCCTATTAATTTTTTTGCTGATGGTTCACCCAGGTTGTACTTTTTAATTTGATTTACAATGAATTCAATTATGTCATCTTCTGTGATATCTCGAATATCTTTTTGAGAGAATGGATTGTTTTGAAAATATTTCTCATAATCTCGCTCATAGTTGTATATAGTATTTTCTACTACACCAAATTTCTTTTTCTTCTCAACCCATTGCCCCCACCAATATTCAAATGTACAATTTTCCTGTTCTTCATAGTATCTAACAATTACATCTTCAATTGCTTCCCGTGTATTCCGCCTTCTGGGAACTCTACCTTTTTCTTCATCAGGAAGGTAGGTATGCCATTTGCCATCCTTACTTTCCCAAATACTATACGGATGCTGCTCTAAAATTTCTTTTCTTTTATTCATATTTACTGCATCCTGTATGTGCGATAAATCAATTATACCCTGCTCAATGGCGTAATTCAACATTTCACTATTCATTGATTCTGCCATGTAAAAACTCCTTTCTTGCATAAAAATAAGGAGAGTCAAACGACTCTCCCGGTTTCCTGTTACTTCTATCTAATTGTTTCTTTCTTTAATTTTATCTGTTAAGGTTACTGCTACCACAGGTGCTCCTAAGTAAGCACTCAAAGCTTCTCCAATCAAGTCATATCCCTCGTCTATCAGGACATGGTTTTCTGACATATCTCGTGTACCCTTAAATTCTTCTACTGTCATAGGAGTAGGAATATTTAATTTAAGTTCTGATGCTTTGTCTACTAAAAACCTAATCTGTAATTTATTCTGTACAATAATCGGATACTGTGTTGTTGCACTTGTGTAAAGCAGTTGTGTTGTTTTACCTTCTCCTCTTTCTTTAATTATAAGTGTTGTTGTGTTATTGTTTGTTGTCATATTGGTTCCCTCCAATTTTATTTTTGACAAGTCTATATACGCTTTGTTAAGTAGCTCTAATACTTTAGGAGGTGGAGAAAGCTCATCTCCTGATGGACGCAAAATTGCGATTTTACTACTCATTCATTCGCCTCCTTAAACAACTCTTCAGCATTGTCTAGCATATATTTACTGATCTTTTGATAACCTTCTGTATTCGTATTTTCGCTGAATCCTCTAAATTTACATCTTGCAGGATATGCTCTGATAATATTGCCTGTTTCATCAGTTTCATAAACAATAGCCCATCCAAATGCATGTAGCATAGTATTAATCCACCATAGCATTCCACTTTCTTTAAACTCTTCCCAAGATTTTTCTTTTAACATATTTCTCCTTTATTTATGTCTATATTTCAAAGCAAGACGTTCACTTGATCCTTTTCTAATAATCCAAACATCATCATGATATATGTCATCTAATCGACTCTCTGAGAAAATATCTACCACATTCCCTTTTACTGCACTTCCAGTATCAACAGCCCAATAAACATCATGTCCAATAATAATCTTTGATCCTAAAGGAATCACATCGGGATCTACAGCAACTGTATAGAATTTACTACTTCTCACCCCAAGAGCTGTTCTGTATCCCCAGTTGTCTTCTCCAATCCAATAATAAGTAATCTTAAATCGTCCCATATAGATTGGAGTATTCTCTCTCTTTTCTTTACGGATACGTTCTCTTCTAAGTTTCTCCTGTCGTTTCTTTTCAATAGCGATTCTCTTTTGTTCGTCTGCTTGCTTGCATTTATCATAGTGTTGATCAACGTCTGTAAGTGCTTCCTGAAGCATTTCTGGATGCTGCTCATCAGCGTTACAATTTTGTAAACCTAATCCTAACGTTATGTTTGCAGTTGCTAATAATCCTAAAGCTAATAATCTTTTTCTTAAAATAAAACCACTCCTTTACTTAATCTTCGTATACTGGTAACAGCGGTGCCCAAGCTACAACATCTTCCGAATCAAATAAGACATTGTGCCATTCTTCTCCATCAAATCTGGCAATCTCTCTGAACTTTACGTCTCCGATCTTTACAGATACAAGAAACTCTTCTTCATAAAATACTCCTGTCAGCTCTGGCAACTTTTCTGTTACCGGTGTCCAATTAATCTCCATAAAATCCTCCTGTTTACCACCATAAGTCTCTAAAATATTTTCCAAATAACTCTAATCCTCCTTGAATTCTTTCATTGGTCTTGTCAATTTCATTTTTCCAATTTGGATCATCAAAATCAATTTCCAATCCTACACAATCTTCTTTCAATACTTTAAAAGAAAATAACATCTTGTCTAAAATCTCATTCCACTCATCAATTGTCTTAAATTCATGTGGAAACCCAATATTCTCTTTCTTAAATTTTTTTAGTCTTGGATATACGAATTTTGCTATCGTCCAATCTAATGACCAAGTCTCTCTTGGATCAAAATATTTATTGTGCTGCTTTAACCATTTCTTCCTTTGTCTTTTATTCATGATAAAATCCTCCAATCTAAAAAAGCCCCCTCAATTAAGAGAGGAGCTGATCAAAATTTAAATTCATCTTTTCTATGTGTTTTCCTAATACCTTTGTCGAATAACCAATTATTAAAATCACACCAAGTATTTGCAACGGCATACTTGAAAGATTTGACAATACACTTTAATCTTGTTGTACCAAATATGCTTTCAAATTTGTACCATTCAATAAAATATTTAATGATTCTAATTTTAATCACCTCATTCTTTATAAAACTTCATCTACAATTCCATACTCAATTGCATCTTCAGCTCGTATGTAAAAATCCTTTTTCTTAATTTTAATATCTTTCAGAAGCTTCTTTGTCATATTAGTCCTATCAGCTACATAATCTTCTATTTCTTTCTGTCGAGTATCTATAAACTCTCTTTCTTCTACAAGATCCTGATATTTCCCCGCAATCCAACTGGACAGCTGATGGTAACAGAACATTGAATGTTTATAACAATATCTTTTAGAGCCTGCCAAAAAGATTTTAAAACCTGCACTATAAGCATATCCTGTACAGTATGTATGAATTGGTGTCTTACTATTTAACATAATATCAATAAGTCCCCACATATCATCCACACTGCCACCATGAGAATTGATATATATTTTGATTGGCTTCCTTTTAAAATCTTTTTCTTTAGAATCTTTTTCATCATCTGCGTGAATCAATTCTAATAAATAAAATTGAATGTAACTCATGGACTTTTCATCTATATCGTCTCCTAAAAAGATTGTTCTTGTTTCTGTGTTAATGTGACAATTATTTTGTGTTTGTAGCATCCTTTTCTCCTTTTATATATTCTTGTGTTCTTACATTGATCCCTCTCCCACATTGGGGACAAAATATAAGGTGATCAACTTCCAGAATATCTTTATCCCTATCTAAATATTTTAAATGTTGAATATCAATATCTCCATATTGAAGCAATGCTTCACACTCAGGACATTCAACTTGCTCTGTAGCCCTTCCTTGCTTAAGGATCTTAATCATTTGATCACCTCGCTCATAATCTGAAATAGTTCTCCATTCTTCATTGCATCAGTTAAAAAAGATCCTAAATTTTTAATTGTTTCTTCGTCTAAGCTATCTGTATGAGCCAATGTAACACCTCTTGATTTGGCTGTTTCAAAGAAAATGGGATTTAAGTCATCGTAAGTTAACTGTTTAAATCTTTTCCTCTCCAGTGTTCGTGCTACATATTTAAACTTCTGATTTTCAGATAGTACATTGCCGTACTTGAAATCTACTTGGTTAAACATATCTCTAATTCTAAATACAGGTTCTCTATTGCTGATACTTAACAAATGTATTTCAAATTCCCTGTTAGTCATATTTGATCACCTTTCCTATAATAGGACTAAAAACTTCAAGGGTTGCATCAGAAAAGCTTTCAAAGGGGTTCCTTATTACCAATGCTTTTGACCCATCACTTGCGTAACAAACAGTAGCTAAATCATCACGAATCGATTGCTTAGCTTTTGTTTTCTGCAAAATATGAGACACATATTCAAATTTTTGTTTCTCTGTTAAATTATTCCCATATCTCTTGTCCACTTGGTCGTATAGTTCTTCAATTTTATCTTTAGGACATTCGTATTCCAAAAACATTAACCAAATTCTAGCTTCTCGAATACTCATATTTTTGTTTACCCATTCTTCATTCATCCTATCACTCCTTTTAACCCCATATGGTGCTAGTGCCATCCGTCCATTGTAAGCGATCACATGTTATTGTTCCTGTACTAATAACATCATTTCTGCCTAAATATGTTTCACCCCAAGAATAAGGGTTATAATGGTCGTATGTGTTGTTACAGAATTTAATTACGTAATCTTTTTTCTGCTCCTCTGTAAAAAGATTTCCATATTTTTGATTTAATTGATCAAAAATGTTTTTTATCTTTCCTGCAGAAACATTGTATTCCCTTATTAGCGAAGAAATAAAGATGTCTCTCCTCCATGCTCCCCAGTTTATATTTATTTTGGCGCCTGTGGCATCTACTAATGTTCTCGTTGTTACCATCCTGTTCACTCCTTTACCTACCAGTCCATACCGAGATCATACTGATCTTGACAATATTTATATAGGGCTATTTCATCCTTTTCATAACAGTCTTCAAATACGCTTTTAGGAACCGACATGATTCCGAATGGTCTTATATCGACCATATAATCATCTTCTATGCATGTTCTTTTTCGAGAATTTTTAAAATATATATAACCTCTTACATGAACACATTCTCCAAAATCATCGTACACACTCCTACTTTCAGAAATGACACATTTATCTAAATTGGTGTTATAGTGTTGAAACCATATAGGAATCTCTGGAAGATAAATGTTTCTCCATCCGTCTTTAAAAACTTTCCCAGTAAATTGAAAATACCTTATAGGAACAATTTTCCTTAAAATAGCTCTCACGTATCTTTTAAGATATTCGAAATCAAGCCTATTCCCATACATCGTTATGCATTTATTTAACATAAATTGAATATCTCCTACTGAAACTCCGTAAAGCTCTGCGATTGTATAGATCCATCTTTCTTTAGATGTTTTTGATTCCATTTAATCACCTTCCTTTTCTACCATTTCCATTTATTTTTTAAGCATCATAGATAGCATTGTATTATGCAATATTCATATAAAGCTATTTCATTTTTGTTATAACATTTTTCAAACAACTCTCTAGGAATTGCCATTATCCCACAAGGATCAATATTAACTATATAATCATCCTTGTCACAACCCTTCTTTACAGAATAGGAGAAACTAATATAGCCCATCTGAGTTCTTTTTTGATTGTGAATATACTCATGAATTTTACACCCATCTTCGTTATAGAATTTGCGAAACCATTTAGGAACATCGGGTAGCCAGAATAAATTACTTCTTCTAAAACGAAAAACCCTTCCAGTAAACTGAAAATACTGGAAGGGATGATCAGCCTCAATGACTGCTCTTATATAATTTCTTTGTTGGTCTAAAGTAAGTAGGTTACCATATTTTTTATGGCATTGATCTACGTATGAATCTACTTCTTCTGTTGATATTTTATGAAGCTTTGCCATTGCTTCTTTCCACAAGAGCTCGTCTGTTTGGCGATGAACAAAATTTATATCTATAATAGAATCACCTCTTTTCTATCCAATTTATTGATATGTAAATTTTATGCATACATCTTAGAAAAATCAGCAACTTGTCCTGTTTCATACATGTATTTAAATTTCTTTTGAATAATATCTGTAGACTCAGGAACCAATTTCGTTGCTAAATAATATATGTATTTGTTTGACGATGAAAGGAATGAAATATCACGAGATTTTCTTCCTACGACATGTGCTGTAGTAAATCCATATTCATTAAACTTGTCACATAATTTTTGTAATTGCTCTTCTGAGAAAACTCCACCAGCTACACAAAAATGACCTGTTTTTCCACTTTTATTAAACCATCCATCGTCTAGTAAAAAAATTATTAACCCAACTTCATTTATTCTTTCGATAACTTCATCTTTGGATAAGTTAGCATATTCTATTAGTGTTGGTGTTGTTCTCGTACAAAATTCAATAGCATCTACATATTCATTGTTTAAATTTTTTCCATACATGTTTGTTCCATTTGTTAAATTTCCAAATGCCCTATGTTTCCATTCACAATATTCTTTTTCTTGCATTGCATGACATTCTGAATAGTAATAATTATATTTGCCATTCCGTTTTAGTCTTCCATCTCCAAGAATGCCACCATATATTAATTGTTTCTGTAACATATTTAATTCAAACGTAGGATTCTGTTTAGTTGTCATATTGTGCCTTCTATATACGTCATGGACTTGATGTATGGTAACTCCTACTTCATCAGCAATTTGTTGGGCTGTCATTTTCCCTCTTAGGTTTTTAACCTTTTCTGTCTGTTCTTCTGTAATTGGTTTTGCTGGCATAAATACCGATCCTTTCTTAATTCAATCATAGTTCCACTCTCCTTTTATTCCTTTTCTCCAAATTCTCTGATTGCTACTACCTCTAAAATTTAAACTGACATCTCTTTTATCCAACTCAAATTGTCCGTCTATTAGAACATTGCAATCGCTTAATAATAATTTCTTATCTTCATCCTGTTGAATTTCTTCAAACAAAAATCCCGAATAACACCAGATATTGTTATTCGGGATATGAATCTTTTGAATCATTTCATGGACTTCTCTGGCGGAGTACATAGGATCTCCACCAGATAAAACAAGTCCCGAAAGAAATGATCTTTTATCAATTTCTGTATTAATTTGTTTAATTAAGTCATCATCAAGAGGCTTTCCATTCTTAAAATCCCATGTATCTTTTGAATGACACCCCTTACAATGGTGTTTGCAACCACTGATAAATATAGTACAAACAACACCTTCAGCATCTGCTATTGATTCATAATTGATACCAGATATGTATAACATTATTTATCTCCAAAATCTGTATAGGCTGAATGTTTCACTCTTTCTTCAACTTCGGCTTGCTTTCCATCATTAAAATTACGATAGTCTGTTGTAAGATATCCAGTTACACGTCTAAGTTGCTGAATATTTTGACTACCACATTCAGGACACTCATTATTAAATTCTCCTTGATAGCCGCAATCCAAACAACTGTCAATTGGGAAATTGAATGCTAAGTACGGAATGTCTAATTCTTTAAATGCATAATCAATAATATCCTCAATTGCTTTTGTATTGTGTACAAAAGTAGATTCAAGTTCTACATATGTAATGCATCCTGCTGTAGCGTATTTTGTAAATGGTGCTTCAATTCTTAACTTGTCATAGATTGATACTTTCTGCCATACAGGTACGTGACAACTATTTGTAAGATACTCATGACTTGTTACGTTTTCAATAACTCCATACTGATCTCTTAAAGCTTTTAACGCTGTGCGACAAAGGCCCTCGGCTGGGGTAAAATACAGTCCAAAATTTAAGTCATTTCGTTCACTTGCTTCTTGTGTAAACTCATACATCCTTTTAATTACACTTAAAGCAAATTCATGAACTTTTTCATCCTCTGAATGATCTTTTCCAAAAAGTGCCTGACACATTTCTGCCATTCCAATTAACCCAACAGCTAAAGAATTGTGTTTAACTGATTCTTCCACAGTATCTTTACAATCTTTTGCTCCTTGCATTGTATTATTCTGATACATGAATGGAGCTGCGTTAGGAGACTGTCTTTTAATGATGTCGTATCTTTCAAGCAATCCTTTTTCACATAAATTCAAAGCTTCTTCTAATCCACTCCAAAAACCATCTAAATCAGGTTCTGTTCTTTTACCAAGACAGATACCATATTCAATTCCTAGCTTTGGAAGAATAATCGTATTAGGAACATTGTTCCCTCTTCCTTGTCTGATGTAGCCTAATCCATGTCGATCATACCCAACTAGCGTGCGACAACCCATCGTGCTAAAATACGTATCTGGATTGTCTGGATCTTCATGAGCTTGACTCCAATCTCCATTACACCAGTTTGGATAAATTCTTTTAGACATAGATTTTAATGCTAACTGTTTTAAATCATAATTAGGATCTTCTGGATTTGCATTTGTTCCAGATTTATATTGGAAAATACTAATAGGAAAAATACTTGTTAAATGGAATTTTCCAATTCCCTCAATACTTGCTTCCATCATCCATTTAGTAACAAGTCTTCCTTCAGGTGAAGTATCTCTTCCAAGATTGATAGATGTAAAAGGAACTTGAGAGCCCTGTCTTGATTCGAGCGTATTTAAATTATGATAAAGAGCCTGGGCTGCTTGAGCTCCTTCTTTTTCCAACATCGCAAGTGCATATTCGTATACTCCTTTATGACTTTTTGCTTCTTCATCCTCAATAGATAGCTCTTTTGGAACACTGTTGATATATTTTTCATCTGCATGTACAATCCATTTGAGACCATCTTTATAATGCTTTGCGAAACTCATTCTTACTAAAGGAGCTAAATCATAATCTAAATGAATAGTCCCTACTCCTCCGTACTGTATCTGCGATTGGCATTGGAACGCAACAGCAATAAGTTGACAACCGCTACTAAAAGAAGCTGGGGGTCTTACATCACCATTTCTCGTTTTGAACCCATTTTTAAAGATTTCATTAAAATTAAGATTTAGACAGTTATGTTGTCCATAAATTGTTTTTTCCAAGTCGTGTTGATACACCAACATTTCTTTGTGAGCATTGGCCACTTCTTCGCTCAAGCCTCCAAAGTCAAGAGCGATAATTTTACCAATGTCTGCAGATGCTTCTTTTTCTCTACCTGAAAAACTATGCTCATCTACATTTGCATTTGCGTTTTGTACATTATCAGCTTCAACTCTACTCAGATAATTTTTAATAATCTTACTCTTCTTGTTTCTAATTCTACTTCTATCGTTGCGATAAATAATATAGGCCTTAGCAACATCCTTTCTGTCGCTTTCCATAAGTTTTTCTTCAACAAGATCCTGAATGGTTTCAACTGATAAAATCTCACCCTGTGTCATTACAAATGCTGCAATACCCTCTGCGATTTTCTTAGTATCAACTGTAATCTGTTTATCTACATCCATAAAAGCTTTAAGAATAGCCTGTACAATTTTTTCTTCTCTAAAGGATACTAATCTTCCATCTCTCTTAACTACCTGCACTGTTTATTCCTCCTCATCAAAATCTTCTACGTTTTTAAGTTCTTCTAAAATTTCATCTACTCTCCCTTTAGATCCTTTAATATCCTTGTCAATAATTCCATGCCATTCATCAAAGATCTGTTTCATTTCTTTAAGATTTTGTTCAGATTCTTTATGTAATTTTTTCTTCAACTTCCGAGTATCTCTTTTAATCTCATGTAGCTTTTTCAGTTTAGAACCCAATCTTTTAACACTCTCACCTAAAGAAGCAGCCTTTTCTTTAACATCTGCAATCTCAGTAGGTCTTCTATAATCAAAATAATCAAATTTTACAAACATTGGAATCACCATTGTCTGTTCAAAATTTTTCAATATGTAAGAATCCAGATCTTCTTTTTTCGTTGTAACCATTGGAAGAGGCTGAGTGAGAATCAGCCTCTCAATACACTCTTTTGTAATACATCTCTCTGTTTCATCCATAGCTTCTGTCATAGATGATCCATAACAAAATATATTCAAATCTGGAACTTCTACTAAAATATTCCCACTCTTATTTTCTTTAAGAACGGCACGATATTCTACTATGTATTCCATTAGCCTTCCTCACATTCTTTCTCGTAAATATAACGAACAGCATCAACAGTTTCTTCAAGATTATCATTGTCTAACATGTAATCTGCTAACATATCCGCATACTGAAACTCTACAGGGTCTTTTGAATCTCTTAAAAGAATCTCTTGTGGTGATCTATTGTCCTTTTCCATGCGTCGTTTTCTTTCTTCTCTAGGACAAGTCAATCTGACTACAATGATTTTTTTATCTCCCTTATAAGTTTCTTTAAGCATTTTAATACCTTCACAGTCGCATACATATGTATCATACTCTTCTACCTGCTCTTTAGTTGCACAGTAGAAATTACCTCTATATTTGTTCGCTGCAACTTTATTTTTCAATAACATAAACTCTCCCAAAGAAACAAATGTATGTCCTTCTTCATCTTCCTTTCTTTTAGGTCGAGTTGTATAACTTGGTAATTCTTTCATACCATATTTCTGTTTTAGTCTGTTGGCAATTGTTGTTTTACCTGTTCCACTTTCTCCAAGTAAAACTAATAATACTTTACTCATTAAAAACCTCCTATAGTTTTAATAACTGATAAAATTAAAGCCAATGTTAGCCAAAACACACAGCCAACAGTAGTTAATAAATCTCCCTTTTCTTTTATGCTCTCGTCTTTCAATTTTTTGCTTTTATGCTGTAAGTAAAACCCTGATCCAATTAAAAGCACCCAGATCAGAATTCCAACAATGTTAATTCCTATAAAAATACTTTTCAAGATTTCTCTCCTTTCTTACTTTTAACTTCTTCTATCAATGTGTCTAATTGACGAATGTATTTGCGATTACCTGTTACTCTCCTGTGACTCTCTAATGTCCTTAAATTCCTGCTTCTTGGTAATCGCTTCTTCTCTACATTCTTTTTAATGCTCAAAGCGACCCTGAAACTCCTACAATGTGTATGTAATGCAAAGTTGTCTGGATTGTATAAAATCCATTCATCTTTGTCTTTATGTGCCTTTTTAATCTTGAGCACTTGATCACTTCTTTCTTACAAAATAAATCGAAGGATTGCCAACAACACTCCGACTATAAGTATAAATTTAATTGAAAATGTAACAGTTGGTGCAATCAATGTAAGTACCCACAACATTCCTGCTGCTAATATAGAATAGATTGCAAACCAGATTAATATCCAAATGATTCCTAAAACTAGAGCCATAGCACAGCCTATATGGATATCATTTCTTTCATGATTGTCCATAAGGCCTCCTATTTATCTGTACTACCAAAACCGCCTTCTCTAGTTCCTTCAGCTTCATCGTCTTCTGTTGTAAAATACTTCTGGAAAATAAACTGACAAATACCATCTCCCGGATTAATACTCATAGGCTTGTCTCCTTCATTTCTGATCTTTACAAAGATATGACCCTCATTGCCTTCATTATCAGCATAGTCGCTGTCAACGATACCAACTGTGTTAGCTAATCTTGCATAATACTTAAATCCTAATCCACTTCTTGGATAAGCTCCTAAGAAAATATCCTGAGGCATATATGCCTTAAGCAATGTAGGTAATTTAATTTCCTGTCCAGGTTCTAAGCAGAAACCAATTGGACTATAGCAATCATATCCTGCAGATCCTTTTGTAGCTCTCTTAGGGAGTTCTACAGTCATTGCAGCTAATTCCTCATCTGGTACTTTAAATCCTTCTGCTGAGAAGAACTCTTTTAATGATTTTACTTTTTCATCTTTTCCTACGTAACTAAACTTAATTCCTTTGCTCACTTTGTTGTCTCCTTTTTCTATGTAATCTACTAATTCTTTGAAATATGGCACATTGTCTAACATCCACTGACAGAAGATTCTCCACTCATCTAATTTATGATTTCTCCTTGCGAAGTAGATGTTGATTAAATTTTCGTATGTAAATGTATAATTTCGTGTTTGATTATAACTTGATGGAAGCAACTGAATCATCTGCCACCAACATTCTTTTTTGGTTAATACTCTTGGATGTCCATTCTGTTCAAAGTAATCTTTACGCTGCTCGTCCGTATAATTAAATAAAACTCGCCATTCGTTTAACAATTTAATAGTATGTTCGATATTACACAAAATTGGATTGAAATATAAATGCTCACAACTAAAATCATCTAATGTAAATTCTTTCGCTTGGATTTTATGCATTGTGCTACATGAATTACATACTGTACCAACCTTGTATGTATCTAGTTCTTTATAAAAATACAAGGGTGCTGTAATTCTTACTCCCACCTGCATCATTCGGAGATACTTTCTATGATCGCTACCTGCCTTTGCTAATTTCCCCATTAAAGCAAAATCTTTGTCTCCTAAAGTCATCCCCCCAATAGGACTGAAAGATCTGCATCTATCTCCGCCATTTGAGGGGCAGTCTTGACACGCATTAGTGTCTGTACATTTAAAACTATCGCTTAATTTATGACTGTCCATAGGGTTACGCATACCTTCTATAATAAAATCCATTTGCTCTGGACTTGGAAACACTGGATGTTCAATCTTAATCATTTACACAACCCTCCAGACTTCTAATTTTTCTCTGAAGTTTTGCAATGATTCTGCCACACTGAGTACCTCTACTCTTTAAAAGTTCTACTCTGCTTTTTAGTAATGTGATTTTTGTTTCTGTTGTCATGTTTCTTCTCCTTTTCTTTGTAAATTAAAAAAGAACCCGATGTATTAACACCGAGTTCTAATTTGCTTAAATATTTAATTATTTCATATCTTCCTTATGTAGATTTACATATGAGTAAACAAGATCATATATTTCTCTACGAGAAAGCATATTTCCATATTTTTTAATATAGTTATTAAATGTTTTTTGTACTTCTTTATATGAGACATCATATACTAGAGCAATACAAAATGGATCATACATAAGAACTTCTTCAGGGATAATTCATACAATCACCTCTCTAAAATGAAAATTTATTAGCAGCTTTATAGGCCAACAGCTTTACTAAATGAGTTCTCTTTACAGAAATACTATTCTTGCTTACTGCATACCTAAGGGCATTGTTTTGTGCAACCATATAACATTTATCAATAGCTCTTGTCATTGCTGTGTATACCCATTCTCTTGAAAGCTGTATAAATGATCCAAAGTCTAATCCAACAATTACTTTCTTACACTGAGATCCCTGTGCTTTATGACAAGTGATTGCATACCCTAATTCTAAATCTTTCCAATTTTTCTTTGGAAGAATCATAATCCCCGGAATATCCTGAAAATCAACAGCAATTGTATTAGCATCTATATCAATGTTTTTAACAACTCCTATGTTTCCATTAAAGATTCCTACAGTAAATTTATTCTTTGCATAATAATCATTCTGCACATTGATTATCTTATCTCCCTCACGAAGCATCCAAGCTTTAGAACTCTTTTGTACAAACACTTCCTTCTTTTCAGGACTATCTGGATTGTACAGTGATTGTAAAGCTGCATTTAAATTGTCTACACCCGACTCGTTTTTATACGATGGAGCAATTACCATAAGATCCATAATGTCTGTTCCATCTTCAAGTTCGGATGAAGCATGTTGCATTACCTTATAAAACGTATTACTTTTATCTGAGAAGCAATCTAAAACCAAGTCATTAAGTTTACCTCTAACCTCAGTTCCAATCCAATCTTTTTCGATAAGTTGAATACCCTCTCTGGCTTTTATGCTCTCTGTAATAATTCCTGAATTAGCAGCCTGTCTGTGGATCTGGCTTAATTCAATAGAAACAATTTCCTTTGATGCAATTAAATCAGCCGCTATGTTCATGCAACCAATACATTCAAGCTGTCCTGTGTCTCCTAACATGATTAACTTTGATCCTGTTTTAATCGCTTTTACAAGCCTGTTAAACAATTCTCCGTCTACCATTGACACTTCATCAAGAATGATAATATCTCTTGGTAATTTATTATCTTCATGAAAAACAAAACCACCGTGATCACGATCTCCTTTAGGAAATCCTAACAAACGGTGGATTGTATATCCTTCTTCATGTGTAATTTCAGCCATTCTTGCTGCAGCTCGTCCACTTAAGGCCGTTTGTGCATATGAATAACCCTGTAAAACAGCGATCATAGCATCTACAATTGATGATTTACCAGTACCAGCTTTACCTGTGATAACAACTACTTGATTCTCTAAGACTGCTTTAATACCTTTAATCTGTTGTTCATTGTACTCCCAACCTTGATCAATTTCCTTTTGCTTAATGATGTCTTTCCAATTAGAATACTTGAAATCGTTTTCTCCATCTCTTATCCTAATTAGGTTCTCAGCAACGCTCATTTCTAGATCGTAGATCCTTTTTAGTCCTACAAACCTACGATTGTCACTAAACCATAGTTGATCATTTACATAATCTAAACCACCTTTTAGGGCCTCATCTGAAATATCATCTCCAAAAAACTCTATCATTGTATCAATAAAATTGATTGGCTTTTGAGTTTTTGAGACAATACCATTCTCTATCTCTGTATTAGCATCCGCAGGAATATATGAATATCCCTCATTCGCTCTCTCTTGAAGATAATATAATATGTAAGTACCAATTCTTTCTGGTGAATCAGGCTTTAAGCCACCTTTCATAGCAATCTCATCACACTTATGCCATCCAACACCATTGACCTCAATAAGCTTATATGGTTTATTTTGAATAATCTCAACTGCAATATCAGATGATTTATAATGATTTACAATTCTTCTTAATAACGCTTCTGTCAAACCATATTCACTAAGCTCTTTCATTGCATTTGACAATGGCATATATGTTTTGAACTTATCAATCCAAGCAACTGCTGTCTTCATACCACAATTTTTAACTTTGACCAATGAAGATATATCACCATCTTTCAATGTCATGTATGGATCATCTAATGCCTCATACATTTCTTTTACCTGAAGTTTTGTAAAGATAATATCTAAAAATTCTTTTTGACCTTCTTTACTTTCAATTCCATTTGGTAAATATAAATTGATCGAATTAACTTGATACTGCTTTCCATATTTCTTATTTTCTACTTCAGTAGCTGAAATTTCATAGTCGGCATCTTCCATTAAATATGGCATGATACCGACTACTGTAAATGTTTTATATATTGGATGAATTTCAACCTCACCATCAATCTCTTTTACAAGATCAAAGGAAGCAATTGTAAAATAAGAATCATTGTTTCTATGTATAGTTTTAACTGCCTTTCCTATACATCTCATGCTTCTCTCATCCTTTCTGTCATTACCTCTACTCCTTTCTCTCCGATGTTTGTAATTAATGATGTAGTATGTTTGAAGATTGTGTCTCCATAGTTATAGCATCTGAACATATCGCCATTGCGATACCCCGTAACCATTATCATTTGACCTCTCTTGAACCAAGACTCTTCCATTGAGGTCTTCTTGTTATAATGTAGGAAAGCTCCTTTAGTATATTTCACATTTACAACTCCCTCAGGGGTCAATAATGTAACCGTATGTCGATCCTTATTCTTGTCTAAAACAGTTCCCCAGATCTTACTAATGAAATACTTAGGAAACTCTTTGACTTCTTGAATCTCTTGTCCATTCTCAACCCTCTTAACCTTTCTTTTATACGTAGATGCAACTACTGGTTCTTCTGAAAGATTAAAGAAATTGACAATATTAAATTCATCTCTGTTAAGGTCTGCCAATTCATGTTCATGTACATAAACACACAGTGATTCCATTTCCATATGAGATGTGGTTCCTGTAACCACTTTCTTGGCTTCATCTTTCACAAGAGCTTTATTATACTTAAGTAATGTATTCGGGTTAGCCAGATATTCTCTAAGAGGCTCTAATTTCTTTTCAGTTTCTTTATTAAATTTCTTTTTGTAAATCAAATAATGTTCATCTTTAACGTCATAGATGGAATCTTCTGTGTAGTGATTTATGAAAAATTGCATTGCTCTATCATCTAGTTCAATGATTTCATCATGATAGCCACACTTCAACATTTTCCTTGACGGATCAATATATTTCTTTACAACCTTCAATTCTTTTACATACTGTGAGAAATTGTATACTTGAATTCCATCTAAAACTTCATCTGGAATAAGATTAAGCTCTGGATACATAAATTGTAATTCCTGCATACGATTCAATTGTGATTTAGTCAGACTTGAGATTAGATTACATTTACATAATCTTACGATCGTATAAAGTAAATCTACTCTATTTTCATCAAATTCATCAAAACAACCTGCTTTAATCAACTGAATTACCTGACCTGTTTTGACTAGCTTTGTGGCAACCATTCTTTCATAAAAATCTTCAAATGAAGCAAATGGCCTTGCTTGTCTTATAATTTCTACTACATCATCACCGATTCCTGAAATACTCTTTAATGCAAATAAGATTGCATTGTTCTCTTCATCGGCTTTAAATCCTAATTCCGCTTTGTTAATCAGTGGAGCTTGAATTTTAATACCTCTCTTCTGCATTTGTGCTATAGACGTTGCTACTTTTCCGTAATCTGTGGACTGCTTAGATCCTTTGGATTCTTCATCAGCTCCTGCATTTACGGTTAAGCAAGCTGTATTCCAATAAATAATTGGATAATGGTATGCAAGATTTAACTCCTGCAATCCTATAGCACTGTATGGATAGGTATGATTCTTAGAAAAGGAATACCCAAGCTGTTTCCCTACGACTTCTTTCCAAACGTAGTTCAACAGATTATCTGAAGCATGGTTTTCTTTTCCTCTCTCAAAAAATTGCTCTTTCATTGCTTGCTGTAAAGCTGGTTTCTTTTTCAGATTGTTATTAACTAGCAGCTTTTTATCTGCTACTCTGGAGGTCACCCTCATTTTCATCAGTTGGTCATTTCCAACTCAGCTTGGCGTACATTTTTACCCTCGTCACACGTTAGGCACAAATGTGGATAAGACTATATCATATCGTAATGGACACTCTTGAAGAGATTATATTCTATTAATATAGTTTCACTCTCTACGCTCTACGGTGCTATATAATGTTAAATATATAGTTACCTCGGTATTAACTAACAAGTTTTATTTATTTAAATAATTTTTCTTTTTTTCTAATTAAACATGTATCCATTTGATCATACATATAATCACGAAGTCTGATTACATCATCTTGACATCCGTATGTAAGCAATGACACCTTTGCATCTTTTTGATCAACAACTTTATTTAATGGCAGTCCTAATTGATTGTATAGATAATTTTTTATACTCTCACAAAAATCATGGCTACTATAAAAAACTATTTTCTTAAGTGAATTATTTTTACTGTCAAAAGTTACAGAACCATTTCCATCAAAATAACCCAATAAAAAAGCACCCATATAGCTATCATCTATACTAGGGAGCTTCGTTAAGTTATCACTTTTTTGTGGAATCATTCCGTATTTAAGCAAATCTGATGCCATCTCAGATGAATGTAAAACTAATTTTGATGTTTCATGAGGTTTTCCATCTTTTTTTTGGAACCCACTATGATTAATATAAGTTTTTACATTTAAATTAGATTGTACATCATTTCTAAATTTTTCAACTAAATATTTATCATCCGACATAAGTTCCAAAGTTATTCTCCAACAATTCCCTCTATCTTCAAGGTGCTGTAAGTTTCCATCAGCAAGTAATAAACCTAACCAATAAGCTTTTTGTTTAGAATTTATTTCTTTAAAATAACTATGGTTTAATACCACTTGCTTTCCATTCCTTCGTGTTATACCTTCCTCTCTAAGGATATAATTAATTTGATCAGTTGTGTAATTAGGATAATAATTATCATGTATTTCTTGAATTGTTAAGTTTTTCATATAAAGATCAAAAATCGGTTTGTAGTCATTGATCTGTATTCCTTTTTTGGGTGGATTGCTTGGAAGATTATGATTATTCAAATATCTTTTAATGGTTGAATAATGTTTCCCCAGCGCATTAGCAACTTCTTTGCAAGGAGCTCCAGCTAAAGCCATTTCTCTTATTTTCTCTTCTTCTTGTTTTGTCATATTTCTCCTTTTATAAGTAACTTGTTAGTCTCCACCGATTTTGCCCATTCATAATCTTGCATGTTTCCATACAAGACGCCAAAAATTTAGCAATACTTTTCCTCAGCTTATTGCTATCAGCAACACTAAAATCAGCAATCTCTTTATCCATACTGATTTCCATTACAATTTCCTGAGTATCACCTACACCATAATTGGATTTGAGGTATTTCTCTAAAATTTCAATTTCATGATCAGTCAAATGATACTTCGTTTTCATCAAGTCATACCATTGGCCAATATCATTTTTAAATCTAATATAAGTATCAATCGGCTGTTCAGCTCCCTCTTCTGTTACCATAAGTCTCATAATAGAGTTTGCTGCAGCCAATTCTTCTAAGCTATGAGGTTGGATACGCCTTGCAGCCTGCAATCCTGTCTGTGTATTAAACTGGAACAGATCCACAACTTTGTTTTCTGCTACCCAATCCCACATTTCTCTAGTTTCATAATCAAGAACGTCTGGATGAAGATATTTATCATATGTTTCTCTTAATGATCCTTGCCATTCCATATACCCTGCATCAATGAGCTGTTCCATTGTCAGGCGGATCTTGTCAAGCGCCTCTATCGTTAAAAAATCCATTTTCAACCCACCACATTCATCTGAATCAGCCATATTAAACTGAGTTGTTAACACTCCATTTGGGGCTTTCATTCGAGCATTATGAGCAATAAAATCTTCATTAAAGACATACACTGCAGAAGCATGAATAGATCTTCCACAAATTAGTCCTTCAATTCCCATTGCAATGTCAAGTAATTGATCATGACTTCTCATTTCATTCTCAAACCCCGGCACTGCTTCTCGTTCTTTTTCTTCGTTTCCGTATATACAATCATGTAAACTCCATGTAGCACCTCTTGTTACTGGCACCATTCCAGCCAAATAACTAGAAGTATCTGGATCAATTCCTAAAGCTCTACATGAAGTTAAAATAGCCGATTTGCTACCTTCTGTTTTGAATGTACAACAATTTAATACTCTTCTTTCTCCTTTTCGATCTTTTACGGCAGAGATAATTTGTTCTCTACGATTCTTTTGTGAGTCAATATCAACGTCCGATAACTCTGCTTTCTCATGGGAAATATGTCTCCAATGAGGCAATCCCCAATCTAAAGGATTCATCTGTATTAAATCAATTAAATACATTGTATACATACCAGTAACTGATCCTCTGGCTACTCCTACTAAGCTATCTCCCTCTTCCCACATGATATTGATTAGTTCTAAGGTTGATATATAATAGGAAGAAATACTTGACTTAATCTTCTCTGTAACTAATGCCATCTCTTGTAATTCAATAGCTATTCGTTCCACTTTTTGCTCTTCGGTAAAGTCATTCCTGCGAACTTTTGCATGAATTTCTTTCTTCTGATATCCCTTTTCAATTAAGTACAACAGATATCTGTCATAGATGTTGCTGCTATTTGCGTATTCCTGCAGTGTTGTAAATCTCTGATAATATTTTTCAAAATAATTTTCTATTTCAAATTTTGGTACTTCTGCTTCAGGGACGATCGTAGAACAACTTAATGAATACTCTTTAATCTTGTTCCCAATGATCGCTGTATTGTTGATAGCTTCTGTTACAGTTTCTTTGTCAAAGTACTTCATGTAATCGTACATTTCTGGAATTTCCATTAAATATGTAGTCTGATAGAAATCATCTACTTCTCTTTCTTCCTCTTTACTTTGCAAATACGCTTTATGAATCATCTGAGAATTCTTAGATAAATAATGTGAATCGGTTGTTATGATACACTTAACACCATAAACTTCTGATAATTTAAGTAACCACTTGTTAACCTTTTCCTGTTCTTCAGATGCTCCTGGTTGCATTTCAAAGAAGAAATCTTCACCAAACAAATCAATGTTCCATCGAACGAAATCATCAATTTTACATTTGGCTTCATATAATTCCAATTCGTTTTGAGCTTCTTCCATCTGCATAATTAAAGTAGGAAGCTCTCCGCCTAAGCAAGCTGTCGATGCAATCAAATGACCCGGTTCCTCTCTTATGATCTTCTCAAGGTCTGATTTCTCAGTTGGAACTCTTGTCATTTTTCCTGTTTGAAAAGACCTGTCCCATGCATTTGAACTCAATTCTCTAAGCTGTCTATGACCAATTTCATCCTTTGCTAAAAGAATGTAATGATAAAACAACTTTCCATTTCCAGCTTTAAAATTTTCCTTTATGTAATCTGCGGTTCCATTGACTAGATAGATTTCATTCCCAAGAATCAATTTAAAATCCTTGGGAATGTTACCTTTCTTTTTCTCATCACGAACATAAATCATTGCCTGAATATGACCACTTAATGTTTCATGATCAGTGATTGCAATTCCTTTCATGCCCAATTTAACCGCTCTTTTGATTAACATAGGAATCTTATTGATACAATCAATTAACCTGATATTTGAATACTCAGTATGATTGTGTAATGAATAAAATTCTAAATCTGCCATGTTATCTCCTAGAAAATAAACTTTCTATTTGAACTAATATCTTGCTTCTCTTCATACCGAGCATTAACCTTAAACGTCTTCTGAGTAGGCGTCCATAAAGAATAATAAGGGCACATACCTTTCAATGTCGGATCAGCGTTCGGTGTATGACCTGCAAAATCACACCAGTAACATAATGGAGTTGCATTTGGAGCAAAATCATTATCTTTTGTGATCTGTTCCTCATGTTCAAGAAGGTTTCTCAATTTCTTAAGTCCTCTCTTGAAATAGCCTTTTGTACACACACCATCTTCTTCTGTTACTTGTTGATCAATACAAATAAAGTCATACTCGTGAGCAACTGGAATCTTACCAAACAATGCATAACAGGCCAGATCATATATAAACATCTGTAATGGAGTCTTCAATTTGTCTTCTGAAAACACCTTCTTGGATGTCTTATAATCAATAACTTTTAGATTCCCGTCTGCATCCTGATCCACTCTATCAATGAATCCATGTAAAACGATTTTCCCATCAAAACTAAAAAAGAATGGCTGTTCCGTACAAATCGGATGCCATTCTTCTGATTCCATTCTACTTGGCAATACCTGTGTCTCAAACAAGTATGCCTTTTCAGGATAGTTCCTTCCAGTTGCATTGTCTCCCTCGTAGAAGTCCATTAAATATTTACCTGCAAGATCCTTAACTCCAAGGAGTTCTTCATTTGGAACCCCATCATTAAGCATCTCTCTAAGCTTTCTATAATCAACTTCTTCCCCAGAGAGAATCATATTTCCTTTTTCTTCTAAAACTCTATGTAATAAACTACCAAATTCCAAAGGAATTGTTGAACTTTTTGAATAGTTTTTGTCTACGTATTTCAGTTTATACCTTCTGTTACACTGGTGTAATACATCAAGTTTGGAATAACTAAACTGTGGTAGCCCAGACTCTTTTGCCTCATCTTTGGTCATATTCACTACAGAGTCTTTGATCAATTCAATTAAATCATTTTGGACTATCATTGTTTACTTCCTCTTCTACTTCTAATCTTTCTGCATCAAACCAATCTCCACAAGGTCTCCCTGTACTGTCGATACCTTCAATGTAATACCGATTCGGGCACTTGTCATAATAATGTGCAGCAGCAGTCACAATACCGCAATAACCAGTAACTGTATCTACTACTTTTGTACCATAATCAAGAAATGCTAATCTTCTCATGGTTACTCCTTTCTCTCTTTTGGTTTTACTTCAATCTTATCGTCTAAGAGCTTTTCAAAGATTTCTTTCCCTCTATCAGAAGGACTATCTTTTTCTTGAAGTAAATTCTGTCGATCCATAATCAGGTAAACTGACATATATGGATTTAGTTTCTCAGCAAGCTTGCACAATTTTTCATAGTACAGCAATGCTCTTTTGCTTTTGTGATCGATATATTCCTTATCAAAAGCAATATAACATCGATCAACACCTAAGCTTTTTATAATCTTACATTGATGATCTGTCAGATTTGATCCACATACCGCCAATGCATAATTATAATCTGGATACATTGTTTCAATTTGCAACACAGACTTTTCACTTTCAACCAAAAACAATCTTCCAGATCGGACAATTGCGTCTTTGTTTTGATACAACCCATATAATGTATCTCCCAAATTATGCTTCAAAGTCTTTCCTTCCACTGTAATTGGCATATATTTTCGTCCAGCTGCTAATTCTTCTTCATTTAAGTTTCTTCCTCTGATACCTATTAGATTTCCACAAATATCTCTATGAGGAATGATTATTTTATTCTCTTTGCCCCAATAGCTAATTTCAAATTTCTTCATGGATTCTGGACTAATATTGTCTTTAATCCATAATTCATGAGGTCTGTAACAAAACATTTCAAGTATATTCTCACTGATTGCTCCTGGATTTCTAAATTTCTTTTCTTTCTGAGTAAACTTAGATAACCAACCCCAATCATCTATTTTCTGTTCCTTGAATTGTTCCAACTCATCATTCTCAAACAATAATAAATTAGATATATTTGCTACGTATCTCACTGCTTGAGGAAAAGATATTGTAATACCTACACTTCTTTTGCTTCTAATTACCAGTTCATAAATGTCAAATGAGTCACCACAATCTGTGTAACAATGAAACATTCGAGAATCTGGATAATAATACAGCTTAAATTTACTTCCATGATGACATATTGTCTGAGCAATTAAATTTCCTTTATCATCTAAGATTGGTTCTTCCGATCCTAAATCCCTTAGGATTGCTCTAATATCATCAAGAGTTAAGCTCTCCTTGATCAAATCCTTATCTAAGCTCTGCATGTTAAACACCTCCTAAAAGAAAAACTGCTTAATAGCTTCATCGTGTTCTTCTTCATTTAATGGAATGTCGTCATGCTCTACTGAGTTATCTTCAAGAATCTGTTCTACATTTTCAATTGTTATTTGTTCGACTGGTATAAGCTCATTGTCATTGTTTGTTACAAACAGATCATATGATCTACATGTACCTAGATCTGCATGAAGCCACAATCGAACTCGTGAAATCTTTCCTCTTCTTACCTTATATATATGGTAAATTAAGTTTGGATTCATCGTTACGCCTCTGTCTTCTAAGATCGGTTCTACTGCTTTGAGTTCCTCTCTTGTCGGAGGCATTGATATAATACCTATATCTATCTTATCTGCTATACTTTTTGCCACGTTAATCCCATATTTCTATGAGCGCTGACTATCTCTTACTTACGTTTCCGTAAGAACCCTGTTTGGGAAAGCGTATCAATAGCTCTCCTACTCCCATTGCTGGGTTAGTCGATACATCGCTGCTACCTGAACGTCCATTTAGACGCTCAGATGCCATGACACGGGATTATCTTCATCTTTACATGGTAAGACTTCCCCGTTAGCATTATTAAAATACCCCGCTGATAAACGGATAAGGAGTTACAGGCACTTCCGTACCTCGCAAGAGAGTCTCGTCTTTATCTCTTGCATTTTTATACTCTCCATTAAGCTGTGTACTTGAATCAATATGTACTCCTAACTTATTGCAGAGTTCTTTTAGCTTTATAGCAAACATATATAAAATCTGATGTTCTTGTAATTTCATTCCCTTTGACATACTGGCAATTTGCATAATCAACTTTACTGATGTATGAATGTAGTCAAAGCTCACATACAGCACACCTTTTTCTTTTTTATATCTCTTGATTAGATTCTCAATATCATTAATATCAAAATCATCAATGTGTTCAATATATAAAGGGGCGCTCTCAATAAACTGAATAGCTTTATCTACACGTTCTTCTTCATCTCCTGAATATTTACCATCCAAGATTTTAGATTCGTTTACACCACTTACAAAAGCTATGATCATACTCTGGATCTCATCTGCCTCTAATTCTGTTGAGATAAACAAAGCTGGCTCTGAGAAACCTGTAAATTTCCATTCGCACTCGAAAGTATCATAAAACCATGGTACAGAATACGTACAAACATCTCCAACAGCCATTCTTGTTTTACCTGAAGCTGTTCCACCCGATCTCAAATAAAACTTTTTTAATCGAGCTCCTCTAGCAATTGTGTTCATTGTTGGACTTTGTAATGAAATACCGAACTCTGGCTCTTGTTTCCATTTTTCTTTCAATTCTTTCAGTCCAGATCCAGCTAACTGTCCCTGTTCTGATTGAACTGTATTAAAATGTAACTTAGGCTTTGTAACCATTTCCAGCTCAACAAGCTCGATAATCTCATCTACTGTATATTCATCTAATTTCCTTGTCTCTCTCTCCTGATCCTCAGGATTCAACTTTGTTGGATCATAAATGAATTTAATATCAGTTCCCTTATAGTCGTAATATCTCAATAATGTGAACTTCTTAAGAGTCTTGTAGTTGTACTCAAAGTTCTCAAGAACAGCTATTTTCTTAGCGTTCTCTATGTAATCCACACCATTATTCATCGAAAAGATCTTATACTGAGCATCATAAGACGATAGATAAGAATCAATTGCAAATGCATCAATCACTGGTACATTTTGCTTATGTAAAACTTTAATCGTATTCAAAATATACACATAAAAGTCTTCGTCAACATCTATTTCTTCTATATAATAGGTATCTAACAGGTCTGGTTTATTTAATAAGCAGCCTAACACCTGTACAATGGCTCGCTTATTAATTAATCCTACCAATCGTAACCACCTCCAGTTCTTTCTATACTTTCTTCTTCCACTATCTTAGGTGGTGCTATTCTCACTTTTTTATGAGTGTATAACTCATTTACATTTGATATGGAAGCATTGTGGGACTGTACTTCGCCGAGATTCTTAAAGTATTCCTGAGCCTGATCATAGACATAGGGAACTATTCCCAAACCTTGATTAGTGATCGGATTCTCTTTAATCTCATAGAAAAACTTTATCGATTGTTCCAATCCAACATAAGTAAAATAGGGATAATCTCTCATAAGATTTTTGATCTGTGTATATGTCTTAGCGTTTGCTTTTTCACCAAACAGCTCTTCAATATAACTGATCAAGGATCTTTTTTGCTTGCTTTCTTCTTCTGTCAAACAATCTCCCAAGACCGTAGACTTAGGATTAATTTTCTTAGTCTTTTTACTCTTAGCTGCTTTCTTCTCAGAATTGCTTTTTACAGCCATTTTCATCATTGAATTAAAGCACTGGACATGGGCGAGACGATTCTTATAAGGAACCGTCTCATCTCCTTTTTCTATCCAGTTAGAGCAAATAACACATTTCCTTTTACTCAAGCTATTTGCCTCCAAACTAAAAAAGCGTAGCCTAAGCTACACCTAACTTCTGTTTCTGTTCTTCTAATTTAGCCAGTAAGATTTCTAATGATTCATACTGTCTCTCTGTCGCTTCCTGTACTGAATTTCCTTCACCTAGACAATCAGCAATTAATTCCTGTAGACGTTCTTGATGACCCGCCTCACAGAAATTCATTCCTAAAGCAACTACATCTTCTTTTAATTTATCAAAAGGAATCTTATCAATTGTTTTATTCTGTGTCTGAACTTCATATGATACACTTTCGAATCCTTCAGCTTCTTCCTGAGCTTCAATCGCATCTTGAATAGCTTTGCTTAGATTTTTAGCCGTGAAGTCTTCAATATAAGGTACAATGTAATCAAATCTGCTTCTTGCAAAGTAAGCATCTGTCTCTGCAAAGTAAGCAGAAGAATGAACAACTTTACCATGTTCATCTACTCCATTGGAGTTTAAGAAAGCGATAATATCACAGTTATCCATGATTGGTGTGATAGATCTCTTGTCTCCTTTAGGAATAATCTTTCCATCTTTATTTTCAGATGCATGAGCAATGAATACTACTGTGTAACCAGAAGATACAATTGAGTTTACTGCTTTCCAGTACTCAGTTTCATAGTACTGCCAAAGTCCATATCCACCATTTCCTTCTCCAATGCTTGGAGAGTTGTGTTTATTACAGATGTAAGTCTGACAGAACTGAGCTGATGCATAAACTTCATCTATAATAATGGTTGAGTATAATTCTTTTGCTTTATCAATTGTTGTTGGGTTTGTCAGCTGATTAATAACATTCAAGAAATCTGCCCATGTATGAATATTTGCATAAGGTACCCCATTCTGAGCATTCAATCCAGATTCACACGCCAGTACAAATGGTTTGTCCATCCTAACTGACTGATATGTTTTACCGGTTGAGTTGCCACCATAAAGCATAATAATTTTTCCTTCTAAACCATGAGCTACCTGACTTACCTGTGGATTAAAAATATCTAAAATCTGCATTTACTTATCCTCCTATTGACTAAAATCCAAAGTTTCTATGTCCAGCGGCTGCACTAGCACCAATTGTTGTTCCACCAACAGTCTTATTGCCACCTGCTTTATTGCTTTCCATTGCACGTTTCTTTTTGGATTCAAGGACAAGATCATATTCAGCAATTGCTCTCTGGATTGTTTCCAACTCATACTGCTGTTCCATTGTTCCCGCATGTGTTAAGATAAGCTCATTAACATTCTTTGTCTGAGTTTTTGTTACAGCTCCTCCAATCTGATATTCAACTGTAGTTTTCTTTTCTTCTTTTGTATTACCAATATTCCCAACAATATGGGCACTCTGACATCCTGGCTGAGTAAACAGCTGCTTACAAGCCATTGCATATTCCTGAGGTACCACAATATCTAATGGCTCAATTCCATTGTTGTAAATAGGTAATAACGTATGTAAAATTGCTCTTCCTGTTGGAACCTGAGTTTCTTTATCAAACTCATCATCAACACTCTGAACGAAACACTCAACTTCAAATGTGCTACGTGGATCTTTTAGTTCTGAGATAATTGAAACAAATCCAGTTTTGTATCCTACTTTATGAGTTTTTGCACCCATCTGGTTAAAAGATGTCCATGGATTTACCTGTCCATTAACTCTTACTTTTGTAGCTTCCTCTTCTCCAACTTCAGCAATAGAGTGAGCTCTTTCCATAAATGCAACCAGATTTTCATAAGATTTACTTGGCTTACCTGCTTTTGTTGTAGCTTTTGCAGTAATATTGTAAGTAGTATAATTGATATCATCTGTCTTAATTGTGATGTATCCTTCTACTTTATTCCCTCCATCTTTCTCATCTTTCACAATTTCAAGTTTGATTTCAGATAGAATTCCTTCTGTGTAAGCTTTTGCTGTTGCCTGACTTAAAAAGATTGTTGTTTGTTCCATTAATTTTTTCTCCTTGTTTCTTAAATAGTTTTTAGTTATGAATCATTGAGTACAAATTATTTGATTCGCATTCTGGGCAGCACATATCAAATAATTGAATACCTGCATAATTACGATACTTTTTATGAGCTTCTCCAGCTCTAAAGATATGACCACATTTTTTGCACTGCCATTTCTTTTTGTATCGATAATTTACACTTGGTTTAATTACTCTTGTGCTATCCATCATTGTTCCAATCCCCGATTGGTTACCATTAAGAATTTCCTTCTGCTTAGTCTCCAATTGGGACTGAACCTCTTGCTTTGTTCCTTTTCATTTCTTTTGTCTCCTTTCTTTAAAATAAATTTTTATATAACAAAAGCAGCCATGAACAATTCATGACTGCTTGTTGTTGCCTTATCCTTCTATGCATATATGAGTATTTTACTACCCCCATAAAACACTAGGCTGTGCCTACGATATTCAGCTTCAATTAATGTGGGAAGTCTGCTCGACTATTCTAAAATTCCACTAAAAATAATCTTACCACTATGTAATTTTAATGTTATAGTATAATCAAAACGCCCATTTCCTTCTTTAAAAATCATATCTGTTATTGCGGGCAATTGGATTGACATATCTTTTCCGCCTCTTGAATCAAATATACTTACAATGTTCTCTTCTATATTAATAGTTGGATAATAATAATCCTGTTCAACTAGAACACTATCATCCTCACTTTTATATTTAACTTTGACCAATTCGCTTTCAGATAAAACTTCATTATATAATCGTTTTATTTGTGCAGCTAATTTAAAATCTGTGCTAACATTTCCAGCGACAATGTAGTCCCCCTCTTCTGTTACCACTCTGATGTTTATTTTTGCTTCTTTCATATCGTAGCACCTCCTATCGAACGTATGTTCTTTTTATATATTACCATGTTCCATTCATATTGTGAAGCATTTGCATAAAAAAAGGAAGTGGTAATATTTACCACTTCCAAGTTAATCAACATATTCTTTGTATTTATTTAACAACACTGCCTTTCTTCGAGTCTGATACGAGTATTGTGTCATAATCCTCACACCAATTTCTGAATTAAGTATCGCATCCAAGTTGATATGATATTGTTCTGCCGCAGCTCTAAAAGAATTGATCAATCCTGTTCGCCTTAATAATGCAAATGAATACTGAGTGCCTAGCTCTTCATTGATTCGCTTCATTCTTTGATCAACCCATTTCTTTCGATCATCTCCTTTGCTTGTAACTCTTTTCTTAATAAGATGATCATCTTGTATAAACATTTCTCCATTACATTCAACACATTCTATAGCCTCTTTCATCCATAAAATTGTTTCCTTTGGTAAATCAATAACCACTCTTTTGTTTGGATCAATTTTTTGTTTATACACAGCAACCTGATTATTTTCATAGTCCATATCATAGCTCATTATTCCTAAAAGCTCACTCATACCTGTCCCACCTATCCCATAATAAGGACATGCCAAGATAACTTTATCTATTGGATTATCCAACTTGCGAATCTGGCTTAAAATCTCTTCTTCGCTTTGTATTTTATCTTCACACATAAGATAGTAAGGAATTTGAATCTTTATATCCTTTGGATTGAATTTCATACTTGCGTTTAGATATTTAAAATAGCACTCCAACAAGCCTTTTAGACCATTGATTTCTAATGAATTTTTAGGACTTAAAATATTAAGCATACTGTTGATTTTATTTATATCAAACTCTGCAATAGACATCTGGTAATGTTCTTCGTATAATTTAACCATATCTAAAAAGAATGTTACATCATTAATTGTGTATCCATTCTCTCCCATCTGATCAATAAAAGTCTTATTCTCCATAGGAATCCCCTTTCTTTGCATAACTATTTTTCCAAACAGTATTTTTATGATCCATTTGAAGAATGATGCTTTCCATTTCATTCTGATCTTCTAGCTTTACTACATTTAATATTACTGGAAAATCCTTTTCTTCGCTGATTCCCTTAAATGCCATGAAAGTATGGTATCCATCTATTATTTCATAGGTTCCGGCAATTACCAAATCACCATTTTCTATTTTGATGTCATTCTTAATTGTGCCTATGGTGATTGGAACACTCCAATATGTTCCCTTTAGTATCATATTCCTGATTTCATCTATGCTACGTTTGCTTCCATAACCTAAAGACCCTGATCTACCATCATGAGATATCAATGTTTGTTTTATAACATCTGTTTCTTTTATCAGTCCATTATGAGTCAACATATTTAATTCTTTAATAGAAGATCTGATTGTGTAATACTTTTGAGGCACAACCTCTAATATTCTATTCTTTTCTACATGGTGAGAAATCTTTATTGTTTTTGAACTTAAATCAATAGTCGCTTCTTTTAGATCAATAGTCTTAAAAAAGTTATGTCTTTCTTTATTAAAAGCTATGAATCCCCAACAAATTGCATAATATTCATATAATGTTATTTCATTTAGCTTAACCTGACCTGATACAATTTGTGACAATCTAACCAAGTCTATATCAAAATTACTAACTATTTTTCTTAAATACTTTGTCAGCCCAACCCTGTATTCAAGAAGCTTTTTCAAATTTTCTACAATTGTTTCATTATTGGTCTCTGTAATAATCATGTTCCACCAACTTTCTATATATCTTTTCTTATCTTACCATATAATTTATAATGATTCTATGAAATCTGGCAAATACATGCTTCTTTTATTTTGTCTAAAAGCCTTTTATCGTCTATGTGGCCTATCAAATTATCTTCTGTAAGCCTGCTTTTATCAATAGGCATAATCTGTTCACCAAGAGCCATAGAATCCAATCGTAATCCAAAGCTCTTATAAATAACTACATGTGTGTCCAAATTCATTTTCTTTGTTACAGATGTAAAAGGCACCACGGTAACGACTGGACTATTAAAGTTGTTTTTGTTATTACTGATGACCAATACTGGTCGCTTTCCTTTTTGTACGTGTTTTTCATAACTCTTTAATTCAACACAATAAATATCTCCCCTCATGCACATAAAGCACTCCTCCTTATTAAAAAAGGACATCTCCTATCATATCTGATGCTTCTCTCTTGCTCTCTTCAACACAAGCTGCATATCGCTTTGTTGTGTTAATATTTTCATGAGCTATCATCTGAGAAGCTAAATAAATGTCCCCTGTCTTTTGATAAATCATAGTTGCAAATGTACTTCTTAATTTATGTGGAGTGATTTTTTTATCTAAATTTGCTGTATATTTCTTTATCATTCTTCTTATGCCTGTTGCTCCCAACCTGTTTAAAGAAGTGTTAAGAAATAACGCTTTTTCTTCTTTATCTTTTTCTGTTAAAAACTTTTCTCTATCTTCGAGCCAAATCTGTATATATTCTATCAACTGGTCAGACAAAAAATGTATTATTTCTTTCTCACCTTTGTCTATAACAATTAGTTTTTTATCGTGAAAGTCAATGTCTTCGACATCAATCTCAGACAAGGCTTCTACCCTTATCCCGGTTGATAAGAATAAAAAGTAAATGGCTAAATCTCTATTCCGCCATTTCTTTTGTTTGGCTTTTGCTTTATGAGATCCTGCTCCAGTACGAATTGTGTGCTCAACCATCTTAATTTCTGTTTCTGTTAAGTATACAACAGGATTAAGTCCTTTATTCTTAGGTGGCCTAATACTTTTAGTTGGATCTCTTTCTATAATTCCCCTTTCTTTCATAAATCCAAAGAATGTTTTTAAAGCAGAAAGCTTCGTTGCCCTACTAGACACCGAAGCTTTCTTACCATTTATATAAGTGATTGAATCCATATATTTGTCAATATCACTATCTGTTATATCGTTTGGATCTATGCTCAAATCAGGAGAAAAATACTTTAAGAAATTTACACAATAACCAATGTAACTTCTTTTCGTAGTTGCCTGCATTCCATTTGCTGTCATTCTATAATAGAACTGGTTCAAATAGTCTGGCAAATCCTTAAGTTTTTCTCTGGTCTTTGCTTCAATTTCTTGTTCGTGTCCTTCCCTATTGCTCACTTAATCGTCTCCTTTCTATGGCATCATCCCATGCCCTGCATCAAAGATGATATACAATCCAAACAGTGTAAACACCATCATAAATCCTACAGGGCCAAATATTAATGCTAATAAACTAAACACCCAAGCCAGCTTATACGCATTTTTTTGTTGGTAGTTCATATGGCCATACCTAACACCTAAGTATAGCCAGCACAAACAAGGGAACGTACAGACTATAACAATTCCTTTAATAAAAGCCCATATATATTCTCCAATATGCTCTTCCATATATTTGCGGTCTTCTTCTTTTTCTCTTTCTTCTCTGGCAATGTCTTCCTGTATTTCTGCCCACATCTCAGGTGTTCTATTGTCTACACCAAACCAGATACACTCAATCCCCTTTCTTCTTAAATCTTTTGCTGCCTCGTGTTTCCAATAGTCACTATTGTGAGCATCTTCCGTGTTCTCCCAATAACGACCATACTGATAAAAACCCATTCTTCACATCTCCCCTTTCTAATACCCCATGGACTTTTTAAATTCAATGATACGCACACTAACAAGAGATCTACTGACATTTAACTTCTTGGCAACCTCTTCTCGCCCGTATCCTTCATAAGTCAATTGGATCATCTTTTTAATTTTATCGGGTAATTTACTTATCTTTTCTTTCCAATAAATTTCTTCTGTTACCGTATCTGCGATATTATCGCTTGCTTGTAATGTATCTAATATGGTTATTTCCTTCTTCTTACAATCTTCAAGTGGTGTATATAGTGACATTGCTCCATCATTGGCTTTTCGAACATCATAGTTGTTACAGCGAAAATAATGTTCAATTGCTTGTTTAATTTTCCAAGTAAAATATGTAGTAAACTTGCCTTTTGAAGGATCATATCCTAAAGCAGCTTTACATATTGCTTCATGTCCTAACCCTTGAAAGACCTCCCAAGAGCACACTCTAGTATAACTTCTTCTATATAGGAACCTAATCAACTTGTAGTTATCTTCAATCAACTTCCTCTGTTCATCATTTAACTTTTTCATTAGCTCATCTCTCCTAAAACATACTTATCACTTGCGAATCCTGCAGCTCCTTTGTGTCCGCCACCACCGTACTTAATAGCGATCTCACTTACGTCCACATCATCATTCGCAGCTCTCAAGCTATAGCTCCATCTCTTGCTTCCACCATTATAAGCAAATCCAATATAGATATCATACTTATCATCAACTGACTCGAAGAAATCTGAATTAATCAATCCATGATTCACAGCGAAACACTTATATCCCTCAAACTCTACAGCGAATCCCTTTGAACTGATATATTCTTCTGCCTGTTTCTGTTTGTACTTATAAAGAAGTCGTCCTTGCTCAATAAGAACATAAGGATCTTTTATAAGCTCGAACCATTCGCCAAATTGCCAAGGCTCATATTCCAACATTTCAAATGCTGTATGAAAGTATTTAGTTTTCTCTCTATAATTGAATGTCCATGTATCCCAGTCAGCTACTAATAAAAGAGCAAGGGGCATATCTTCATCCCAATCTTCATCTTCTTTTGGCTGTAACCCTTGTACCCTTTCCATTCCATCGAAGAGAGCATTATTATTGAAATACCACCATGTCAATGAAGCCCCTGATATTCCAGGCCCTGTCATTCTTATCCCTGGAATATAGCTTTCAAAATCCTTATATTTTTCAATAGTCGTTTTATGATGATCAATCCAAACTACATTTTTTGTAATTTTTAAGAGTTCTTTCATATCTTCCGGTTCAATGCTAAAATCAACAATAAACACTCTTTCATCTCTTTTAATTTTGTCTAATGGAAACTCCATGCCATAATTAATCTTAATAAAATTCTCTGGGTTTTCATCTTCCTCTCCTAAACAAGCATAATGCCATACTAAATAGCCCGCACACTTCCCATCTAAATCTAAATGATAAAAACACTTCATTCAATCACTCCTCTCTAACCAAAAAATCTATATTCATCTTTGTTTTCTTTTGGTGCCATAAAAATACGTTTAACCTGCTGTTCTGAATAATTTTCCTCAATAATTTTAGTAATTTCTCTAGCAACCTCAGACTTGGCCTCATCTGGCATTTTATGTGGTGTATAAGTATCATAAAATTTGACTTCATTACCTTCAAAATTAAACATAATTAATTTTTCCTCAGGATCTACGTAATTGTCTGTGAAATTTAATCTCATTTCTCCAATGTCTCTATCATTGTATAATTTAGAAATAGTCAAAGGAATATGCAAATCCATATCATATCCTGAACCGTCATATAGTTCATTTTCTGGTACACTTCCTTCTAATATTTTCCCATTTTCAAATTCAACAACGATATCTATATATTCGGTACTATACATTCTTAAAATATTAAGATCCTCAATCGCCTCTTTAAAGCTTGACCCAGTATTTAGCTCAAATGCAATTGCTCTAAGACAATCATAATTCAATTTCATTCGTAGACTAAAGGCAATTACATTTTCAATTTCTCCATAGTACTGTTCTTCAAGTTTGTCTTCCATATATGCTTGAATCTCATCTACTGTAGGGTAAGCAAATCTAAAATGATAATGAAATCTTCCTGGTCTATTTAATAAGAAGGAACTTAGCTCATCAATCTTATTACAAGTAATAACAAATAGCTTTTTGCCTGCACTCATCCCATCAAACAATGACAGCATTTCTGCCTGACAATTATATTTGTTTTCATCAAAAGTCTTGTCGTATTCATCAAACAATACCATTACAGTCTGTTCAATATCGTCTAAGAAATTTGCAATTCCTGGAATATACTCGTCTACTAAGATAACTGGCACTCCACTTTCTTTCGCTTTGATTCCTAACATCTTAGAGAACAATGACTTACCAATTCCTTTGTCACCACTTAAGATCACTCCTAAATTACGTTTCATCTTATCTAATGCATTTAGAACCTTATCTACTTTTTCTAAATGTTGACCATAAACTTTTGTTTCTGTCATTTCTAAGTCATGTGTTTCAACCAATGAAAAACCTTCCTGATCATTAAAAGCTACCCTATATGTTTTTGCTGGCAACTGCTCATATGTTGTAATTGCGTTATTGTAAAATTTGTATTTTCTTCCTGATTCTACTACTCTCATTATGTAATCTCCTTTTCTTTTAAACAGAATACTCATCAGTGTGGTATCTTCCTTTATTTTGTTTATGATCTTAGTAATTAGAAAACCGGCGATTGGAATGTTTCCTGTGGTAGATTCCAATCGCCGGTTTTCTAATTACTTTGTGGTTAATACTGCCTTGTATCCTAAATCTGATACTCGATTAGTTTCTTTATGTATTTACTTAATCTTGTTATATAACTCTCTAAACTTCATGAAATCTTTTGCGTCTCCACCATTGTCAGGATGTGCTGATTTCATTGCATATTTAACTGCTTCTTTAACTTCAGGCGATTCCTTATACTTCTGAACATGTGCAACATTTTCTGTTCTAAGTGCTGTAATATCGCTCCTTAAAACATTTACATGAATTTGTAATTTATGATTTTCTCGTCTTAATATGGATATTTCATACTCTGCATATCTAAGTTTGTTTTTGCATCTGTTAAATTCTTCCACAAGATCTCTGTTTTCACTTATCTCATCGTCCATTTTGATACCATGAAGGCCCCATCCTAAGAAAAATCCCATACCAAGCACTGCTATTGAATATATGGCTTCCAATAAACTCATACAATTATCCTCTTACAATAAAATTTATTTTATAAAAACTTTTGATCCACTGAACATTGGTACAACGCCAAATTCATCGTCATCAAGCCATTTTAACTCAGATTTATCTGCAAACCACAGGTCAGGCACAAAATATTCTAATTTGCTAGCGGGATAATCTTTATTATTATATCTTCGCAATTCTGTGCTCTGATATATTAGATTCTGAATAATTGGCTTCAGTAGTTCTAAGTCCACTTTCGATTCTGGATACTCTTCTCTACTTTGAAAATGATAATATAACAAATTACAAACTGCATATATATCGTTATAAAAATCGTTATCACCAACAGTTACTACCAAGTATTTTTCACTTTTATAATCTTTACTTTCATTCATATTTCATTACTCTCCTAGCTCAATGCCTAATAACTCTTTAGCTTTTTCAATTGCCGCTTGTTGAGCCTCATAGTTTGTATATTCTCCGATATCTGTTACATTTTCATTAAACATAAATTTAACAAGGTCTTCTACTGTGTTAATTCTTGATTTATATTCTTTAATTCTATTCTGAATTTCTTCTTTATAAGCTTTTTCAGCGTCACTCTTTGATTTGTAGATATCATCTTCTTTTACATAACCGCTTAACATTGCATAATTACTTCTAATATATACAAGTTTTGCACTTTTGCCTTTGTCATGCGTTATAGTTTCAAATCTCTTAATTTCACCGTTAATGATGCCTTCACACCACCCCCGCTGTATCCCCCATACATAATCTCCAACTTTAAAATCACTCATCTTAACATTATCCTTTCTAACTCCAAGCCCATAGAATTAGCTCAATTAAGAATACTACATGTAACATAACCCATAAGAAAAATGTCCTATAATATTTAGTCCAATCCCAATAGGATGAATCATCACAACCAGTAATTATGAACCAAACCCAGATAGCTACATATAATGTTGCACAGAATGCGAGTGAAAATACTTTAATTGTTAATTTAGTATTTTCCATTCGTCAACTCCTGATAAAATGGGACACTCATAAGTTCTGCTCGCAGCTCATCATACATTTTATGTAATCTTGGATTCACTAAACTCATCCATTTCTTGCGATCATCTTTTGCCATAGCTTCTCTTACCATAGTTGCACTGATTGGCAAGTCCTGTCTATTTACAATCAGCTCTGCCGTATTAGCTAAGTCTTTCTTGTCAAACCAACCACTTCGACTTTCATCGTTCCCATAAATCATAATTTCGGGGTTCTTGTAGATATAACGATCTACATTGTTTAACAAATATTTACCCCATTCAGGACAAATATCGTTTTCGTTTGTCATATCAGCTAATCCGTAGATCATTATCTCTGGTCGATCTCCATAGATTTCCTTTAAGATCTTTGTCCTTGTATTAATGTTGAACGGATTTCTTTCTGTCCCACATTCCTGTGCTGATCCAATTAAAATTAATAAGCGATCGCATAATAAAAGACCGGTATCAACCAGCCTCTCATGTCCTTTATGAAATGTCTGAAATCTTCCACAAACAAGTCCTGTATCATATGGTTTCATTATTGCTCACTCCTTTTCTTTTTTGCTTCTCTCCAATAAGCCTCATCTAATCTTTCCATGTTGTCATCCTCAAATTCTGGAACAAAGATTCGATGTCCACAAATTTTACAAACACCATAGTTTTCTGTGTAAGTAACTTCTATCCCCTTTATTACTTCAGTTGTTTCTTTAGAAAAAGTCTCATAAGGCACTCTTTCACGACAATGAGAACATAATAATTTTTCTTCCATTATTCATCATCTCCTTCACCAAACATAATGCTTAATCCCTTAAGCATCCCATCAAGTTTCTTGTCAATAGCTCTGATTCTCTTATAGTTATAAATTAACATGTATGGGATTCCAATAATCACACACAAAGCTGCGATCAAACCAAGAATCCATAATATGTAAAACATTATTTCCATCTTATCTTTCCTTTCTAAGTTCTGTTCTCACTTCATACCACCAAACAGATACTTCAATTTGTTTTCTTTCTTCCTCAGTCACTCCCTGATCCTTAAGGGAATTGTCTGCAATTTGTTTTAATTCCCAATCGCTAATATCAGGATCTGCATAATTTGGTAACTGCCAGTGATCTTCTTCTAAACACATCTTAATAAGATCATCTACCATAAGCTCCAATTCTTTTTCAGTTTTTCCCTGTGTATTACATAGGAAATACGGAATATAGGCTATGTATGGAATTTCTTTAGGTGTCTTATCGTGAAATACAATCACTGGATACTTCATATTGAACTTATCTAATTTCTTATTTTCCACAATTACTCTCCTTTCTCTAAAGGAATAACTTTACCATCTTCATACTTACAATATTGGCCATCTTTACTGATATATGGACACATATAACCTACATGTCCTCCTACATACCTGTAGTAAACAATCTTTGTTTGAGTATCATATTTTAACTCTCCATTAATGTCTTCCATTGTAAATGTCTTATTGATTCCATTTTCGTCATAATACGATGAGCCATCGTCACACCCTGCTAACATACATCCCATAATTGTCGCCATACAACAAACTAACAATTTCTTTTTCATCGGTCACACTCCTCACATTTTTCTGGACTTGTTTCATTCCATGCTCTTATCGCTTTCATATTTGCCCTATTAATACTTCCTGGATCGGGAATTGTTTTAAAATTGTTCCCATTAGTTGATAAATCGTAATGCCTATTTACTGTTACAGAAAAGTCACATTTTGGGCAATTGATTTTAACTTCATATATTCCTCTCAACCCACATAATTTATGTGTTTCATAATTAAAATCTGGACTATAAGACCATTTAACTTGTGGCTTTCCACCACATCTGCATTTATGCAATCTTGGATATGTCCATGGTGATTCTTTATGTGTTAGTAAATAATGATTTGTTTTGTAAATAATTACATACACTATCACAATCGAAAATATGATCAATACAGTTATCATTTCCTAACCACCTCTTCTAAAAAATCTCATCCAATGCTTCTTCAATAACTTCTTTGATATTCTCTTCTGTTAAGTCATAATCATACATCATATCATCCATCGGAAGATGACTTTGTATACACGTAAACAAATACTCTGCAAGCCCTTCTGTGTCATAACCTTTTACAACAGCATCCTTTTGCAAAGGCTGTTTCATGCCGTTCCTAATATGATGCCCAAGCTTATGAGCTGTAATAATAATTTTGTTTCCTTTAGGGATTACCTCTTTTCGTCCAAAAATTGTTTCAACTTCTGTTTCTCTTTGTGATACTAATATTTCTCCGATTTTATATGTACTCATTCATCCACCTCACAATCAACATCAAATAGATATTTCATGATGCGTTTTGCTCCAATATAATCAACGGCATTTTTAACAATATCTTCGGAAGTGAAATAAATATCATTGATATTTTGCACAACATAACTAGATGACCTTGTCAAAGCTTCGTCTCCAACATCATATCTAATAGTATAATGTAGATTTATACCATCCCATTTTTCTTTATCAAGATCATTGTGTTCGTCAGCAAATCTTTGAAGCTCGATCTTAATTTGCTGTTTTTCTCTTGTAAATGTAGCTTCTTCTTTAGTTCTGAAGCAATTCCCCATAGAATATCTTCCCTGGTCTACGCGATCATTTACCCATTCACAATTATGAATTCGTCCATCAGTACTGATAAACCAATACCATTCTCCATATTCGGGTTTCCAAATTCTACCCTCACAATTTTCACGACTTGCTTTCTCAGCAAGTCTTGCAAACACATCTCTTTCTTCTTTAGATAATCTACTTAAATCTATTTTTAAGTTTATTTCTCCGTTCATTACATTCAACTCCTCTTTATATTTTTAAAAGTCTAAATCGTCCAATCATTACAATGAATCATTCTTGGAGTGCTAAAATCTATTATTTCTTCTATTCCATAAGAATCTCTAAAACTAAAATCGGGAAATTTTTCTTTCGCAATTTTAATAGCTTCTGTTTTATCATGGGCTAGAACAATAACAGTTTTACCCCAATGAGATGGTGAATTAAGTATATAAATTTTACAATTTCCACTCATATATATCTCTCCTTTTTATTCAATTACTACAAATGTTTTCTCTTTGTGGCCATGGTTCTCGGCAGGTTTTTAAATTCATTTCTTCACTTATCTATTACCTCCCTTCGTAGTTCCAATATCTAATCCAACTCATAGCTTCTTCCATATAAGCTGGATTCAGATCCTGCCATCTACTACCACACTCAAACTCAGCTTTAAGATCATTCCAAAGATTAGCAAAATACATTCTGCTTTTCTCTTTATATAAATCAGAGTGGGCACCACCTAACAGTGAACCCACTCTATCTTTAACTGCTCTATGTACTTTATTTTGCTGAGTTGTTGAAAGAGTCATGTTTGAAATACTCTTGTCAAATGCCTTTGTTTGCTTTTCTAAAGCATCTTTGAACTCAACCATCTGTTGAACATATGTAACCTTAAAATCACCAAACTCTGCTAAAAGTTGGTTAACACTTTGATCCGCTGCAACTTCATAATGACCCGTCTTTCTTAATGTAGGAAGCACTTCTGAAGTTACCCATCTCTTGAATTCTCTCGCTTTCTCTAACTTGCTTCCAAAGATCAATGCATACATACCTGACTCGTTGATAAGCCAGCCACCACGTTGTCCTAAACTCGATAACGTCTTGTTATTGAGTTTATCATCGTCATCAACATGATCTGCCAATGCTTTACTTGGATTCGTATAACCCAAACATTGTGCCACATCCTTACCAACGAACCACGGCTCACCATCAATAACAACTGTTCTCACTTCTCCAAAATCAGCATTGCCAAATACCATTTGCTGTAATTGATCCGATGTACTTTCTTTTTTAACTAACTCTGCCATATGTAAATCTCCTTTCCAAAACAAAAAACAGACACCGCAATAGTGTCTGCTTAACTCTTATTTTGATATTGATTTTAGCTTATTCCATGTACAATAGATCAACATCTATGGTTCCATCAGCATTATGTGATGTTCCAATTACATCAATTAAATCTAAAATAATTGCTGGTTTATTGGAAACATTTACTCCTTTCGCATCGTAAAATCTAACTTCTTTTGCTTCCTTGTACATATTTGTTTTCTTAAATTCATTAACTGTCATATCTTAAACTCCTTTTTATACTTTGATATTAATTATACCATAATTAATATATGTAAAAAACACTTTTATCTACTCTTAGATCCAGCAATAAACAACAACAGCAGATAATAAGTTCTGATTCCCAACTTCTCTTCTGCTAATATTCTCACTGCTTCATCCACATCTACAATCTGTACTGTCAAGTCTTCATTTGCTTCTAACTTGCTCAAATCTATCTCGCCACTTGCAACCCCATAGACAGTACTAACACATTCATCTGTCATGCCAGCACTTGAAAAGCATGGTCTATTTAACCCAGCCATATCATCACATGGCTTAAAATCTAAACCAGTTTCCTCTTTCATTTCTCTAATTGCAGCTTCTACAACTGTCTCTCCTTCATCTACAAGACCTGCAGGGAGTTCATATATGTAATCATTTACTGGATATCTAAACTGTCTAATCAACACCAGTTTGTCTCTTTCCTCACCATAATAGGCATACATTAGCACTGCGTCTGCTTTAGGCTCTCCTACTTTAGCTACCAACTCTTCTTCGTTATGTCTGCTAGCTACATAATATGGATGCTCATTTCCATTCTTATCAACCACAGTATAGTCATACAGATTTAAAAACTTGTTATTTGTCTGCTTTTTAATTTCTTTAACTCTACTCATATGTAAATTTTCCTTTCTTATGGCCTAAGGTACCGAAACGGTACTTTAGAAAAAGATGAGGTACGCATCTGATACCTCATCTTATGAATTCTCCTTTCAGTTTCTTATAAGCTTCCCACACTGCATCTCCTCTTCTAAAATTATACCCATTATCTGTTGCAACCTCTGTTCCACATTCTTTGCAACGACCAACTTTAAAAGAGAAATGAACTATAGTTCCATGGAAATTCTCTTCCACTACTTCATCACGAATGCTATAGTCAACAAGTTTTCCACATTCTTGACAATAGGCACGTTCATGTAACTTACTCGTTTTGATCACTCTCCTGACTTCTACCAATCTCATGCTCTAAAACTTCTTTACACTCTTTCAAATAATCTTCGAATTCCTTTCCCGTAAAGAATCTGAACATATCATTAAAAGTCTCATGTCCATTCTCTTGATCTCTGTAAATTGAAAACAATTCAATTGCTGTTCCACTTACTTCAAAGTCTTGATCATCCATAAGATCTGCTAAAATAGTATCAGGATCTCTAAAGCTATGATCAATTTCCCCTTTTATCTGTTTCTCTAAAAATTTTACATTTAACTCAATTACTTTATCTAAAAGCTCTCTTACGCTCATAAATTCTCCTCTCTAATTATTGCACTGTTCTCTTGTCTCTGGCTTAATCTCAATTTCAATCATTTCCATTCTTTCTCGCTCCTTTACTCATAACACTCTTCTGGAATTCCATTGATATAACATCCGCAACTTTCAGCACCAAATTCTACTTCTTTAGGGTCGAAAACAATTCCGTCCATCATATACGTCTTAATGTTTCCCGGATATACATTATATTTCCTTCCAACAGACTCTAAGAAATCATCAATCTGATAAACATCCTCTCTATCCATTAGCCCTGAAATTGGAAATTCCTCCGCATAGTGTTTTCCATTGATTTCTACCACATCTTTCCATGTAAACTTCTGTTCTTCAAATTCCTTTATGGTATTCCATGCTTTTTCAACATTTAGACAACTATCATAAAACCCACAGAATATCATACACTCGCACATATCCTCTGCATGACACATTGAGTCATCATAATCTATTGTTGATGGCTGCAAGGTTAAGTCTCCATTTCGTCTTTTATAAATCAAATGATAATATTTTTTATATTCTAATTTCTTCATAACCTCACCTCTACTTTTCTGGTATGTAAAAAACCGTATTCTGATCTGGAATACGGTTCTTATATTCATCTACAAATTTAAGTAACACCTCATTCGCTTTTTCATATGAACTAAAATCCCCTAAGGTTACATTTTCTTCTCCTAAAAGATCCATGTTGATAAAAAACCAATCTCCAGAATGAGATACATACAAGCATTTCATCATCTGTATATTATAGACTTCAGATTTCTTCTGGTTTACAATTAACATACTTCTACTTCCTTTCTTTACTTCCTTATTTAAAACTACAATGGGGACAGTGGGACTCGAACCCACATAAATATAAGTGTTATTTTATTACAATAGGGAGGTACAAAATGTTTATATTTAATATGAAAATTTTAGTTTTAAGTTCTTTATGGAAGAATATAGTTTTGCTTTACCTATTAAGCTATGTCCCCAAAATGCCAGCTCTTACGAGCCGGCTCAATACTAATTCAAGAGATCCTGAATATTGATCATAGATTTACTATCACCAGATACTTTAGGAACCTCTCCGTTCCATTTCTCAATCCACTGCTGAATTAAGATTTTATTTGTCAACTGTTTCTCTAAGATTTTGTTTGCATCTGCTTCTGCTTTAGCATTAACTACCTTAGTCTCAGCATCTTTCTTAGCCTTAAGACGATTCTGCTCTGCTGTTTCTACACGTTTCTTGGCAACTGCCTCATCAGCGATCGCTTTTTCAATCTCACTACCTGCGTTCATGTCTTTGATAGTCAGCTGCACAAGCTCAACACCCTCATCTTTAAGCATATTCTGTAAATCTTTTGTAGCTAAAGCATAAATCTCATTTTTCTTAGCACCAAGAGTATCAATCACATTGTACTGAGTAACAACTGTTTCAATACTCTTCTGAGCATAGTTGCTAATGATATTCTGCTTTAAGTTGTCAAGTGTTGTGTATCTCTTGTATACCTTAAAGGCGTCTTTCTGATTAACACGGAACTTGACATTCACTTCAGCTCTGACAAACTGTGCATCTTTAGTCTGCACATTTACGTTTTTGATTGTTCTCTCTTCTACAGTGGTTGGAATAAGAAATACCTTATCAATTGGACTTTTGAATGTAATTCCTTCGTTTAATGTCTTGCTGCTAGTTCCACTGAACGCTGACCAACGGATTCCTACATTATTAGATGGTACATATACAACACACAATGTAAGTACAAAAATCACAATAGGAACTAAAGCCCATAAAGCACCTTTCTTGGATTCCTTTGATTCCTCTTTATTGGAATCAAAACACCCAACAACAATTAACACAATGGTTGCAACAATTAACAACACTCTAAAAAACATTAACATTTCTAAACTTCCTCTACCTTTCTATTCATCTTTGTTCAATGCAATCAATGAATTTCCACATGTAATTCTGTCTGCATCTTCTTCTTTTGATGGAACAAATACAATTACATCCCAACCGTCTTCTACTAAAGGCTGTTCAAATTTTTCATAAACATCAAAATCTGTAACAATCTCATAACCTTCATCAACAGCTTCAACTGTTTCATGGATTGGAGTAATCTTAACAATGCACTTTTCTTTGTCAAAATACTTGTTCATTAAATCAACATCCAAGTTGCTTTCAGATGTAACTGCAAAATTTAATGTATATTTGCGTTTCTTTGGCATTGGAAGATCGTCAATAATAGCTCCAATTTCTTCTAACGACAAAGAACATTCTCTAAACATTTCATTTCGCTGTTCTTCATCTAATGTATTGATAGAAAACTGAAGACCGAAACCATCTTCTCCACCGTATTGGAAACCTGTTGCTATCCATTTGAATAAAAACGCTTTCAAGTTCTGATTTGCTTTTGGCATCATTGTAGAAACAACAGGGTGATATGTATCAAAATGAATATCTCCATCAGGATCAGCCAACATTAGAGCAACCTGTCTTGCAGAAACAATTACATTTGGATTAAATGTAGGTTCACCCATTCTGGCATAATGCACGTTTAATCGTTCTCCATCTTTTACTCCTGATAAAGCGATTCCAGATGTGATTTCAGCCATAAGCTCAGCTAAAGATGCATTTCCTTTAAATCCCAGCTTAGGACAATCACAGAAATTACAATGCATTGGACAACCTTTCTGAGAAGAAACAGTAACAACCAATTTTTCTTTTACATCAACAGGCTTATGTTCTACTTTCTCAATACGTTTGTTATATCCAAGAAAATCTGCTTTAATATTATTTTCCTTTCCATAGTCTCCAACATAAAGATATTCCAATGTTAAATCTGTATCAGAAATAATTTTTCCTGTATGTGTATTTGTAATTGTTCTCATCTTTCTTCCCTCTACCTTTCTACATATGTCCAACTCTCAATGAAATCAATTGCATCTTCAAAATCGTTTGGACTAAGATCTTTATAAGTTCCACATTCAAACTGTTCTCTAAACTGATGCCACAGATTTGCAAAATACAAAGCACCTTTAGCTTTATAGAGTCTTGAGTGAGCTCCACCAAGTAATTCGCTTACTCTTTCCTTTGCTGCTTTCTGAATACGACTCTGCTTTTTAGTATCAATAGTCATATTGTCCATTACTAAATCTAATCTCTCTGTTTGATCTTTAAGCTGTTCAGTTACAGAATCTACAGCATCTTTTAGTTGTATAATCTCTCCTTGCAAACCTAGGTTATTGTGAAGCTTTTCTTTCTGTTCTTCTGTGCCATACATTTCCCTATGTAAAACATCTCTTGCTTCAAGTTGATATCTTTCTAGCTTTTCAACAACATTGGGAATATCCTCTTCCATCTTTTTGGTTAATGTAATTTTAGCTAACCAAAGTGGCACATATGTTTCATGTAAGCAAAATGTTTCTTGTTTACCCCCTGCTGTAAGGAGGCCAAAATTTCGGCCACCTTTGGATAAGACTTTGTCGGCTTGAATTTTCTCTCTTTGTGCCCTTGCTCGTCTTTCATTAAACCCTAGCTGTATACATGTGCTTCTGATTGCCAACCAAACTTCTCCATCCTCATCTTTTACACCTAAAAGCGTATCTCCATAAAACGGGATCTCTTTTGTTTCTACTTCATTCATCTCTACTCCTTTCTCTCTAAAACTAAAATAGCTTTCCAATAAGTACTATTACAAGAAGAAGCTTCTAATTTGTATCCTTTATTAATCAAATTAGAAACTTCTTCTTCAAACTTACTTGGATTTACTTCTTTTACGGTTTTTATAGTGTCACCTTTTATTTCCATCCCTTCTCCTTTCCAACCGTCGCAACTCTGCGACAGTTCATTTCTATATCTGCACGTCTAATCAGACGCTCAGTTCTCTTCACTCTCAACAAACACAAGCTTATCAATTTGCTCTCTGTCACTACCTCTGAAGATAGAAATGTTATTGTCAATAGTCCATTCACCATCAACCTTGACACAACAACTACCTCTCTGGTATTTCACAGGAATCTTATCCCATTCAATTCCCTTATCAGCCAGTAACATTTCTTTAAGCATTTCACAATTAACACCCTGAAGTTCTTTGTGAGAATAAAATGCTTGTCCAACCATCTGAACTGCATTTCTCATAGCATCCTGTTGTCTCCAATAGATTAAGTTTGTGACTTCTTCTTTTGGAATTGAGAACGCTCTAGCATCAAACATAGCTCCACGTTCCTTAGATTTCTCATAGGCCTTAAGTACTTCCATATCTTCGCTTGATATGTCTTCTCCCTTGTTTACCTTAAATCCATAAACAAAAGCACTAAAAGCCTTATTGAACTCCATAGTAGCCATACTCGCTGCAATGCTACACATCTTATCAGTACGGTAGTTAAACCAGCCATCAGAATTTAGCTTCTGATAATCGATAAGAATAAATGTAATTTCATCACTCTGTGTGTAAGCAAACACACAACCCTGAATCTGTCTACACATTTTCATCATTGTGGCTTGCATTGTGTTGCTAAGCACTTCATCAAATGGTTTCTGAAACCCTCTAGTGAATGTATGAAATGCCTTTCCATCTACCCTAATTGCAACTGGTACTCTTCTTGTTAAGTACTGTCTTGAGACACATTCATAAGCTTTCATTCGTTTGTCAAACTCTGTTGCCATTTTCCTTTTTCATCTCCTTTCTAAAAAATCTATATACTAAAAGAGACACCTCATACGAAGTGTCTCTCTCAATATCAATCTTTAACTAACACTTGAATCCCGGAATATCCCCGAAGAACTCTGCAAGAATTTCATTTAGATCTTCTAGATTATTCATTGCTTTCTTTCCGATGTTCTCTTCATTGAACCCTTTTATTTCATCATATTCCTCTCCAGAGAAATCACCCTCTTTTGAGCAGAATCCACAACCACAGCAATCATCTTCATTCTCTTCTCTAGTTCTTACTTGCTTATTGTAAGCTTCCATAAGCTTGTGGTATGTTTCAATTTTCTCTTCCTCGTCTTTATCTTTAATTGTATAAGAACCACCAACTTTAAAAATTACTTTATCTTCTTCAAGATTAAGATATACAATATCTGGAAGCTCAAGTGTAATTCCATCTAAAATTACTTCATCGATACAAGAATTAATAAGCATAATCTTATTGAATGAAAGATCTTTTTCTAACACAATCCCCCAATCTTCATTCGTACACTCATGTATCAGTTTGGGCTCTCTTACAAAATACCTAACATCAGATCCATCTAATTTCTCAAGTCCAGTATCTAATGTTAATTTAGTTCTTACAACTGTTTCTCCTTTAAAAATCGCTTTCATCTGTTTCTCCTTTTCTATGTAAATTAATAGTTACAGATTTAACTCATTGTGAGGTGATATATTTCTCTATTGGTTTATGATCAAACATGATCAGGAGTATGGAGGCACAATGACGCCGCAGCGGAGTGTAATCTCATCAAGTCCTCCCTGGCTTGCCAGTGGAGGAGATGAGATTATGCCTCCTTTCTCCTGATTATGTGAGTGATTCAAACACAATTCATTAAATCAGCAAGTATATCTCTTGCAATTGTAGAACAACTTATCTTTGATGTATTCCTCTATGTATTTATGATTCAAGAAGGAGGATCTTCATGAACTCCTCTCGCAGTTGATGCTGTTAAATCATTACGAAGTGATGTTTAACGTAATCAATGCGGAGGGTTCTGAAGATCCTCCTTCTTCGATGGTTTATGATAAGTATTTCTACAAAGGGTACATCTCCCTTTTGTTGGTTTAAGCACTTAGCTTTTCTGTAATAATTGCATTCTTTTGTCCATACAGAATCTGCATTCTTTCAAAAAATTCTTCAATTACAGTTGCTTCACTTGCATCTTCAATGTCTTCACAACATCCCCAGAGGTTAATATCTGGAGCAACTATCTCTCCCAAATCTTTTAACAATTCTGTAAATCTTGGATCAACAATGAACCATTTATATACTTTAAGATTGAAATCTCCTGCTTCAGCTCTCTCTTCACGAATATCATCTTCATACATATCATCATAGTCAATATACTCAAGCTCTTCATAATCTGATTCATCATAATTTTCTGGACAGTTATAAATATAAAACGAATCTCCAACCGTTCCATTTGCTAACGAATCTCCATAAATAGCTTCTAATTCATTTACTATGATTGTTACATCTGCCTTTATGAGAAACCCAATTACTTTCTTTTTAATAAACTCATCTGCTTCTTTAATAGTTAATTCCTTTACTTCTTCTGGCATATAATTCCCCTCTCTATCTTGGATTGTAATATCTTGCTACGTAATCTTCAATAATTGTAAAAGCCTGCTCATAATTGAAATCTCCGTTAATTAAGTCTTCTCTAATTCGTTTTAGGCTTTCTTTTTGGGATGAAGACATATGTAATTTTTCATAATCAAACATCATAATATGTTTTAATGTAAAATAAATTCCTGAATGGAAAGTTGTTGTTACCAAATCTTTTCTAAATTGTGACTGTTTATACAATAAACAATTAGTATATCGCCAATATCGTTCAGCTTCAAATCTTTCATCCGCTAATAAATTTTTCATTTCCAAGAATGTATTCTGATTTATCCCTATACAATCAAACCCTTGAGAAAAATAATTCAAAATTTCTAACCTTCCAAAAGCAGCCCATCTTTCTTTATACGCTTTTTTATCTCTTTTTGAGAGTGTATATAAAGCATTAAGCTCTTTTCCAAATTTATCGTACATATATTTCCAATTATCTACATTATTGCCACGCATCAATTCTTTTTCAAGCATCTTTACATAACCAATAGTCTCTGCATAATACTGTCTTGTCCAATGGACAGCATTCATAAACTGATATGGAAGCCATCTTCTGTGTATATAAGGATTAAACACATGCCCATCTTCCATGATCTTTCTATACAGGTATGAATTTTCTGCAAACGCTTTCCCTTGATATCCTAAAATATTCTGCATAGCTAATGAAGGATATTTCTTTGTGTCTACTCCTGCTTTTTCTAAACTCTTTTCTACATTCATTTTACATTCTTCCTTTTCTAATAACCTAAAATCCATTTTCTATATATATACAAACTCTTATGTCCACCTTTCCAAAAGAACAACTTATCATCTTTCCAAGTGATCCATCCTTTCATTCCAGCGAGTAACACATAGAGCTCTAACAATGGCTGAATTTCACTTCTTCTCATTCCTGTAAAATCATTTGCCCCAAAATCATTTAATCCTTTTGCTATAAAATTTTGTTTCTTTTGAACAGCAGATCTATCAGGAACTGAGCAATAAAATAATCCATACAGGTATTCAATAACCTCATATGGATTTTCTTTTTCATTTAATTCAGTTGGCAATATAAAATCTAAATCTCCTTCCTTTATTAAGTCATCATACTCAATAACCTCTCCACTACACAATGTCACATCACTTACTACGCTTCCTTGATCAACAACCTTATACTTCTTAAATCTCACTTGTCTTTTGTATAGATCAGTTGTCATTCTAAAAGACATGCAACTATTAATCATTAAGGTATTTCCTTGTGACAGCTCATACAATACTTTAAATAAACTTTTCATGATTTTCCTTTCTACATACTCTACATTGGCGACATGTTTTCTCTATTGGTTTATGATTAATAAGGGCACGCACGCCTGTGGCAGCGGTGAAATTATTGTCGAGGAGACTAATTTCCCGCTGCATAAGGCAGCTGTGCCCTTATTATGTATGATTCAACGTCTCGTATGTTTAGCCCATGTTAGCTTGTTTGTATGCTCACAATAATGCTATGTTCCTTTATTCTTTTATGATTATAAAGCGGTTGAGCTGCAGGGATGACTTGGTCAATGTATTGCCAGTCATCCTGCAGCTTCAACGCGCCTTATATGTAATTCCATTGTCTCACATACAACGTCCATAGTAACTTTCTTATGTTCATGTTAATAACACGTTTCTAAATTCCCTTTATGATGATAAGATCCGGGAAGAAGTGGTGATGGAATGCTGGTTATCAACCATGCATGGAATCACCAGAGCTTCCTAGTGATCTAATTTGACTTATAACATCTCACATAAGTACCTCGTGTTAGGTTTGACTTAAGATAAAGCCGTCAATGAAGACCTGTACAATTCTTTACTGTATCTAAACTGATGATACATTTCATTCATGCTGATATATCCTGCTTCTTCTAAAATGTCTTTATCGCTTCTTGTTTTACCAAGATTTGCACTTACGTTTTTTCCTTTCCCTCTTAATACTCCACATTCATCAGTTACTTTATTTACACCAAGACCACCAACCTTTCTCTTACCAGTATACAAACCTCTGAGTGTATCTTTAATCCACATATCTAATGTCTTAATATCATCTTCGACATTCACAATACTAAAGAAATACTCAGCCCAACCAAACTCATTCGGATTCCTTAAGAAATTCAAATACAGATATTTATTAATTTGTCTGATTGCAACTTTTACGCTACCAATTCCTGCTTTCTTATTTACATATTCTCTAATGTGTTTCTGAAATTCCTTTAAGCTCTTTTCAGAAAAACTTCTCTTCTGTCCATTAATTCGTACTCCTAAGAATGTAAACCATTGATCTGTACTGACTGTTTCTACCTTTTTGGGATTTAATGTAAGTCCTTTTGTTTCTAACATCTCTCCTAACATCTTCAAAGCCTTATCTGCATCCTTACCAACCATCAAGATATCATCTGAATATCTGTAATAAATAATATCCATCTTGCTTAACTCTTCGTCTACATCTCTTAAAACACAATTGGCAAAGAATGTAGACACTGCACAACCTTGAGTCATACTTTTGTATTTCTCAATAACATTTCTTTTCTGATCAATGATACAATCATCCATATAATAATCTCTTACAATCTGATCAATAGGACTTCCTGTATCAATTTTATCAATCATTTCATTAAGTACCTCACGGCTTACACTGTCAAAATACTTACTAATGTCTACCTTATACCCAACAGCTCCTTGATGTTTCTTAAGCTCCATACAAATATCATCTACGATATTTTTAACTCCAATTCCTTTCTGATAAGACACACATCTTGGATGAATCATATGACCATATAATTGCATATAAACATAATTGATTTGTGTCATAACAAATCTGTCAATTGGCTGATTAACATACACTTCTCTTACTTTTCCATTGTCTTTAGGAATTTCTACTACATACGGAGGTGCAATTTTGTAATTACCATCCCAGATCATTCCTAAAAGCCGTGCTTTGTATTCTGGATCACATACAATTCTTAATACATCTCTATGTACACCTTTGCTTTGCTGATGTGTGATATTTTGTCTCCATAGCTGATCATCCATGAACAGTTCTAATTTCCTTTTATTGATCTCGTTCACTTTGTAACACCCTCTTTAATAATAATTATTTTTCTTTGACATGTTCAAAAATTTAATAAGCCCTCGATCCATTTTTTCTTCAATCTCGTCATATAATAACCAAAATCCGTCAACTGATTCACTTTTGTCTTCCACTCTTTGGAAATACATTCGTGATCTATAATAATTTGTACTTATCTTAATGTATGAATATAAGGAATGGGGGCTTATTGTTTTCCATCGCTTTACAACATTTTTAGTTATTGTATAGGAATGACCTCGATAATTCACTCTCTGACCAACTTTAATGTCTTCTAAATACATCATATCACCTCAATAATAATTATTTTTACGATTTAAAATCTTTATTGTTCCATATTTCAGTTCTTTAAAGAACCATTCCATAGTCATTGATTCAGGCACAAAGCGTCTCTTCGATGCTTCAATCCAAATCAATGAACTATCTTGATCAATGATTTTTTTAGTATAACCATTCCGAAGATCCAAGACATTATTATATTTTGCAAACACTTTTGTTATAGTCCATTCCCAGCCTTCATACTTAATTTTCATACCCTCTTTAATATCTTTTGCTTCTATCATCTTAAACCACCTACCAGTAATTGTTCTTCTTGTTGGATACTGGATAAAGCAAGCATTCTCTTATTTTAACAGGCCTTCCCTGTATCATACATTCTCTGCTCTTTAAGTCTTCATAGGTTTGATAAAAAATGGCTTTAATTATATGATGTGGATTTCCTGTAAATTCTCCTTGGTCTTCTAAATAATCACTGTCTTCTATAATACCTTTTCCTGTAATACCATATGCTCCATAGAACACATTATTTGACTCTATCATATCAGGTCTAACTCTAAAAATACCCTTGTATCCTTTAGGTACTGGAGGATATTTACCATCATTCTCCATTTGATCACCTCTTTCTTAATAGTAATTATTTTTTCTTTTAAAAGGAATATAACAACACTTTTCTGTCCCAGACACTCTTCCTACTTCTCTAATAAGATTTTCACCTCTTTGCAGATCTAAAAGGCTAGGGTAAAAACTTGCTCGAATTACATGACTAGGATCTCCCTTAAATTCATTTTCTTCATTATAATAATCTTCATCGATTAAAAATTTGTCGTCTATAATGCCCCATGCCCCATAAAATTCATTGTTTAAGGATATTATATCTTTTCTTAGTCTAAAAACACCTTTATATCCTTTAGGAACTGGACGGTACTTTACATCCTCTGGCATACGATCACCTCTTTCTCAATAATAGTTATTCTTACGTTTGGTTTGGATTTTCCTAAAATACTTATCCCACTGTGTTGAACAAAAATAATAGATAACACAATGACCGTTCTTGCCTCTAGCATCGATTAATCCATCATGTCCACCAATATGTCTATCAAATTCTAAAACACATTTATAACCATGTTCATTCGTTACTTGCGAAACTCTAATAACCGTTGCGATATCTCCCGGATGTTCATCAAATATATTGCAATGTTGGCGGCTTTCTTCTGTTAATACGATCCTATCTCCAACCTTAAACACCTGTCATCATCCTTTCTCAATAATAATTGTTTTTTCTCTTTTTTGCTCGTGTGCAAGTAATGCCGCCCCAGATTAAATCATCACCATTTTCATAGAACCATATACTTGTTCCTGTTCCATCTATTTCAACCAATACGGGTATTGTAAATTCCGCATCTATAGCAATGACAGTCCCTTTCGCTTTAGTCTCAAATACGCTACCAGCTTTAATTCCACGAGTAACTACTACTTTGTCACCAACTTCCCACATCTAATCACCCCTTAGTAAAAATTATTTTTCCTTTTGACTTGCTCAATACTTATGCCATCTGTGGTAGTAAACTTGTCTAAGCAATAATCAAACCACCAACAGTGTCCCGGCTTCCCTTCATAAGCTCCATTTCCACTATGTCCACCTATGGAACCTATGGATTCGTCAAACTCTACTAAGAAGCGATCTCTAATGTCATTGACAGGGGTTTCTGTGCGCTTAACAACCACTGTCCCCATTAAGCCGATTTTTGCTCCCCCTATTATCTTAACTCTTGTACCTTTTTCCCACATATTCTCACCTACCAATAATTATTCTTACGTTTTCTTGGGACATATAAGCTTCTTTCTTCTATAAGGCCTTCCCTTATACACCTACCATTGTTTGTTAAATCTTGATAAGTCTTGTACAACTCAACGTACACTGTGTGATCTGGATTACCCGTATAGTGATAGCCCTCCGCCAACTTAACATACGCATGGTAATAAGGGCGGAAACGTGCTATTGTTGGCTTAAGTCTTACAATCCCCTTATAATTTTTAGGTACCGCTTTATATTTTTCTTCTATCAAGATCATCACCTCTTACATAGGGAATACTGTCACATCCATTGTCTTCATATCTGTAATAATCATCTGTTTTGGTTCATTCCCCAAACAGAAGTTAACAAAATTTGCAATTCCATAACAAACAATATTCTTAACTGTATAGCATACACTTAATTCCACTCCACAAGCACTTGTAGGAGTTGCTGCAGCTGCTTCTTCATGGGTAAAATTCATGGTTCCAATTAAGTTTTCAACCTGTTCTTTAACTGAACAATCAGCAAAATAATGCTGTGCATCTGTAAGTCTCATTCTAAAATCAAAGAACGCAATACAGTTTGGATTTAACTTATTGGCCTCTACGATTTTCTTTCTAAGCTCAATATTATCTACACATAAGAATACATATCCTGTAAGAATATATGGATCATCAATCCCTCTTTCATGTTTGATTATTTTAATCTGTGGATTAATTGACTTACACAAATTTTCAATTGCATCTACCTTAGCTTTTCCGATATCCCCATCAAAGAACATCTGATTAGTTACATTTTTAGGCTCAACATGATCGTAATCCCAGAGATGAATCACTGAGACTCCTAATCTTGTAAGCTGTTCTGCGACATTTGAACCAATTGCTCCACATCCAATTACATGAACTGGTTTTTTAACTAATGTCTGTGCATCAAAAAATTCTAAAACCTTACTTGTATTCATAATCATTCTCCTTTATTTCTTCTTTGTCCCACTATAATCTGGATAAGTAATACAATACTCTTCAATTAAATCATTAAGACTTTCATCACAGCTGATCATCCTCTGTAAACATTTACTCCATTTACTATGCCATTTTGGAGGTGTTAAATCCGCAATAATTGCTCCACTTAATTCTTTTCGCAACTCTGCTTCATCTTTTTTTGGCTTCTCTTTGCCTTTGTTTTTGTCATAGTTCTTTTTCCAACTATCATACAGCTCTTCTGTTCCGTATCCACCGTCTCTGTAACCATATCCATTAGAATAATATCCACTTGTTTTTACAGCTACTTCTTCTTTTACATTCTCTTTAATCTGTTCTTTAGCCCATGCCTGTTCATCTGACTGATAAAAAACATAACTGATATCATCTGTCTCATAAAATTTATTGTTATAAATGTCATAAATATTTAACCAATAGCTTCCCTTTTTGTTGAAAATGCCGAATATGTAAAAATTATTTTCATCAACTGGACTAGACATAAACTGTTGAATAATCTGTTCCTGATACGTATCATCTACACCACTTGGACTTGTTGCCATATTTACATGTGAATGTCCATGAAATCTAATCTTATTGTAAATCTCATCTGGCTGACTAAGCATCCAAGTTGGATATAACTCATCATCTGATGTTACAGTAGCTCCTGTAACTTCCTGTGGGAATACAATAATGTCTTCTACATAGAATCCATTTTCGCTTCGACTGACAAGTCCATGCCAACCAATTTCTTTTTCACATTCGTGAATGAGATAATACATTTTCTTTTCTGCCATTTCTGAAAAAGCAATCTCAATTTTCTCTTCTTCTTTAAGTTTTACATTAGGATTAATTTCCATCTGTAATTTTTCTGGGGTTAAACCAATAGAAGTGATAGCTTTCGCTATCACTTCTTGTACTAATCTCTGTGCATCTAATTCTTCAATTCTAATTTTTCTCATATTTTAATCCTCCAATGCTCTTGCTTCTTTGAATGAAATAAATTCTTCTCTTCCTGGAACTTTAAGACATTTTTTATTTGTAAATCTGTCTTCACAATAATTAAAGAAAGCTCCTACTACAGAAGTATCATATAAAGAAATTCCAGCGACAGCTGATCTAACAAGATTGAAAATTGACATATAATCTCTGTTTGAAATCGCTTCAATTAAATTTGCTTCATTTGCTCCCCAACAGTTAAACTCATGGAAATGTGGATTAGGAATATACATATCATTTGTGTAATTATAATCTCTCATTGCAACCGGTTTATTATTGACCAAGTCAATCATTATTGCTTGCTGTAGATACAAAGTGTATTCTCTTGTCTTAAAGATTTTGTCGAATACTTTTTTCGTCTTTTCATATTCAGCCTCTTCTTCAAAGTATTCATCATCAAAGTTTCTTTCGTAAATATCATCATCCCAATATAACAATGGCTGAACGATTGCAAAGCTAAACCAATCACCGCTAGGATCACACCTAAAATCACTTAAATCATCACCCATCATGTTTAACATTTCTCTTACTTCATTGAACTGGGAATCATCTTTCATATGTAAATATCCGAAGAGTCTTTCTTGTGACTCTCTTAATGTTTTAAGAGAGTGTCTGAGATTATCTTTATAGCTATTAACTCTGTCCTGATTATTCTGAACTTCTCGTTCTAAATATTTCTGCTGACCTTTAGACGCAACCTTTAGGAAGTTTTCAATATTAATTTTGTTTTTGATTTTCACATACTGCTTATCCGCTTCTGAGAAAATATCACGGATCATGTTCATAGCTTCTGATCTATCTCTATTGCTAACGACTTCTAAAACATCTTGCATTGTATCTCCATAAACATGGCTAATAATCTGCATGATCAGTTCATAAGCTTCAAAGTCTTTTTTATAATCTTCTTTTTCTCCTTTTAAGAAAATTGTGGTTCCTTTCTGCTCAGGATGAGTAAACACCTTAAAAACTTTATCGTGGTGAAATTCAACTTCTTCCCAGCCTCTTTCTGCCCACACATTAACAAGTTCTTCTTCTCTATCCTCAGAAACATCTTTTATCGCTACAACCTGCAAATGTGATTTTCTGTCAGTGTAAAAATGGTCAAATGCATGAAAACCAACTTCATGACAATGGCTTAGATATTCTGTAACTCCCTCATTAAAATCAATTGATCTTAATATTGATGCTGCATAGAAATAAGCAATTAATTCATTACCTTTGTTTCCTCCGATAAAATCAATACTTCCATTGACTAATCCTACTCCATTGACCAATCCTACATAAGTTAATAATCCATTTGCTCGAGTAAAATCGTAGTCCTGCATTACAAAGTCATCATCTTTTTTATTAAGCCAAAAGATATAATTTTTAACCTCATCTTCGCTTACAGGCTGTAAAATCTCTTCTGGAATAATACTATCAATGTAAGTATCGCTTTCCAGCTGGACACTTCCATCTTCTCCATATTCCTTAACTTTCATCAATCCCATAGTTACAAGTTCATCAATCATTGCTTTTCTTGCTCCCCATGGAACATTAATGATTTCTGGATTGTATTCATTAATCTCTTCTTCTGACCAATAACAATCCTCATCATTCCTCATCTGTTCTCTAACAGATTCGGGATCAACCAATCCATATTCTTCAACCAGTTCATCCCAATTCTTTACTACCACGTAGTCATTTGCTTTAAATTTTCTTTCTTCCATAATGTATTTTCCTTTCTTATGAATATAATTAATAAGTAAAAAATAAGAACGTAGGCTATGACACCTACGCTCCTCATGTTCTTCTCTCTTTACCTGCTAGAACTAGAAAGCAGAATCGGCTTTAACTACAGCTGATAACATGATAGAATCACCATCATTACATTCAAGGTCTTCAAATGTATCAGTTAATTCAGCTACACTTAATGGTCTCATATTCATAGAGATTGTAGCTCCTGTTGTTGCTACATTATTTTCAGCTAACACTTCCATTGGAGTCTGGTTTCCTTCTGCTGTTACATAACTTTTACCTGCTGTTGTTGCTAATGTTACATTGATCATCATAATTTTGTTCTCCTTTATATCCTTTTAATACTTGTGTTCTATAGTTACTAAAACAAAAGCTTTGCTGTCCAACCCCTACATGCAAAGCTTTTGAGTCGAAAGAGAAAATATTTTGCTTGGTTAACAGTTACTCTTAGGACTTGTTGGGTTGGCTGTCCCTGTTTGTTGTGAAATTACATTAGATATTATTTTACTTTCTATTCCGCAAAAATCGCATCAATAGCTTTCGTATCGGCTTCAATTCTCCCAGCAAGGACTTTTAATCCCTTTTCTGCATTTACAAGGGCTTTACCATATTCAACTTTGATGTCTTCCATTTTTGTTTCTGGAGGCAACACAATTGTTACAGCTAAGTTCTTGTCAATTGTAGAGTTACATGTAAGTCCTAACTGGGAAATTTCTCCCTCTCTTCCACAGCGTAAAACAAATGTTGGTACACCATCTTTGTTTGTTACTGTCATGTTGCTTACTTTCTTGTCAAAGTCAGCTTTTTTGATTTCTGTGTTGATTTCTAATGCGTTTTCTTTTAATGATACTTTCATGTTTGTTCTCCTTTTTTAATTCATAAATTTTATAGTTTTTTTATATGTAAAATCTCAAATCATCCTGTCCCATCTAATTTATTACTTCCCATGGCGTTATGATTTTCAATATTTACTATCCAATTTGATTTACTACTACATTGCTGAGTCTGCTTTTACAACTGCTGATAACATTACGGAATCACCATCTGTGCATCCTAATTCTTCAAAAGTTTTACCTTTTTCATTATCTGCAAGTGGTCTCATATTAAGTGATACAGTAGCTCCTGTTGTTGCTACGCTGTTCTCTTCAAGTACCTGTGATGGAGTCTGGTTTCCTTCTACTGTTACAAGACTTTTACCTGCTGTTGTTGCTAATGTTACATTGATCATCATAATTTTGTTCTCCTTTTAATCTCCTGAATATGTAAATGTGTAACTAAAAAGGACGCCCTTGGGAGACGTCCTATAAGTGAATGAATTAATATTAGATTATATTGTTTTACCTTTACTCAAGGCTGTTCCTAGGCTTCTGTTGCTTCTTCTGTGTCTGCAAAGATTCCATCAACTGCTTCTGTATCTGCTACGATTCTGTCAGCAATTACTTTCAGATTCTTTTCAGCTGCTACTAAAGCCTTACCATACTTGATTTTGATTTCTTCAACATCTGTTTCCATTGGAAGAATCATTGTTACCGCTAACTCTTTGTCAACAGTTGTGTTGCAAGTTAAACCAAGCACTGAAATGTTAGGCTGTTCTCCAACTTTTAACTTAAATGTCACATTTCCTTTGTCATCTTTAACAGTCATGTCTGTTACCTGTTTGTCGAAGTCTGCCTTTTTGATTCCTGTTACTACCTCTAATCTGTTTTCTGCGATTACTACTTTCATTTTGTTTCTCCTTTTCTTTTATAAAATATTTTGTAGCTATGTATCTCTTACACACGATCCTGCCCTAGCCATTAATTTGCAGTGTTATGTATTTTAGATATATAATTTAGAGCTTTTTACACTCTATAAGACAACCAATATTTGGTCATCCTATACAATGTAAAAAGCACAAGTAAAACCTGTGCTTTTAGTAAAAATTGTTTTTCCTTTTCTTCATAATTTTCTTACATATTAATGGTGCTTCACAATCCCGGTTATCTCGCCATTTGATTAAATTACTATCTTGGTTTCCACGCATCCACCAACAGTGTCCCGGTTTCCCACTTATTTTACCGAAATCATTTCCATCATGTCCATCCATAGGTTCGTCAAACTCTACTAAGAATTTAATTATCTCATCAGGATTCCATGGAACATCAACCTTTAAAAAGTTGATAATAGTTCCCTTGTATCCAATCTTTATTTCAATTCCATAATTCTCTTGTGAGACCATACCCAAGTCTGTAACAGCCACTCTATCTCCAATCTCCCACATATTCTCACCACCTTAGTAATAATTGTTTTTTCTTTTTCCTATTTTTTCAATTGTTATACCATCTGTTTCAACGATTCTCCCCGGAACACTATCAAACCACCACCAGCAGTTCGGTTTGCAATCATAAAGAGTAGTCATAACATTCCCATCCATAGGTTCGTCAAACTCTACTATAAAACGATCGTTTTTATCCTTACGTATATAAACCACAGTGCCCATGATGCCAACTTGTGTCATAAGCCTGTTTGACTTTATAATCCTAACTCTAGTTCCAATTTCCCACATTTCAATCACCTACCAATAATTATTTTTTCTGTTGTTAATTTTCTTGACTCTTACTCCATTTGCTTCGGCTTCGTTTTCGTTCTCTCCGTCTGTGGACAAATACCATCCATGACCGTCTTGGCAACTCCCTCCTAACATATGACCGTTTACATATTTGTCAAAAGCTACACCTATCCCATCCTCTTCTACAAAGTTAACAGTTCCTTTAAAGCCTACAAAGGATTTTAAAGGTCTCCTAGTATCTTGAATAATTACGACTCTATCTCCAACTTTCCACATTTTAATCACCTCTCAATAATAATTATTTTTCCGTTGACCGACAGCTCTAATTAAATCTTCTTCCCAGACAAAGTCTTTTCCAGAGTGGCAACAACCATCTCCAATTTTCAAAAAGTTTGTATGAAATTCATATGCAATCTTGTAACGATTTCTCTCAACCTCTTGTGTATGATCCATTCTTGTTTTTCTACTTAAGATACGAACAACCGTTCCCAATCTCATGTAAACTTTCATATCCGTCAAGTTATTGTGTAATTCCAACTCTTGACCTACTTCAAATCTAAAACTCATATCTCAATCTCCTCTAAGAATTCCAAAAACTCTTGTTCTGTTGGGAATTTAAAAAGGACTCCATCAATGATTACTTTGTAGCAATCTTGACGAAGCCCTAAAATTTTAATACTCATTTAACTTCTCCTCTAAATATTTATCCGCTGTCTTAGAGAACTCTGCAAATAACTCTGGATACTTTCTAACTAATTCAGTTTTCTTTTTGTTTGTTTCATACTTGCTCCAATCTACATCCATCTTTCTAATAATTCCTGAGTAAATAGAGCTTCCGCCTAAACTTTTGTTGCCTGTTTGCTCACAAAGTTTTTGAATCTTTTCTTTATAATATTGCCAATCTTTTTCTGGATTGGTTCCCGTATTTTTCTTTATAGCTTTTCTTTTTGTGTTTTCATATATTCCATCAAGAATACTGTCAAACAGGTCTTTCAAATTTTCATCATTGAATACAACATCTAAAGTACTTAATCTACCTCTCTGAGATTCTAATCCGAAAGCTCTTCTGTATTCTTTATTTTCCTGCGACCAACAAATTCCATACACATTCTTCATTTTTGAATAACATGCTGAGAATACTTTTCCTTTTGTTTTATATTCATTTCCATTAAAAACAATATAAGCTGCTTTAGTACCAATTTCGAACTTCCAAGTGTCTAATCTAGGGTTTTCAATCTTAACAACTGGCTTAACAGCTGGTTTTGTTTTTACTTGATTAACAGTTTTCTCTTGAGCTTCAAGTTTTTCAACAGGTTTTTGTACTTCCTGTCCTTGCTGAGATTCTAAAATCTTCAACACAGTATCTTTGAATATTTTGTTCTCTTCTCTCATTTCTAAGAACATATTCTGCATTCCATCTAAGAATTTCTCAACAGGTGTAATGGCTGTTTCCCTAGACTTTCTCTGGAATTCTCCACGTCTATATGCTTCTATAATGTCCCATACCCAATCCATAAATTCATTTGCCTTTGGTTGTCTTGACCATCTACAGATTTCAAAGATACCTCTTTCATTATATATATAAGTAGAATATTCTTTTCTATCAGTAGATACTAAATTGGTATCAACTGAAAGTGGATCAAGTCTATCTCTATGTGCAGTATGTATTTTCCCGATTGCAATCCTTGGATTGTGATACCCTAAAGCTTTACCAATCTGTCCTCTTGTCATCCACATGTTACTATCTGCCTTGTAAAAGTTGCAATCAACCCCATTAAATTCTTCTGTTGTTACTAATCTTAAATCCTCCATAATATGTCCTTTCTACTATTAATCAATAGTAATTGTTTTTTCTATTGTTTATTTGTTTCCATACGCCTTTTTTTAATCTTCTTTCGAGCATTGCCTTAGACATCATTGACGATGTACTTTTCCATACATCGTCCTCACCTGTATTTACATGTACAACTTGAAAACACAATGATGAGTCTGTTATATAAAACCCTTCTTGTATAAAATTCATATCTATGAGCTTCCAGACAGTTCCCGTTTTTACTTCTAAGAACTGCATTCCAATTCTTAATTCATTTTCCATTTGCTTACCTCACCAATAGTTATTTTTTCTATTCTTTCGCAAGAACTCAAGGTTATTTCCAATCCTATCTTCTGGATCGTCTTCAAACTGATAGAGCCAATCTGTTATATGTGTTTTTTGACCATCTGCCCAAAGTTCTATCTCAACACTGCTGTCATCAGCGTCTTTATCAATAATTTTAACTTTTAACTCATCTGCGTTTGTCAATGTATCAAAACCATCTATCCACTCATTGTCATACATCCATGGACAGTCTTTATCAATCCTAAAAAACATGCCAACTTCGCAATCATCAAAGTATACTTCTCTTTTCTCTTCCATCCTCACACCTCTCTTTACCAGTAATTATTCTTTCTCTTTGGTAGAAACTTAAGATTATCTGATAGTGCTTCTACATCAGACCCTGAAGTTCTAAAAAACCACCATTTATACTCTGTTGGCGTATTATCAATATAAAAGCGTGTTAAAACGGTTCCATCTCTTGGTTCTATTTTTTCTACTTTGACTGTTAGTGTAGTGAATAGAGTAACGCTACTAAATGCAAATTGGTGTTGACCTACTTTCTCATACCAAGGACTATCCAAACTTATCTTAAAAACATCTCCAACATGACAATCTCCAAAGTGTACTTCTCTTCTCATTTGTCTACTTTGCACCTAAATCAACCTCACTTCCAAAAGTTCCAACCAATGCAAGTGCAATCACTGCAACAATTGAAACGTGCATCCACGCCAATGTCACTGCTACAATCCAACAAATTAACTTCATTACTGTTTCAAATCTATTCATCATCTTCATTTTCTTCATCCTCTCTTCCTTTTTCTTAGTCTGTAACTTTCTTCAATCATCCATCCAAAAATCTTTTCAAATGGTTTATCTGTCATATTTATTAACCAAGTTGTAAAGGCAATCTCTACAATCTCTCTAGCTTCTTTGTCAACTCGTGCATCAGTAATAATAATGTCAAGCACATAGTCATAAATCATTACAGTTACAGGTTTTGTGTTCACACAGATGTATACCGCTTCGTACATTTCCCTTGTGTTGTCAATGATTACTCTCATGTATTCCTCAAAATGTTTTTCATCGAATTTATTTTTTGGACTAAAGAAATGATTATCTAACCATTCTGTTACCTGTAATAACACTTTTGTTTCTTCTTCATTTAAATATCTAAATTTGCTCATCTTAATTTCCTTTCTGTTTTAAAAAAAGACGGGAATAAATCCCGCCTTTCTTCATGTATTAACAAAAATCACTCCACTGATTTTGAAATACCTTATTTATATGTATCTATCTAATAATAGTTGTTCTTTCGATTAATCTTTGAATCGACATTAATGTGAAGATTATGTTCACGATAAGCCGTAGGACTTGCAAGCCAACAATCCCAATACAGTGCACATCTTTTTCCATTTACATGTACTATTACATCAAGAATATTTTTTCCTTTATGAACTACTGTTGCGGTGACCTTATCTTCTTTTGCCACAGGAATTCCTTCAGATATAAGGTAAAAGTCCACAAAAGGACATCTTGTTTTTAACCTAAGTACATCTCCAACATGGCAATCTTCGAATCGAATTCCCCTTTCTTTTGTCTTCATATAACCACTCCTAATAATAATTGTTCTTTCTTCCTGCTTTGATACGATTTTTCATTTTAAGATTCATTTCAAGATTGTCTTCCTTATACCTACTTCCCTCTCGGAGATAAGAAGTATCATAATGATCATATGAAGCTTTACCTATATAAACATTTATCCCAACTTCTTTGACGTCACCATTATTTATCATATGTACAATCTCTGCTGTGATTTCTTCTCTAGGGATGTATCCATTTGATTCCATTATCCATTCCATAACCCATGGCGAGCGTCTATCTAACTTAAAAACATCGCCAATATGACAATCTTCAAATTGAATTTCTCTTTCTTTCTGCATATTACACCTCTTAGTAATAATTGTTCTTTCGCTTGTTCGGATACTCTAAGTTCTTTGAGATTAGTTCATAACCGTTAGCCTCTATTATTGAATCTTCTGTATAGAAATACCAATTCCTCGGGACACATTTTCGCCCATTTTTATAGGAGATATCTACAAAAATGCTATCTATTTGACTCCCGACCACCTCTAGGACAATGCACTTTACCGGTTCCTTAGGATCTATTTTCCAATACTTTCTAAAAGGACAATCTTCCTTTAGCTTAAGAGTCATCCCAACCTTACAATCTTCAAGTTTAAGTTCTCTCATGTTTACCTTGCCTTTCTTTTAGTAGAAGTTGTTGTTTCTTTTCCTTGGAATCCACTTACACTTAAGCTCTAAGGCACAACTTGCAAGGTAAGAATGTTCTTCATACAACCACCAACAATGACCATCTTTACCTAGTGGTTTTTCACAATCTCCATCATGCCCACCAATATCCTTATCAAATTGGATTAAATACTGACCATCTCTTTTGACTATAATGGTTCCCTTGTCGCCTGCTGAAATATTTAATCTCCAAATATTCTTTTCTTCTGGAGTCTCAACAACAATTACTCTATCTCCAATTTTCCACATATGTTTCACTTCCTATTCTGCTATTTCTTTGTAAAGTTTTCTGAACTTCATAAAGTCTTCTGCGTTTCCATTGTTGTCTGGATGAGACATTTTCATAGCATACTTGACAGCTTCTATGATTTCTTGGTCTTTTGAAATAGTCGTACTATAAGAGTGACGTAACTCTTTTAGTAATTCCAAACAATGACTTTTATAGTATTCATACCTACCTCTTAACCACTCATTTTCTAATTCTAATAATTTATTTTCTCTTACAATTGTTTTATTTATCTTGTTCATGTGTATTAGCCCTAATGTTCCTAATACAATAAATATAATATTTATGGTAGTCATCTCAATTCCCTTTCTCTTCCACAATTTCTACGTCTTCTAAGTCAATCCATAATCCTTCCCACTGGTTTGTTAATTCGTTGTAGAAGTACATATAAATGAAGTTCCCTTGCTGCCAGTTTGAAGTCGCAACATGGATTCCGTCTTCCTCTGTGATTCCGTATCTATATCCATTACGAAGTGTAAATCCTTTGTAAGTTGCATGACCAAACTCTTCTAATGTTTTCAGTTTGAATATCTTTTGTTCCATGCACTGTTGTTCAAACAATGTTAAAGATGTTATAGTTCCCATAGCTTTGTCTGTTCCTTTCCTGTACGAATGAATTCATCTAAAAATAGTCTATATCCGTGTAATTTCACGAACATATTTCCTTTGATGTCTGTCTGGATTTTCAGTTTGTGATAGCTCTTACCACCACCCCAAGCTCCAGACTCACAGTACATGTAGTCTTCAATTCCATAGGTAATTTGTTTCACTTCTACGCCACAGTAACCACTGTAATATGCAATAGTTTCTGAGCGTTCGCAGATTTCTTTTTTTGTTAATCCCATAAGCTCTTCCTTTCTCTTGTGCATCCACAAGAATTAATATATTTATAGATACAAAAAGAGCCTTAGATTTCCTTTACTGGCTATCTAAGGCTGATTTTCTAGCTACAAATATATATAATTTGTACTAGATATATATCAAATCACTACCCCTCTATGTATTGATTTGCTTTAATCTTCTTCTCCTAATCGGTATAGCAAAGCTTCACACATTTCATTAATGTCTTTATATGCTTCTATTTTACCATCATAAAAGCAGTTCCCTGTTTTGTTGAGGTTCTTTGCGTTTTCAAAACTTACAGAAAGGCTATAGGTTTTAATACGATGAAGCATCTCAATTTGTGCTTCTCTTTTCGCTTCCTCGATATCTTCTCGTGTGATTTCTGGTTTCGCTTCTGGTGTAAAATCAGAGTCAATACCAAGTTCGATTTTGCTTTCGTCAACATGAAGTTCTCCTGTTTCTCCATCCATCATAAAGAAAGTATCCAACGCTTCTTCGATTTCCCATGGATCGAAAGTATAGACCAAGTGTGGACAATTGTAGTTATACTCTCCATCTTCCAGATGATGAAACTCAACAAAAAATTGACCTGTAATTACTTGTAATCTGTGCATCTCCCCGTGTACTTCTACATCGTAATGGACAACTTCACAATCTGATTTTACAGATTCGATTACAGCTGTTTCTAAAATTTCTGTCATTAATTCTCTTTTTGTTCTCATGGTCTTAGTTTCCTTTCCTATAAGTTTTTAAGAATTATGTTTACCTGTGCGAGCGTCATTGCAAAGGCTCTCTGCTCTCCTAAGTGCATATCATTCCCTTGTTCTACACCTTCGTCTATGTAAAGCTCCCAAGACTGCTGTGCCATTACATCTAAATGAGCCTGTAAATGTTCCAAGATTTCTCTTTTGGCTTCTCTTTTCGCTTTCTCAATGTACTCATCTGTAACCTGTACACTCACTTCTGCTGAGAATTTCACTTCTAGTTCTGGTTTGCTTTCTTCCTTGTATGGGTCTTGCTCTGCGTACAGCCAATCTACAGCATCAAAGATACTTTCCGTTGTAAAACATTCTGTATCTGACTCACATTCAAACTCCCACTTGCGACCCCAGTGTGTAACCATTCTAGACCGGTCTTTTGTTGCTACCCATTTTTCTGGGGCTGAAAGTACATTTACAACGTGTGCTTTTAACATTTCAAACTTTGCCTTGTCTAGATTTTCAGTTATTTTTATCATGATTCCTATTTCCTTTCTTAGTTGGCTTCTGTGATTTCTACAATTTCGTCATCAAGTACGCTGTCAGTTCCTTTTGTATCAAACTTGACAGATACTTTGACAGATTTGTTTGTGCTGATTCCGTTGTGATTAGACACTTTCCATACGTTTCCATCTTTGGTCGTGATGGTTCCGTTGTTGTATGTGCCTATTGTGGTGCGTGTGCTGAGAGCGTCAGTAATATTCTGCATTGTTGCCAACGTCCCCCATATCATCATAACGACCCCAATAATTAATAAAATTGTACTTTTTAAATTCATGTTTCATTTCCTTTCTTTAGACATAGAAAAAAGCACGGAATTATTTTATTCTCCGTGCTTTTTTGGTTTCTGTTTTAGTTTGTCTTACAGCATAGGCTGTGGGATATATTTCCCTGTTTCTCTATCATAGTGATAGCATACAATCCTTATGCCTGTCGAAAGACAAGCATTTACTATGGCTAGAGTCGCCATTGTTAGACCTGTTACATACAGGTCTACTCTATCTCCACTACGTAAAGCAAAGTCAGAGAACAATCTCTTTGATGCTTCTAATAACAGGCTAAATGGATCCATTTCCTTTATTGTGTTTCCAAAGATTGCCCCATCTGTAGCCTGTGGGATTTCGTGTCTGCCTTTGCAGACAGCTACTTTAATTTTCTTACTCATGGTTATACCCCCTTATCCAATTACCAACCCATTACGGACTACAGGTGTTTCCGTTCCTGTTCCGTTGTAGCGTTCACAGGCTTCTGTGTAGTAACAACGGTCACAGATTCCACCACAGAGTGCACAGGTTTCGTATTTACATTCCTGTTTCTCTTCTTCTAGTGCTTTGATATAATCTTCACACCAAGATTTCTTATCTGGGTCTGTTGTTGTTGACAGAGTTGCTTTGAGCTTGTCAATGTCTGCCTGTAAGCTGTTGACGTAGTTTTCGTGCATCGTGTCATTTGTTGAATTGTTTGTATACATCATGGTATACCCCTTTCTCCTAGCAGTCACTAGGAATTCAAAAATTGATAGTTATAGCCTGTACAGGGAGTTGAACCCTGTGACGTACTCACTCTGGAGGTGTTGGAAGTGAGTACCCACTCAGGCTTATACAAATACCCACTATGGGTATTTATTTGTGTAAGATTAAGCTGCTACATTTGTGAACTTTGTAGCCATAGCTACTAAGTCAGCTTTTTTCAACTTAGATACTTTGGCAGTTGTATCATGTTTCTTAATGAAAGTACGTAACTCTGCCACTGTCATTTTGTCCATTGGTTTGGACTCAGTTGTACCCAGTTTCTGAGCTGAGATTTCAGCACGAGCGTCTGCACACTTTTCATGTACTTCCTCAGGTGTTTCAACTTTCTGAGGTGCCACTGGTGCCTGTTCTTCTGCATCTACATGACGTGCTTTCTTAGTCTTAGGGAAGCAATCTGCACTTACAAACCCCTCACAGAAGAACATATAGAATCTTTCTACAAACTTGCTCTTTTTAATAGGGTTGAAGAACTTACCTGTCTCTAAGAAGTTTTTGTCATTATTCACATTGAACCCAATGGAAGCATTGAACACATCCCAACCATAAGAAGTTAGTGTCATGCCTTTAGATTCAAAGAACCCCTTGACTTTACGAGCGTAGCCGTCACGGTTTTCACTCATATCTGTAGAGCATCCCTTGTATAGGTCATAGATTGTATCTACAACTAGAGACTTCTCAGGCACTGGATTTTTTAAGTTTCTAATCTTTGCGTCAGCTTTTTTCCACTTATCGCAAAGTGCAGAAAGATAGTCATTATCTTCCTTAGAAAGCAGACCTGTAGCCTGTATTACGGAATATTTTTCTAGAATATTCCTAAGGTCTGCATACTCCGTTGGTAATTCTTTGTCTGTATCCACAGGTTCGGATACGTCAAAAGCATTGTTTACTCGAGTGTCAAAGTGTTCTTCACACTCTGTTTTCTCTGCTCGTAGAGCTTCCCTGTTCTCTGCGACTTTCTCAAAATCTGTATAGAAATTGCGACAAAGAGTACGGAATTCTTTAGTTGCTTCTGTGAAGTCCATTTTACGGACTGGTAGTGTAATGTTTGCTACTGTTGTTGTTTTTGTTGATTTTCTACTCATGATAAACTCCTATTCCGGATACAGTCGTACCCTAAAAAATATGTATTTGTTGCATTGAGTTCCTATGAACTCATTAGACCACACCTGTTAGATGTATTCTAATGAACTCACAGAGTTCTAATATTATCCCTAAAGGGACTTTTGACCGCTCGCAAGTGTTCATGCACTCACTCGATACTATACAGGGGTTGCACCTGTCATAGCCTATTATTTCACAGAGTCTAGTCTCCTACCGTTGAACTAGATAAGTAGTAGTATTCAATGCACAATAAACCAAACTTGAATGAAAGTTCTTGTTGTGCCTGTTAGAACTTGCTACCGTGGGCGGTACTCTGTTATAGTGTCAACAACAACGCTTCTCAAACACTTGAAAGACAGGACCCCACCCCCACAGGGACTTATAGTATGTGAACGTGTTTTGGGTCAACCGTCAATGTTTGACACCCTGTCATATCGACTATACTAAGCAATATAAAATATATCGTTTAGGAAGTCTTTCATCTGTTTGGTAGTTTGTCTACAGGCTGTCACTACCTGTATTTTTGCGAACCGATTCAAAAAATCTGCTACACTTCTTTGGACTTGCAACGACTTCTTATAAATCCTGTACCACGTTCGTGTGACGTTGGGTACAGGCAATAAGTCAAAGGTTTACTTGTCTGCCTGTCACGAATGAGTAACAGGGCAGAGTTTTAGCCTGTCGTTCAGTTTCCAAAGAAACTGATTTTTTGAACCTGTTCGGAGACTTGCCGAACGGATTCAGACTTATTAAATTGTCAAGGTACTGATTTGTTCGTTACTGAAAAAGTAACTGCGATATGAAGTGGTTTATTTAACGTCGGTATCCTTCCGACAAACCATACTATACATGGGTGAGAGGATATTACAATACCCCAAAAACTAACTTTTTAAAAATATTTTCAAGCACCCTCAAACCCGCATAAATACGTGCTTTTTTGGACTTTTAAAAGTCTGAAAATACCTATTTTCGAGCCTTTAAAATTAAATTTTCGCCCCCTACTAAAAACGTAAATCCATGAACAGGAAAGCCATATTTTTTATAGCGGGTAATTCTATACCACAAGTTCAGCCAGACGTTTCTCCACCCCACATCTACGCCATTTAACCCCTCAAAACCCTCTAAAAACATCCTCCACATTTCTTTCCAAACACTCCCACATACACCCTCCCCCCTCATAAAAACTTTCCCCAGAAACGCACCTCTTAACACACCCTAAAATATAGAACGCCTGTTCTACTATAAACCCATCTCTCTGAAATTTTTTCAAAAACCAAGCTCTTCTTATATAAATGCAAACCTCTTCTCTGAGAATTCCACACGGTAAAAATTTTTTTAAATTTCTTTCAAAAAACACTTGATTTTTCAAAAGTCAATACTTTAGCGTATAAAAGATTAATTTATTTTATTTTTGTACAATCGCATAAAACGGCCATATTCCTACCTATCTAAGTACAACAAGTCAAAGAAAAATCCAGAACAAACCAAGTAAAACAGCCAAAGAAAGCACTATTTTAAGAAATTTCCAAAAAACACTTGACATAAAAATCCCAGTCTAAGCCTCCTTAAACGTACTTAAATGAAATAAAAAGTGTCATTACTCTCACAATTTTATTTTTTCTTCAGAAAACTATTGATTTTACTCTACATCTGTGGTAATGTGAATTTATCGAAAGAAAAGTGTCATTACTCAGAGAAATGCATTTTTCACTGAATTAACAAAAAGAAACAGCAAAAAAGGAGGTCAAAAAAATGACATTACAAGAAAGAAACGAATATCTAAACGAACAGTTCTGGTTCATGAAAGAGAGACAACATCTTTTCGATTTATCCAATCTGAAAGAAGGACACAAGTACAGCAAATACTCTGACATTCTTAAATTAGTTGGAATCGACAAGGAAGGCAGAAAGAGTCACTATGCAGTCCATAAAGCTAATTTAAGTCATTTCGTAAATGTAAAAAAACAAAAAGATGGACAAGTTAAAGTGACAAAAGCAAGAGGAGAATATGTTGAGAATCCCTTCTCATGGGAATTAAAAAGTCCTTTCATGAGTACTGGATACATGTTAGAAATGATGATCATCTATATTCTGGACAATCATATTAATGACAACTGGAGCCAATATGACTGGTGTAATAAACTTGGACTTATCTGTGGGAACAAAAAAGATTATGACTTAAGCGATTTTAAATACCCTGTCGAATATTTCCATACGGCATATGAAGCAATTAAAGATTGCGCTCAAGGAAGATTTAGGAATGCAATTGTGTCTCTTCAAGAAAGAGGTGTAGTTAAGAAACATGTGAAAATCATTTGTAGAAATCATCCTGGAGCTGAATGGCGACCATTCACACCTCGAGAAGAAGAAATCTACAAACACTGTTTAGGTGTTGTATATCATACGAATGCTGACGTTGACATATATTCAACTCATATGTATACAAATGTATTCTCTAAGTTCAAGCACGAGATAAAAAAATATCCTGAATTTCAAGACTTATACTTTAAGTTTGTATACGACTTAGAGTATCTCTACCCACAAGAGCATAGCTACCTAAGAGAGTATGAATTTTATATGTACCAAAAAAGAGTTCAGAATAATTTAACTGACAAGTATATTAAAGTTGCGCAGCGTAGAAAAGATGATTTGATAAATAATTACACCATAAAGTATATGAACAAGGTTCGTAAACCACTTCTCGATGGACTTAATATGACTGAAGAAGAGTTAAGTGATGTATCAATGAATTTTATTCATGAGTATTATGAGAAGAAACATGTTCGGTACAAAACAGATGTTCGAAAAGTTATCATTTTTCTTCAAAAACATGGTAAAATCAGTCCTCTTTTTGGAAGAGGTTTTAGACCCCCTGTTATGTATCAAACAGCATAAATACGCTATTCTTACGATGCCGTCTTCGAAATCGGGCGGTACAGTAATATTAAATATTATTTAATAATAGTGTTTTATAAAATAAATAAATGATTTAATAATATTTTTAATGTTACGTAGTAACATTAAGAATATTACTTAAATTATGGACGCCGAAATTTTTATACTAAGAGATTAAGTTTTGGGGAGAGTAAAAATCACAAAAACTTCTCTCCACTCAACACATAAAAAAATCAAAAAAGGAGTGATCATTATTTCTAAGCAAAAAACGAGTCAGAAATATATTTACAAACTACACAGCAGCCGATTAAGAAAGGCGAAGTGGAAACTTTCTCTACCACTCAATGAAGCGAGGGAGAATGGAGACGACATTATTACTCTTTCAAGTTCTGAAGCATTAAGAACAATTGACTCATTGATCCATGACTATGATTCAGACATAAGAGCAAAAAGAATCCGAAAGAAGATCAAAGAGCTTTCAGCCAACAGAGGAAGCAAAGAACTTATCTCACTACTCTACAATGATCTGTACAAATGTCGATTCCAAACAGACTACCTCACAGTGGTCTTCGACACAAAGAAAGATTATGACTACTGCAGCAAGCATGGATTCATTGTAAACGATCTCCACTACAATCTCTTCTTAGGAACCACAGGAGGTTTAAAGAACAGTGTTGTAATCTTTGTCAGTGACAATATATACGATGCTCTCTGTGAGAAAGTAGATGCCGGAAGGAATAAAGAAGTTCCGATCATACCAAACAAGCTCGGAGCGTACAAAGCACTCTTCTGCTCTTCTTCTACAGTTGTTACTCCACCATCAGGAGTGATTGTTGTACAAGACTGTGAGACGATCTTTAAGGGACAAGCTCTTTATGTGGATGATACAAACTCAGATGAACCAGAAGTAACTCTTCTTGATGATCAAGAGTTTGTACACAATGGGTCTGATGGAGAAGGATTAGTTCTTCCAGAACTTGCAAAACAATGGAATGGTGAACTGAATGGAGATTATGATACTCCTCTTCCATCTGGCAACATGAGAGGATGGCCATTCTGTAAAGGTATGCTTCACTGTATGGACTTTAGAGCCTTTGCAGAGGACGTAGCTAAGACTTATACTATTATTGATGCTTGGGGCCATCCTAGGGACGTTAGAGACGCTCAGGTGATACTTACAACATCTATGTTTAAGCTATGGGATGCATATGAGTCTATGGAAGACTACTTAGAGAACATTGAGAAGTATGATTATCACTTTGCTCTTGCCAAGACAGCCGAACAAGAATGTGATACTGAAAGGAATCTTAACTATCAGTTCTTACAGAGCTATTATCTTACAGACGACCAAATAAGAGAGCTTTGTGAGCCAACCATAAAAGAGATCAAAGACATTCTTGGGATGGATTACAGAAAGACTCTGCTCTTCCTACGAGGTAAGAATATGACTGAGAAGAACATCTTACAGTCAGATGCTTTTACATACATTCAGGCTCTCATAGCTGAACCTGAAATGATCAAAGATCCTTTCATTCGATCTAAGATTCATTCTCTCATCAAGAAACGAATCCAAGATGCTAAGATCGGACGCATTAAAGTGAAAGGTAATTATTCAATCGTTGCTGGTGATCCATATGCTCTCATGCAATCCATGTTTGGACTTGAAGTTACAGGATTGCTTAAAGCAGGAGAAATGTATCACAAGCATTGGATCGATAGACAGGTTGATGAAGTAGCTTGCTTCAGAGCTCCAATGACAAGCCATTATAACATCGTCAATCTTAAAGTGAAGAACAATGAGCAGCTTTCATACTGGTTCCAGTATCTCCCATCCATCTGTGTGATCAATGATTGGGATAATACATGTGAATCACTTAATGGGTGTGACTTCGATGGGGACCTCTTCTTCACAACTAACAACAAAATACTTGTTGAGAACAATCGTCCTCTTCCATCAATCATTTGTGTGCAGCGTAAAGCTAATAAGATTGTTCCCAAAAAGAAAGACATCCTAAAAGCTTACAAGGATGCCTTTGGAGACGAAATCGGCTTCACAACAAACATTATCACTTCTCAGTTTGAAGTACAGTCTCATTACTCTCCTGACAGTGATGAGTTTAAAGAACTGGATTACAGAATCATTTGTGGCCAGCTGTACCAACAAGGAAGTATTGATCGTCTAAAAGGCATTGTGTGTAAACCTATACCATCTTACTGGTATAACAGAAAAGACAACAACATCCATCCTGAAGACTCATCAAAAGATCGTAAGCGAAAAGAATTCAATCAGAGAATCGTAGCTGACAAGAAACCATACTTCATGATCTACATCTACTCTCACCTAAGAAAGGATTACACAAATTATGTGAAAGCTTCAAACGATAAATGTATTATCTGGTTTGGATGCACGATTGATGAATTGCTCAAGAAAGCTGATACAGAACCTATTACAGAGGATGAAGCGGAATTCTTAGATCACTACTATAAGTTCTTGCCTGTGGGTACAGGGCCTTGTGTAATGAATCGAATCTGTAAGCTCTTTGAAGATGAGTTTGATGGCTACTTAAAGAAGTTGAATACACAAACAGATTTTGATTACTCCATTCTCAAAAGAGATCATGAGTACAACAAGAATGATTATTATGCTCTTAAGAAGCTGTACAGTGAGTATTCAAAGAAAATGAAAACTCTAAATGCGCTGATCAACAGTAAGGGTGGTTTTGGAATAAATGTAACAGACATCATCAATAATCGAGTCATGTTGTTCAGAGAAGCTGTTGCTACTGCTGTTCCTGATCCTGAGAAAGCTTGTGACATTCTTCTTGATCTCTGCTACACCAATGGCAAGAGTAAGCAATTTGTATGGGACATGTTTGGAGACATCCTTGTCCAAAGACTCTTAGAGAGAAACTATCATCAGATTTCTTATCCTGTAAGAGCTGAATCAGGAGATTTTGAATATGACGGAGATTCTTTCGTCATTGAAACTATTAAACAAATTGAATCATCTATGTTTGAGGAGGCTGATTGTTATTAATATCGTACTGAATGAAAAAACACTGGTAGAAAAAACTTTAGAAACAAAAGAGTTGGAAGGCAGTATCCCATATACTGCTACCCTGCTTGCAAAGTATTACATCCACGAGAAAGGCTTAGAACCTGCACAGGTATATAAAACTATCAATGAGTTCTTAAAAGAGTCCTGCGAGAGCTACAGAGAAGCTAAATGGTATTCATGCATTGATGAGATCATTCACAAAGCTAAAAAGTATCCTCTTGTAGAAATTGATTCACTGCCGATCTATGAGTCTGAAATGGAAACCATAAATGAATTAGAGAATCTTAGAGATCAAAAGATCCTCTTCACTGCTCTTTGTTTGGCCAAGTATTATAATGCTCTGAATCCTCAAAACAATAATTGGGTGAATACAGACTACAAAGATTTATTCTCACTGGGTAATACAGTAGGTACAAGAGAACGTAGATGCCAAATAATCGGCAGGCTGTTCAGAAGCGATTGTATAACAATGAGCAAGAAAGTTAATAGCTTAAACTTCTCTGTAGATATTCTTGTCGATTCAGGAGATGTTGCTCTTGAGATTACAGATTTCAAGAATCTTGGGAACAGATATCTTCACTTTATTGGATATCCTGAGATTTCTGTATGCTCTTGTTGTGGAGAACCTTTTAGAGACATCTCAAAAAAGAAAAAACATCGTAAAGGGCGGCTTAGACAGTATTGTACTTCTTGTAAGAATGAAATGCAGTTAAATAGGTATACTAAATACTATAATTCTGACAAAAAATAAGGCCAGCAAAAAGAATTACCACATTAATTGACCCTGAAAACACTAGGTTCTGCCTACGTTTTTCAGGGGGTGGTAAAATAGTGATATATGGAAGGAAGGATAAGGAAATGCTCAAAAGATCAGATTTTCGAAAAGAAAATAAGAGTTAATTATATATACTAAAAAGTGTATTTTAAGGGAAATTTTTGAGTGGTGAGCAGAATTACCACATTAAATACCCCTCAGAAACCCAGGTAAAACCTAGTGTTTTGAAGGGGTGGTAAAATAGTGATATATGAAAGGAAGGATATAAGTAATGAAAAGGAATACAGTAACTGAACATTACAACTCACTGGAAGATTTAAGATCTGCATGGGGATTGAAACCAGTCCCATTCAAGAAACGCCAGCAGATCAAAAAAGATTCCAAGAATAAATAATTGGTTATTCGGACAGATAAAATCTCAAAATGCCAGTGGATCAAAGATTCACGCCTACGCTGTTTCAACAAAGAATATTCGCTTCGTAGGTTCCGAGGTCTATGCTAAAAACAAAAATCAGAGATGACATCCGAGACTTGCAACTGTCCATAACATATATAGACCTCCAGAGGAAACTTGTAAAAGCAACCAAAGGAGACAAACATGAAAAAGAAAATTTCAATGATCGCACTGTTAATGGCTTTGTTGATTTCAGTTGGAGGACTTACTTCTTCTGTTCCAGCAAAGAGCAAAAAAGTTAAATGTTTAGGAACATATAAAATCACAGCTTACTGTGGTTGTCGTAGTTGTTCTGGTGGATGGGGAAAACGTACTGCTTCTGGACGCAGAGCAAAAGCTGGTAGAACTATCTCAGTCGATCGAAGAAAAATTAAACTCGGTAGCAAAGTGAGAATTGGTGGTAAGACACTGGTAGCCGAAGATGTCGGAGGCGGCGTAAAAGGGAAACACATCGACATGTACTTCTCTTCTCACTCCCAAGTTAGAAAATTTGGGAAGAAATACCGAAAAGTATACTTAGTCAAGTAATTGATGAGAGATCCAGACTGTTTGTGGACAGATTTGGTGAACCAACTGTTAAGACAGTATAAATAAATCACACATCGTAAAATGATTAGTCTGATGCGCACGGACGAAGACATGTAGAAGCTTTCGATAACTTGGTTCAATGTGATTTGAGAATCTTTATTTCAAGTGGTCTACAAAAATTATGTACAGATGGCTGAGTTGGTTTAAGGCGCCCGACTGCTAATTGGGTTTACATGCGAATACATGTAACGTGGGGTCGTAGCCCACTCTGTACGCTTTTGCTGCGGTACCGAAATGGTTATAACGGCGTAGTCTTGAAAACTAATGTGCCCTGGTGGCTTCAAAGTTCGAATCCTTGTCGCAGCGTTAGGTTGTCCTGTGATGTCTTTCGAGCTCACGGGCTTATATCCCTGTTTAACTCGTTAAGGAGACGAACCAGTCTGTAAAACTGGTAGCATTGCGCTTCGAGTGGGTTCGATACCCTCAACAGGGACGATTAGATCTGAGACGCACACGATGCGCAGATCAACAAATATGCGAACGCCCTGATGGCTAGTGAATATCAGAAATGTATACCTCTACTGATATTCTGAGGAAGTTCATCACTTCTATTCGCCTTGACAGTACTTCAAACTTCTATGTGGATTGAGGTCGAATTTAATGACATGTAGCTCAATTGGATAGAGCACAACGCTACGGACGTTGGTGTTGCAGGTTCGAGTCCTGTCATGTCAGTAATATCGCCCTAATAATTTAGTTGGTAGAATGACGGTCTCCAAAACCGTTCGTGCTGGTTCAAATCCAGCTTAGGGTGTTTGTATTTTAAAACATAAGCAACTCGGTTATAAAACGCAATACCATGCGTCCGAGAAATATTCTAGGCACATATGTCGAATTGGAGAGATACATTGTACGGATACGTTCTTTGTGTCTCTTTTTATGTCGGAGTGATCTGATATGGACAAGAGAGAAACTCTCAAGCAAATGGATATTGTGCAGCATTTTGGTCTGGTTAACGCACAGAACTTTTCGCTACAACAATAGACGCTCCTGTGGAGAATAATCCACTTCAATGCGTGCTCTGGCAGGTACGTAAAAGGTGGAAAAGCCAAATAATGTAGTTTGATGTGAAGCTGTTCAAAAGACAGTGTATAAGAAAAGTCGCTGGTATGTCGCTCAAGTCAGTTAAGGGTAAGTTCAAATTCAAAATGAATATATATGCTAATAGAGTATATAACAATAAAACTTAATTCTGAATGGTGGGTTGACATTGCATGTATTAGTCATGTCATAGAATTGGTCTTTTAGACCTAGGTAAGAAGTTAGAGGTAGCTCCTCGAAGCTCAGACTTATCTACTATGTTGCAGAACAAACTATTCCACAAATGACTGTAAGGTGAAGACCTGCTTTAAAATTAAAATACATATAGGGGTATCGCCAAGTGGTAAGGCACAGCACTTTGACTGCTGTATTCACTGGTTCAAATCCAGTTATCCCTGTTAATCTTTCTGAGGAATCATATTATCTCCTTTCTTGTGAAGTTTTGATTATTGCGCTTTTCTACTGTTGTTTCATACCTCAGAAAGATTTACAAAGCTATTAAGATTTCTTGTAGGAATCATAATTTATACCTCTTTTCTAAGTTTGAGTACATTGCTGGTAGTTACAATGTACTCTTTTTGTGCTGTCGTAGCTCAATTGGTAGAGCAATCGCCTTGTAAGCGATAGGTTATCAGTTCGATTCTGATCGGTAGCTCTATGTCCAAATGTGTACGCTGACTCTTTATGAGCAGCAAGCACGGACTGTAACCCGGAGAAATGATAAAAAGGATGGTGCTGGAAAATTGAAAAAGAAAAAAAGAGATTATTTTAAACACAAACAACGTGATCTTGTTTCAATGGTTTCTGATGCAACAGGTTTCACTAAAGGCGATTGTAAAATCGTGTTAGATGCCATTCCTGATTGTGTTATGAAGATTATGAAAGAAACTAATGACGCTGAAGACACTGAAATTTCTCTCGCTTCTGGTATTGTACTGGGATCTCGGTATATTCCTGAAAAGGAATTGGTTGATCCAAGGAACAGAGAACCTATTACAGTTCCTGCAAAACTACAACCATATGGTAAATTCACTGATAGATTTAAGGAACTGGTAAACGAAGATTGGGAGGGTTAAGACACATTGGTAGATTTAAGCAGACAGGAAAACGAAAACGAAAAACAGTACATATGGAGACTGTGTGACATGAAGAGTAACGGTATTATAGGCAATAGTTGGGAAGAATTAGCCAAACATCTTAATAAAGAACTTGGTTACAACTATGGGGAGCCTAAGTATCGTAAAGAATATCAAAACGCTCAGAAATATTATGAAAATGTATTTTCTGATATGACTCAGAGCAGTGAACTTATTGCCGTGAAAGCTAAAACTAGAGAGTTAGAGCTTTTGAAGACACAGGTTCAAACAGAAAAACTTGAATTAAATAGATGGAAACGTGAGATTGGTCGAGATGATCTGATCTTTGAAAAGATTGGATTGGCAATGAAAGATCTTGAGCCTCTTATAATTCCAGATTTATTGCCGGTAACTCATAATCGAGAAGCTGGTTGTTTGTTCTTCGGAGATGAACACTATGGTGTTGAATTTGAAATTAAAGGCCTTTCAGGTGAGATTATCAATTCATATAACCCAGAAATCTTTGAAGATCGAATGTATAAACTTTTAAGCTACACAATTGGCCTGATTGATGAACATAATCTATCAGAGCTACACATCTTCTCTCTTGGAGACTTTATTGATGGTCTTCTGAGAGTTGGACAATTATTCATATTGCGATATGGAGTTATTGATAGCTCTGTAAGATATGGATATTTTCTTGCAAATTGGTTAAATGAATTGTCTCAATACGCACGAATCAAATTCCACATGACTGATGGTAACCATAGTGAATTGAGAATGCTTGGACAGCCTAAGGGTACTTTCACTCATGAAAATCTTGGTATCGTAGTAAGAGCAATGTTAAAAATATTATTAGAGAATAACCCGAACATTGAGGTAATTGAGAATCCCACTGGATTGATCTATGAAAACATCTGTGGTTTCAATGTTCTGGCTTTTCATGGTGATAAAAAGAACATTAAAGATGCGTATGGTAAATTTCAGAACTTCTATGGTGTAAAGTTAGACTACTTGGTTGCAGGTCACATACATCATCTAGAAAGCTCTGATGTTGGTCGTCATGCTGAAGTTATTAATGTTCCAAGTGTAATGGGTGTTGATCCATTCGCTGAGAAAATTTTACAATCAAGCGATTCTGCTGCCTACTTTACGATCTTTGAAGAAGGTAAGGGTAGAACCGCTTCTGAAAAAATATATTTAAGTTAGGAGTAAGATATGGCGAAAACTGCAATGCGCCGTACACAATCCTCTGCTAAAAAGGTACAAGCGCAAAAAGAAGAAACATTTCGCTGTCCTTTTTGCAACAAAGATCTTCCAAAGACAAAATTCTATAGTAGTTCAGATCCTAGAGTTTTAACAGGTATTACAAGAATCTGTAAAGATTGTTCTACTGCTGTTGCTCGTAGAAAAACTGATGCTGGAGAATTTCTTGGAGAGACAAGAGAAAGCGTTCAAGATGCTTTAGAGTATTTAGATAAGCCATTCTATGAAGATTTATGGGAAACTGCTGTATTCAGTGCAAACAAGCCTCCAGAAAGAGGTAAAAAGAAAGAAAATAAAACTATATGGGGTGTTTATCTAACAAGTCTTGGTTTGAATCAGTATCATGGTAAGCGTTGGCGTGATAGTGATATTTTTAAAGATATGACTCATGTATCGAAGGTGAAAACAGAATCCATTTATACCGATGCTGAAGCTCTTAAAGAAGCATATGAACAAAATAGGAAGGATGTCATTAAAATCATTGGGTATGATCCATTTGATGAATACCCAAGTGAAAAAGACATGCCTCTACTCTACTCTCAGCTTGTTAACTTTTTGGATGAAGAAACTAAGAATGATGCAATGAAGATGATTGCTGCAATCCAAATTGTTAAGTCACAAGCTCAGATCACAAATCTTAACGCAGCTATTGATGCGTACACGATTGATGTTACAACTGCTGTACAGAACAATGCTGTTGTCAAAAACTTATCTGAAACAGTTTCAAAACTGGTCAATAATATTAACTCATTAGCTAAAGAAAATGGTATTTCTATCACAAATAACAATAATAAATCCAAAGGTGCATTCACTCTGTCCGGGAAAGAAAAGCATTTACGAGATATTGGGTTCCGAGAGGCAGAAATTAACACCTTTGATATTGGTACTTGTGAAGGAATGCGCCAGGTTGCAGAGATTTCAGAAGAAGCTCGTCATAAACAGATTAACCTTATTAGTCTGCGTATAGCGTAAGCTGTATGAAAAAATACTTATTTAATTGCTGGGAAGTCCTAAAGACTACCAAACTACAACGTAATACCTGCAATGGTATAGGCGTGAATGTTGTGAAAACTGAAAAAATTGGTTGTATAAGAGCGAGGTTAAATCCCCTGCTCTTTTTTAATGGATAATCAGCAGCTTTTATCGAAAGATGGAGTCCAACGACTATTCCGTAAGGAAGTAGGCCACAAGCGATTGGTGGTTCCAAAAAATAAGCCCCTTTTATTAAGGGTGAAGATATAGTCTGCACTCATAGGGAAACCTTGAGGAGTCGAACTCAGTTAGGAGTAGCGTCCTAATTAAACATAATGGTGGCTATGACGAGAACATTGCATCAGAAATCAAAGATATTAAAGTTGAGTTAGTTGAACAATATAGTAGAGAACGTGATGAAGCTCTTGAAAGGGCAAGAATCCTTCTCGTAGAAAACAGAGATCTTAAAGATTTTCTGATTGAGAAACGCCTCATGACTGAAGATGGTGAGGTGATCGAATATTGAGAGAAAGTAAGAAATACGAATTACACGAATCTGGTGTATATCTCCCAAAGAATTATCAAATCTTCAAAAAACCTAGTTTATATGACATTACAAATCGTCAGTATGAGCAATACAAAGAGACTGCTGAGTTCATTCAGTGGGGTCGAAGGAATCCTACCAGATTCGCATCAGAGATATTCGGTGTTGAGTTAATGGACTATCAGACCTATATATTCATGAATACTTGGACTTCTAAGGTTGCAGTATGGGCTATGAGTCGAAATGGTGGTAAAAGTGCATTGGCATCTATCTATTTGATGACTAAATCTCTGTTAGTACCAAACTTCACCGCTTATATTCTATGCGGTGTTGGATCACAGTCTATTGAAATGTATTCAAAGCTTGAAAAGATCACAAAGAATGAAGTTCCTTCATTTACAACACTTACAAGTGTTTATGCAAGTGAAATTATTAAATCTCATGCAAATAAAGATGGATTTGTTCACAATCCTGCTTCATATCATCATCAATTGTATAACGATGCACAGATTTTTACTTTGAACGGTGCATATAACAACAACAGAAGTATTTTAGATATAGTTTATATACTATTACTATGTTTGCTTCCCCAATCAGAAATGATTGGTTTTCCTAAGAGGATGTAATTTAAGTGAGAAAGAAAACGGGAAGGCTGAGATGCTAATCCGAATGGAAGGCCTTATTTAAAAGTAAGGTCACATGCAGAGCGTACAGGGTGAACCTACTTTCGTAGAATATAATCCCTGCAAGAGTTCTCACTGCCTTAACAAGTAAAGTTGCAGGTAAAGAGGTACGCCGATCTTATGCGAAAGTACAAGTATAAGAACTATGGGATAAAAAGCCTGTAGGATAACAAAAACGAAGCGTAGCAATTGCAATGTATATGATGAAGCAATGAACAGTCCAGATGAATTATTTGATACTTCTGAACCATTTACAACTCAGAACGCTGATTTTGCATTAGGAACAAATGGAGATGGTTCTGAAATGCTTATGAAACCACCTATGTTCGAAAATCAGTTACTCTACTGCTCTTCTGCAGGTCGTACTGACCAGTATTTTTATAAAAAGTACAGAGAATGTAGCCTACGAATGGATGCAGGAGATAAAAACTATTTTTGTGCTGATATTAACTGTGATGTCATTATTAAAGCAACAAAAAGAGGCATTGGACTACCTAAACCTCTGTTAAGTCAAAGTACTGTAGACAGTGCTATGCGAACAGATAAGGAAGCCGCATTGCGTGAATATTATAACATCTTCACAAATGAAGGTGGAGATGGTCAGATCATTAAAAGAGCAAGGATCATTAAGAACTCTTACAACAGAATTCCAGTTCTTAAAAATCCAGATGGTCGCAGAGAGTATGTTTTTGCATATGACCCTGCTAGATCACATGATAATTCTGCTCTTGCCATAGGAGAACTTTATGAAGATCCTACACAGGGATTAAAAATGAAAATTGTCAATCTTGTATGTCTTCAAGATTATTTCAAAGCTAATAAAACTCCTATGAATACCCCAAATCAGATTAAAGCAATCAAACAATTACTATTAGATTATAACGGTGATGGCGTTGCTGATTACCAAAATATCAAGAGATTTTTAGTTGATGCAGGTTCTGGAGGAGCCGGCGTGCCTATTACTGACTTCTTCTTAGAGGATTGGGAAGATTCAGACGGATTAATGCATCGAGGATTGATTGATAAGGAATATTCTGCCGAGGAAGCTAGAAACTTCCCTAATGCTATCCCAGACATCGTAAAACTGATGTCCCCATTGAAATATAAGTCTGAAATGTTTGAATCTTTGATTCAAATGATGGATTTAGGTCTGATTGAATTTCCGAATGAGTATGACGGAAAGGGATTCATCAACTTAATTTATGAGATTGATAAGAATGGTAATCGTACTCTGCGTGATTATTTCCCATCTGAGGATGAGGAAAAAATATTAAGCAAGAAAGAAATCACTGTTGATACTCAAATTCACAAGTTAACCACTTATGAAGAGATTGCTTTGAAACAAATTGATCACGCAAAAACTGAATTGGTTAATATTTATCGATTCAAACAGGCTTCTGGCAAGGACAGATTTGATCTTGATCCCCAGAAAGCTAATAAAATGCATGACGATAGAGCCTTAAGGCATAGGGCAAATGCAGCATAATCCATAAACTGCATTTTTAATTCTTTCTGATCAATTTGGGAAAGTCCTGAAGAGGATAACCCACAGCAAGCAGGGAAACCGTGCAGCTGCAACGACTAAGTGAAAGAACTCCATCGGTATTATATGGAGATGCGATAGTCTGGACTCATACTATAACAAAAGAAATATGAGAAATGAGATTAACGTCTCATTCGCCTGTAAGCAGGTCAAAAAGTAACAGAACGATGTAATCGCCATGCTCGCTTGGGAGTTAGCTCAGAGAAGACGTGAGCATATTACTAAGCGTAAACCAAAGAAAACTGATTATACACAACAATTTATTAATATTCGTCCGGCCAAATTTAACTGGAAGCAATACTAGGAGGTGAAAGAACTTGGATAATGTGGCGAAAAAACAAAATGCTGGGAAACCCGTGCGTAAGAATCAACCCATAAAACGTAAAGTTACACAAATGCAATCAGGAAATTATTCAAGACCTTTTGCTTCTACTTTCAGTCAAAGTCAGGTCAATAGTTTAATTTTACAAAAAGCTAACAAAGAAACAAGTCGTAGTTATACTCGTTACACAAAAGCTAAACTACAACAGTATATTCAGAATCCACAATCAAACATTAACAATATCAGAGCTGTTTCTGAATGGTTATACAGAGTAAGTATGCCATATCGGAAACTGATCGAATATTACTCTTCCATGTTGTTATATAACTATCAGCTAGTCCCCAAAGAAGATTTATCGAATGGTGGACAGGCTGATTTCATTACTTCTTACACAGAAGCTGTAAAAGGTGTTCAGCGAATTAATTTTAAAGCCGATATGCCCGGTGTTATTGCAACAGCACTTAGAGATGGTGCTTATTTTGGATTTATTTATGACAATGGCGATGATGAATGCTTTTTATACCAGTTAGAAGCTAAATATTGCAAAGTTACTCAAGTAGACAATGGTGTTTATGGATTTGACTTTGATGCAAGCTTCTTTGATCAGGGAAATAATAGTATTTATCTTGAAGAGTGGGATTCTGTATTTAGCACTGGCTACAATGCTTACAAAAGTAATGGTCAGGATTACAAATGGTTTCAAATTCCTATGGAAACCTCTATTTGTATCATTTCTGGAAACGATCCTCTTCTTCCGCTTCCATATCTACTTCCACTCTTTGTGTCTTTGATTGATCTTTTAGACTATGAAAATTTAATCAAAGCTAAGACAGAGTTGGAAGCAAGTGTCTTATTACTTCAAAAAATCCCATTATTATCTGGTACAAAAGAAATCAATGATTTTGCTGTTGATTTAGATCTTGTACAAGCTATGGATGGACTTTTAAGTGAAGCTGCTCCTTCTTTGGCTGCAACTGCTTACAGCCCATGTGATCTTGAAGTCGTTTCTTTTAAAACAAATGACACGTCTGACACTGACATTTTTGCTAATTCTTTATCTAATTTAATGAGCAAAGTTGGTGTATCTGAAATGTTATTCAATTCTGACAAAGGTGGATCTGTTGGATTGAAACATTCTATAGAAGTTGATGAAACTGTAGCCATAGATTTCTTAGTTAAGATTGAGAGATGGGCTCAAATGTACATCAAAAACAATATTGATGAAAATTATATTATCAAGTTCCACAGATATACATATTTCACACAAGAAGATTATATCAATATGAGAAAAGATGCTGCTGCCTTAGGTGTTCCAGTAAAAATGGAACTTGCTACTTCTTTGGGTTATACGCCTTATGAAGTTATGCAGAATACTGGTTTGGAAAATGCACTGGGATTAGATGAATTATGGAAGCCTCTTAATTCTTCTTATACATCTAATACAGGTACAACTGATTCTAAAGGTGGTGCTGAAGAAAAGAACCTTGATGATATGACTGAGGAAGGCATAGCAACCAGAGAGGAGAATAAAAATGGAGAATAAACCATTCATCTTTTGTATAGATGAGCAACTAAAAGAAAAATTAGAACAAAAATGTAAGCTGTTAAAAGTTGAAAAATGTAAAGATCATACGGTTTATATTTTTGAAAATAAATTGGAAGCCGTAGATATGGAATTTTCATTAGATGACCGTATGAAGATGGTTTTCACAAATAAAATGACATTCTAGACCGCTGAGGTCTTTTTTTAGTTGTAAAAAACAAAAAGAAAGGCGGTGAAGATGAAATTTGGCTAAAAATAAACAAAAAACAAAAATGAGTTTAAAATACAGTGCCTATATTGAGGATATTGTGTCTGCAAATAGCACTTTTGATAAAGGAATGTTACACATTGCTTATGAGGGCAAAAACCGAAATGGTAGCTATATTAGTACAAAATCATTTGAAAAAGCTACTTCTTCTCTTGCTTACGTACCTCTTGTAGCAAATTATTCAATCGATGAAGACAAGATTGGTTCTCACGACTCGACATTTAGAAAAGATAAGAACGGGGTTTTGAAAGAATACAATCTGACTGATCCATTAGGTGTAATTCCTGAGTCTCCACAGTGGTATTGGGAAAATGTTACTGAAGATGATGGCCGTGTGAAGACTTATTTTTGTTGTGAGGTCCTTCTGTGGAAACGTCAGGCAGTTTATGACCACATCAAAGAAAATGGCATTACAGATCAATCCATGGAGATTGGTGTTAATTCATATGAAATGGTTGATGGTGTGTGTCATGTTACTGATTTTGAATTTCAGGCGTTCACATTGTTAGAGAGTGCTCCACCATGTTTTGAATCAGCATGTTTAGAAACATATAGTGCAGATACTTTCAAAGAATCAATGGATGAAATGTTTGAAGACTTTAAACAGTACTGTTTTGAAATGAAAAACACAGAAATCACAAAGAAAAAGGAGGAACATGACTTGAATAAGAAAGAACTTATCAAATCTTTTGGATTTGATCCAGAGTCTCTTGATTTTGAATATGCAGACATGGACGAAAAAGCCTTGACTGAAAAATTAACACAGATGAAAGAGACAAAAGAATTCTTACTGTCTAGTAATCTCGGAGAAGCTATGAGTGAAGCTTTTGCTGATCAGAAAGTTAAAACCGACTGGGGAAGCTATTCTAAATATTTTGTAGTGGACTATGATCTAGACAGCAGAGAAGTTTATGCTTACGACAGAGAAGATGGATACAAATTATTTGGATTCAGCTTTGATGTTGCAGGCGATGAAGTTAAAGTTGATTTTGACTCTAAGAAAAGAAAGAAATATACAATTGTAGATTTCGAAGGTTCTGAGGAACCAGCTGAAGACTTCTCTCTTGCTGATATTGTACAACCTGAGATTGATAAAGCTAAATATGAAGCTGAAAAAGCAACTGAAAAGACAGTTGAAGAAAAATATACAGCAAAAATTGGTGAATTAACATCCAAGGTTGCTGATTATGAAGCAATGGAACCTGAATTAGAAACTCTTAGAGAGTTTAAGAAAGAGGCTGACAAGAAAGAAAAGACAGCCATGTTAGATTCTTTCCAAGAAAAATTAAAAGGTTCTGAAGAATATTCTGCTCTATATGAACAGATCGAAAAATTCTCTGTTGGAGAGTTAGAAAATGAATGTTTAAAAATCATTGGAAAAGCTGCTATCAGTGGTGAATTTGCTTATAAAAATCCTGCTAAACATAAATTTGGTATGAGTGTTGGTGGAAAATCACCTGAATCTACAGCAAATAAACCATATGGTTCATTATTTGATGATTTTGAAAAATAATACATGAATTTTGAAGGATACCTGTGTGGTGTCTTTTTTTAATGTCTAAAAACAAGGAGGAAAATTTAATGGCAAATACAAAATACGGTGTTGTCGAGACAAGTAAGATCAATGCTACTTATCTCGGTGGTGGACACATTTTTTCTGTAGTTGACGATGCTGCTGCTATGGAAAATGGAATGATTGTTGCTCTGGGTGATCCAGTAGAAACAAGTGGAAATGAAGAATATAAAGCAGCTACACCTACAAAAGGTAGTCAGGTTGTTTTAATTGCTAATCCAGCATTAATTTATGATCAGTCTACAACAGTTGGACAGGCTGAATACAACTATGTGATCGAAGCAGGTAAAAGTGCTCGTGCTTATACTCTTGTTCCAAGAGATATGTATGGAATTTCTGATTATCTGATCACAAAAGCTGCTGGAGAAAAAGTTACAGTTGGTAACTTAGTTGTTGCAAAAGATCGTAAGTATCAGGAAATTGCTAAAGCAACAGCTGTTACAGATTATGGATTTGTAGCGAAAATTCGTTATACATACATCAAATCTGGTGTAACTATGGTCATGCTTGAAGTAATGAAAAACACAGAAGTGGCTACAGCGTAATAAGGAGGGGAGAAATATATGTTAAGACTTATGAAATTTAGCGAACTGGGAGAAACAGTTCAGGCTGTTTTTGAACAAGGCGAGCAGGAATATATGGACTTCTCTGCTTTAATGTTAGACACAGCTAACGACAAAACGAAGAAAATTGACGGTGTTGCAGATGCTAAAAGTGCTGCTAATACTGTTATCAGAAAGAAATTTGCTCAGGTTCTTGGAGTTGCTGAAGATGAAAAGAATCGTAAAGTTCTTAGAAAAGCTATCCGTAGACATCAGCCAGAAGTTTTCGAATTGTTAGAGGAGACATTAGAGAACTTACTTGTAAGTGGATGGGGAGACAATCCTTTCTTCATGGAATGGGTTGATCAGAGAAACTTAGCTGACGGAGATCAGAATGTATTCTATGTTGAAGAGCAGGCTGTATTAACAGTTAGTAGATTCGCTGGTAATCATCATGACTTAATCCGCCAGAAATTAGGAATCGGAGAAAGCTTCTCTGTTACTACAGACTGGTATGGAATTAAGATCTATGAAGAGTTTGAGTTATTCATGGCAGGTAGACGTGACTTTGCTGCTATGATCACAAAAGTATATGAAGCTTTTGACAGAAAGATCAATGACATGATCTATGAATCTTTCATGGGAGCTGATGAAAAATTACCTACAGACTTAAAGATCACAGGTAAATTAGAAGCTGATAAATTAATTGAAGCTGTTCAGAATCTTGAAACAGATACAGGTAAAGAAGTTGTTATCTGTGGTACAAGATCTGCTATTTCTCAGGTTATCGCTCTTTCTCCATCTGCTTGGATTTCAGACGATATGAGAAATGAAAGACATACAACTGGTACATTAGGACAGTTTGAAGGAATCAGATTAATGGCTATCCCTCAGGTTAATGAACAGGGAACAAGAAACAAAAAGCTTGACAATAAGAAATTACTGTTAATGCCTATTGATCCTGATAACAAACCTATCAAACTTGTTAATGAAGGTGAAGCTATTGTTAAACAGGTCAATGATGGCGCAACAAACCAGGATATGACATATGAGTACGAGTTAATGCAGAAACTTGGTATCAATGTTGTTATCAACCAGTTATTCGGAACTTACAAATTTACAGTAGGATAAAATCTGAGCCAGTTAAATGCTGGCTCTTTTGATATTAAAAAGGAGATATAAAATGCCAGAAACTAATAAAACTAACACAGAAAATGCAGTCGAGGAAAAAGCTGCTGCTAAGTCCACAGCGAAAAGAACTAGAACAAAAAAAGCTACTCCTAAACCAGAGCCAAAAGCTCGTGTGTTTGACAAGGAGGAATTAATTCCTTGTATGTCAGTAACAACAGGAGAATTAATTTATCACGAAACATTCGCAAAATCTCGTACTCGATATGAGTGGCTCCAGTATGGAGAAATTACTGATGTTGAGTATCAGGACTTAAAAGCAATGTTAGCCAGAAAATCCGATTACCTGTTTTATCCTTATTTTATTGTTATGGATGAAGATTTCTTAAAGGAAAACCCTCAGTTACAGGAAATTACAAATCAGTTCTATGGATTAGATGATCCTAGAAGTTTCTTTGATAAGACACCAGATGCCTTAGAGTCATTCTTAAACAATGCTCCTGAAGGAGTTAAAGATGCTGCTAGAACAGCTGCTGCAAAACTTATTAAAGATGGACAGTTAGATAGTATTCGTATTGTGAAAACAATCGACAAATCACTGGGAACTGAGTTTGCTAAGTTAGTGCTCTAGGAGGTATATTATGACCTCTTATGAACGCATCTACTCTGTTTTCTTATTAAAGATCGAAGATTATGATTTTGCTGATCTATCTGATAAAGATGCCAATGAAATGCTGTTAGGTTATTTAACTGCAAGTATTTCTAAGTTTAGCAAATGTACTTCTGATCTTTCCAAGAGAGATGATACTGAAGGGGTCTTTGAAGATGATCTTTCAGATATTGAAATTGAAATCTTAGCCTTGTCTATGGTAGAAGAATGGATTCGCCCTCAGGTGAACTCTACTCTTCTTACCAAACAGATTTTTGGTGGAGCTGAAGAAAAATTTTATGCTCAATCAAATCAATTAGATAAGGTAATGGCCTTGAGAGATCAGATCAGAGTAGAAAAACAAAAAGCTTACAGAGATTATCAAACAGAAAAATTTAGACAGAACAATAGTTAGGAGAAATGTATGAATAGCAAATATGGAAATTTTCCAAAGGAGCAGATCCATGCTCATAAAAAGACTATTCAGAATTCCATCTTCAAGCTGTTATATATGCGTGAAGAAAAAGATCCTAATTTGGATAGATACTTTGCAGGATTATTATGGAAATTATCTGGATACAATAAAATCTTTTCTAATCAGACAGTCGTATTAGATCTTCTTGCTATCTTAGCTCAGGCTAGAGATGAAGCATTAAAAGAAGATTACGATCATGCAGCTTATAGAAAAGCTATTCTCGATGCTACATCACTTGTTGACCATATCAAGGAGGATGATGTAGATGAGTCTAGAGAGTTATAGAAATAGGTTAAATAATGGTGCTCATAGTACTGCTGCTTCTAAAAAGTACAGAGCCCATTCGCTGAAAGCTATGGATGTCACATTCACAAAGGACCCCGCCTTTCGGGAATGTAGGATATTAGGTGAAGATGTTGACGCAAAGTTTTTAGCATATACAAAAAACAGTATCAGTAAAGATGCGATTGATTATCATCTACAGTTTAGACCGGGTGTTAAGTATCCTTTGGGAACTTACGTAGATATTCCTGTCAATGATGATGAGGAATTTAGTACTTGGTTAATTGTTGATCATGATAATCATCCTCTTTTCTATCGGTACAATATTCTTCTTTGCAATTGGACTTTTAAGTGGGTTGCAAATGGGAAAGTGTATTCATGTCTTGGTGCGATCCGTAGCCGAAATTCGTAAATTTGTGCGCACTATCAGGGAAACTTGTTAGTGAAAAAGCTCTCTTTTTGCTGGAAACTCCTTAAAGTTATTTTACTACAACGTGGTCATGAAATATGGGCGAGCGTGAATGTTTGAAAAAAAATAAATTGGACAATCAGCCGGGAAGTCTCGAACAGAGAAACCTTCAACGAGCAAAGTAGGGCAAGTGCCTGAAAATGGGAGCCACCTAAGTTGTATTCACAATATGGTGTTGATGTGCTCTTCTCTTATGTGAAAGCATAAGGATTTTAGTTTACATAAATAGTTAATTAAAACAGGACAGGAGGTAGCTCCTCTTTTGTTGTGCTCCTAACACAACAATTACTGTCTTTTTTATATTGAAATTTTTAGGAGGAAATTCAATGAAATACGAAACAGATTATTATAGAAATTTATTTAAAGAAGGAAAAACTTTATCAGAAATTGTAGACATTACAGGAGATGGATATCCTGAAATTCATAAAATTATAAAAGATTTAAAGGGTGGACGTTTTACTCATAATGATGTTTCACAAAAGCATAAAGACGATATGGCTCAAATGTATAGAGATGGAGTTTCTTCTGTAGCAATTGGTAAAAAATATGGTGTCAATCATAAATTTGTTGGAAGGATTCTGGACACTTATGGAATCAAAAGAATTGGCAATGGCCAAAGAACTTATAAAGTAAATGAACATTATTTTGATGAAATAGATACTCCAGAAAAAGCTTATATTTTAGGATTTTTAGATGCAGATGGTTCTAATTATATGCCTAAACAGACTATATCTATGTCTTTACAGAAAGGTGATCGTCCTATCCTTGAAAGAATTAATAAAGAAATTGGCAATGAACATCCTTTAAGATTTGTAGATAATTCTAATAAGCATGATTTTGGATATACATATCAAGATCAATATACTTTATTAATCTTTAGTGCATATATGTGTCGTCAATTACAGTCACTTGGAATGGTTCCAAGAAAAAGCTATTGTTTAGAATATCCAACATGGCTTAGAGAAGATTTACATTCTCATTTTATTAGGGGATATTTTGATGGAAATGGCTGTGTAAGAAAAAACATTATTTCTATCACATCTACTAAAAAGTTTTGCTCTAAATTTTATGAAGTGATATCTAAATTTTTTCCAGACATAAAAGCTAATTTAAGACCAGCAAAAAAGGGAAACGACTTTACTGGAGTAATTGATTTTTATGGTGAAAACGGAAAAATAGTCGCTGATTGGATGTATAAAGACGCTAATATATATCTACAACGAAAATATGATAAATATCTTTCTTTATATGTAAATTAAAACTATTTAAGCTAACGACTTAAATATAAAACTAAGAACAATTCTGGTGTGTGGACCGATTATTTGATCACGAGTATAGAAAACCAGATTTCATTCTGGGTTCCAACAAATGATGTTACAAACACCATAGACTACGATACACGATTCTTAATTACACGTAACCCATTACATCCAGTGGCATGGAAGGTTACAAAACGAGAGGATGCAGTTCCTCTTGGAATTACAAAAATTACATTAAAACAAGATGCTTTCAACGGTCACACAGATAATGTGGACGAATTAATTGCCGATTATTATAAAACCGAAGTTCCACCAACTCTTGAAACTGATGAAGACAAGCCTACGTTACCTGATCTTCCAGATGATAAATTGGTGATCAACTTTGCTGGTGCTAAACCACAGATTAAATGTGGCGGTAGTGCTAAAAAATTCTCTACTATTATTAAACGTGGAGATGGTACTACTTCTTCTCCTGAAAAAGTGGAGTGGAATGTTATAGTGCCACAGGGTCACTTAGATGACTTTGACATTGTTTGTGATGACACAACAGTGAATATCAAATGTCATAAAGTGTACTCTCTAATTGGTGAGACAATCACCATCCAAGCATTTGTAGATGATTTAACAGCTGAATTTCAGACGGAGGTGATTGGACTATGATAAGAGATTTTCAGAACATAAATGATGATATTATCTACAAGAAAAGGATTATTAAAGAAATTCTTTACAATGATTCTGATATTATCGAGCTTTTGGATAACCCAAAACTTGATCCAAACTCTCCAGATGAATATTTGGGAGTAAACATATTCCCCGCAGTTCATATTGAACCAGTACAATCTGAAGTCCAGAATTTCATTTGTTTCGACATTGATGATGTAGATATCAATGACAGAAATGGGATGATGAAAGAACAGGTATGTACTTTTAGAGTATTTTGCCACGAAGATAATCTCGCTACTCCTTATGGGGCTGAAAGACATGATCTTTTAGGATATTGCATTAGAGATAATTTTCAGTGGAGTAACAATTTAGGATTTCAAATGAAACTTACATACGATGTGTCAGGAACTACTGATACCAGATATGTTTGCAGGACATTGAAATTCCGAGTGATCACTCCAAGTAATCCTTATCAGGGACGAATGGACAATAGAAATAATGCCCATAACAATGTCTCACATGAGGAAATTCCTGACAATACGGTAGATCATGGATAAAGACCTGTCTATCATTTTCGGAGATGATTATTATATCAATGATGCAATAAGTATTCATCAGCCTACTCTTAGAGACATAAAAGAGATGGGTGAAGACAAATACTTCCAAGCTGTATTTACGTTAACCTGTATTCCTAGTGATATGAAATATAGGCTTTTTAAATTGGGATTAGACTATGAAGAAGTTGAAGACTTTGATTTATTTATGCTCATGGCTCCAACTCTTGAAACTGACATATCTCAACGATTGTTCATGGGAGTTGATCTCAGTAAATTTGAGATGGCTCAAAATCAAGTAAATGGAGACCTTGTTCTTGTTGATATGGAAGACGACATCATGATTGACAAGCTAGCCTATATCAAAATATGTGATTATTTTAGATCTTTGCACGGCCTCAAACCTAAAGTAGAAATCGCTGGTAACGAAGAAACTAAAAAAATCCTTATTGAAGAAGACAAGATGAAATATGAAATGAATCAAAACAAAGAGTTTGAACCAATACTTCTTCCTCTTGTTATCTCAATGGTAAATACTGAAGAGTTCAAGTATGATTATCAATCTGTTCAAGATTTAAATATCTCAGCTTTTATGTCTAGCGTTGAACAGATTCAGAAAAAGAAACAAGCTGTTGCACTTTTACAAGGATGCTATTCAGGTATGATAGATACCTCAAAAATTAAAACCGAAGACCTTAATTGGATTAAGTAGCTCTCATGGAGCTGCTTTTTTTATACAAATTTTTAAATATTTCAAGGAGGATTAAACATGGCAAGTACATTCGACATTAATAACTTTGTCATCGATAGATGCTTACGTGCAATCATGGTAGATACAGACACAGGAGAAATCTTATGGTCTATTAATCAGATTACAGAGCCATCTATCAAATGCGAGTCTGACACAACTCAGGCTACTGATGCTCTTGAAGTTCCTATCATGGAATTCGATAGAGCTAAGAAAGCTACTTTCTCTGCAACTAACTCTTTATTCGATTTAGGATTAGCTGCTGCTCAGTTTGGTACAAAGAAACAGGTTGCTGATGCTGAGTCTAAAGTAATTGCTACAGCTTTCGAAACAATTGATATTGCAGCTGGTACTGCTGTTACATTAAAACACACACCTACAGAGCAGATTAAATACATCTATGAATTAAAAGGTGATAGCACATTAGGAAAGAAATACACTAATGGTGCAGCTGCTAGTGATGATAAATTTGTTCATGCTAAAGGAACAGATAGTGTAACATTACCAACTGGCTTATCTAAAGGTTCTCAGTTATTCGTTGAATACGAATATGAGACAGATGAAGCTGTTAAAGTAACTAACAGTGCTACAAAATTCCCTAAAGCTGGAAAACTGATTGTACAGATTTTAGGTGCTGACGTATGTAACGTAAGTACACTGTATAATGCTTATCTTGTATTCCCACAGGCTAAGTTAAGCTCTAATGTGGACTTAACATTCTCTACTGATGGTAAACATCCATTTGAAATCCAGTGTATGCAACAGTACTGTGATAAAGAAAAGAAACTTTTCGATATCATCGTACCAAAAATGCCTACAGAATAATCAAATTTAAAAGCTGTCTTATCAGATGATAAGGCAGCTATTTGATTGGAAACGATTTAGAAATGGAGGAATATCATGGGAGAAACGAAACAGAGAACCTGTTTTTGTTGTGGGAAGGCATATCACTACTGTCCTCATTGTGATGTCGATAGAGATAAACCATCTTGGTATTTTATCTTTGATTCAGACAATTGTAGAAAAGTATTTGATGCTTGTCAGAGATATTCTACAGGCGAATGCAATGCTGAACAAACAAGGCAAAAACTGGACAAGTGTGATTTAACTAACAAATCTGACTTTCTCCCTGACGTTTTAGGCGTTATTGAGAAAGCTTTTCGCTGAGACCAACAAAACGGCTCAATCCCCTTCCTCTTCTCCTTCTTCTTACTCTCGTGGTAAGAAGAAATGGAGATAGGTTTGCGGATCTCTTAGTGAAAAGAAATGATCACTGAGAGACACATAGCCATTAGGTTTTATGTGTCTCTCTTTTTTTAATTATAAGCAGGAGGAACTATGAAAACTACAAGTGGAATTACCGGGAAGACTTATGAACCGGATGAATGTGTATTTATTCCAAATATGCTTCAGAATTTTAAATACTTAAGCTATGGAGCTGAACTTTTGGATATCATTCCAGACAATAGATTCGATCAGAACAAAATTTTATTTGTTTGGAACAGAGAAGACACTAAGCACCTGTATGATGCTTGGTGTAAACATGAATTAATTTAGAACATTATGGCAGCAGGTACTTCTGCTGTTTTTAGTATACGGATTTTATAAGGAGGACTATGAGCGAAAAGAAACAAAGAGACAGTAAGTACAATGTTAGTAAGCGAACTGATAATCGTATGTGTGATGGGATCGTATTTGACTCTGCTCTTGAAATGAGATTTTATAGAGACGCTGTTCTTCCGGGTATTCTTTCAGGGGAAATCACCTATTGTGAACGGCAGAAAGAATATTTATTACAGGAAGGATTTGAACATCAAGATAAAAAATATCTTCCTATTAAATATGTGGCAGATTTTGTACTTACATATAAAGACGGACATGAAGATGTCATTGACGTAAAAGGTATGCCAGATCATGTGGCACCTATGAAAAGAAAATTACTTCTATATAAATATCCTCATATCAACTTTTATTGGGTAGCATACTCAAAGATTGATGGTGGATGGAAAACTTATGAATATATTCAGTCTCAAAGAAGAAAGAGACGCAAAGAGAAACAGAAAAAAGAAAAGGAGAAATAACTATGGGAGAAAATACAGTAAATTTAGACACTATTATTGAGGAATTCAATAGCTCTGTAGAGGGAGCTACATTAGAACATGCTATCCCAAGCTTAAAAATTGGTCATTATGTTCCAATTGCAATAAAAATTACTGCAATTGAAGAAATCATTAAGGCATTAGGAAAAGAAAGCGAAAGCTATACTGTTACTGTAAATTCAATCAGTGCTTATCATGTATTGATCACTACTGCTCTACAGCTTTATACAAATATTGAGTTTGAAGGAGAAAGTACTTACGAGGTATTAGATTCTCTTGCTGAAGCTGGATTGATTGACAGAATCTTAGAGGAAATTGGAAAGGATTTTGAAGAATTTAAAAAGCTATATAAATTAGCTTGGGAAGACCATATGAGGAATCATAATTCTTTAGAAGCCATTGTTTCAAGGGAATTAAGATTTATTAATCTAAGCGTTCAGGAAGCTATTGTAGAAGGTGCCAAAGGAATTGATAGTACTGAAGTTATGAAAACAATGATTGAAAAATTAAAAGTAGAATAATTTAAAAAGAGTCTCATGTGAGGCTCTTTTTAATGGAAGGAGAATTACATGGGAAGAGTTGAAGAAATTCTTACAAAGATGAATGTTGAAGCTGCAAACATAGCAGCTGAATTAGCATCTAAAAAAGTACAGGAAATTGCAGAAATGGCTACAGATACCTTTTATAAAGGCTATGATCCTGAACAATATGGGCGAAGCTATGGGCTGTATGCTGCTAGTCAACCCTATATTAAAAAAATCAGTGCTCCAGGGACTGCACAAGGAGGAGTTATTACTTCTTCAGGTAGTATGCCTGGATATTACCACCAAAGGACTGATGTAGTATATGACTGGGATTTTGTGGGCGGTGAACACGGAGGAAAAAAAACTGTCCCAGTAATTACAAAACCTAGTCCTTTTAAATTAATTGAAAATACTGTAACAATGGGTGAGGATATGATTGCTGCAGAATGTATTGAAGAAGCCGTAGGAATTGTTAATGCTAAATATGGCAACGAATTAGCTGAAGCATTGGCTGAAGATATTGTACAGGGGGTGAAATAATAAATGGCAGAAGGAACAACACACGTTATATCTATTGGCGCCTCTATAGGTGTCAGGGTAGATGAAGCTTCCGAAGTAAGAGCAAAACAAAAACTTCAAAATGATTTTAAAGATATTAAAGTTCCTGTTGGAGCAAAGGTGGATGCCAATGCTATCCGTGATGTTGCCAAACAAATAAATGATCACATTAAGAAAACAGGAAAAACTAAATTTAATTATAATTTTCAATCCGATGATTTAGTGGAAGCTCAAAACAGGGTTGATGATCTTAAACAAAAGTATAAAGAACTAAAAAATTTACGGGACATGGCTTCTAACCCAAGTTTTAAGCGTGCTACTGTTAGAAACATTGAAGAAAATGGCTCATACATGACTGGCCTCATCAAATCAAAAGAACATGCTAGAGATATCAATAATGATTTTTATGATGCTGCCATGAAAATATGGAATGAGGATATGGGGCCTCGAGCCAAAAAATCTATTGGAGAGAGCAACTTTAAAAAGAATGTGATGAATGCTTGGGAAGCTAAAAAAGTTACCATTGACAACGCTGTTGGTAGCATTAACAGAATCACATCAAAAAAAGATTGGATAAATAATCCAGACTATGTAAACAAAGTTGTTGATAATTTAAGTAAAGCCAAGATCGCAGAAAATTATATTAAGCAATTCACACAGAAAAACGCTACAGGAAGCAAATACTATAAAGAACTTTTTAGTAAATTTGATATTGATACAGACTCTCTTCTCGGTGGCTTAAACGATGGCGTTGAAGAAGCTATATCTTCATTATTAAAATCAAGAATTGATGAAGTCAAAAAAGATCTTCGATCTGCTGTAGGAAAGACTAAAAGACTAAACAAAAAATACAGCAAAGAATGGGATGATTACTTAGCTGGTGTTGGAATTGTTGTCGAAGACAAGGAAATTAGTACTCAAAAATACAATGGAGCTAAGCGAAGTACCGAAAATCTCATTAGGAAGAAAGAAAACGGTGAAGATCTTTCTAAAGAAGATTTAGAAAAAATTCAAAAGAATAAAGAAATTATGGAGTCTTACACTCCTAAAGAAGGTAGTAATGTTCAGCCTATTACAGAAGAGATGAAGAATTTCTTTGAAGCGGCGAATAAGCAAATGTCCTTAATGCAACGAGAGATTGCAAAAGATTTTGAAATGCCTAAAGACATGGATCAAATGAGCTCAGAGAGCCTTACTACTGCTTTCCAAGATGCTAGAAATTATATTAACGCTTTTAATGAGAAAATTAAAAACAATCAAGAAATCTATGCAGAGGAAGCCAAAGGGATTGAGGAAGCTGTTAAAACCATTGACAAATATAAAGAAATTAAAGCAAAAGATGGTGCTTCTATTAAGGATGATTGGTCAAAAACCAGTCGTGATTGGTTAGAAAAAAACAGAGAAAATATTTATAAGCTGAATGATAAATCAGTATCAGGGACAGTTGATAAGGTAAGTTCTTCTGGTAATGATAGTATCACGAAAGATGAACAAGTTACAGAAAGTGAACATCCTAAAGAATCTTCTGTAAAAGTTACTGCTGACACTTCTCAGTTAGAATCTGCGTTAGCTAAGGTTGATGAAAAGATTGCTTCTTACGAAAACAAAGATATTGTTGTTAATCTTAAAGCAAATGATTCTGAGTTAAATACAGTTTTACAAGGAATTAACGAATTAAGATCAAAAGACAATATTGATATTGCTATTAATTTTAAAGCCAATACAGAAAATATTGATACTGTTCTACAGGGGATTAATGAATTACGTTCCAAGGATAATATTGATGTTGCTGTTAATTTCAAAGGGAATGCAGAAGATCTTGAAAAAGCTATTAGTTCTACCCAGAAGTTGAAAGATGATTCTAATGGTAAAGACACTAATATTGATATCAATGTTAATGATGAAGAATTAACACAGGCTGAAAGCAAGCTTACTTCTTTAAGAGAAAAAGCTTCTGAGCCTATTAAAGTTAGTATCAATACTGATGCTGTATTAGATGATTTGGTTGCTGTTGAGAAGATTATCAATGACCTAAAAAAGAATCTTGATTTAAAAGTTAAATTCAATACAGGACAGTCTTTTACAGACAAGAAAGCTTCTGATATTGAGACTATGACAAATAAGATTGCTAATCTAGCTGACAAGTCTACTGCTTATTCTGCTAAGATCGCAGGTGCTTTTGCTGGTATTGGTAGTTCAATTCGTGAAGTTACAAGACTGGTTGATAACTTAAATAAGAAATTTAATCTTACTGGTGAGATTGCTACTGGCTTGAAGAACATGAACAAGGTTTTAGCCGGTGGAAATGTTGGTGGAGCAAACGATGGTACAGCATTAGGGAATACTAATCCTAAATCTGATCGTGTTAAAAATGCTGCTGACAGAGCTTTATCAAAGACCATTGTTAGTCAAAATCTTGAACAATATACAACAGAATTTGCGACTAAGGTTGAAGCTACAGTTAACCGAATTAGAGATTTAAAAGAAAAACATAGTGGAGATGTTTTCTTTGATAATAAAGAAATTGAGGAAGATATTAGAGAGCTTAATAGACTGAACGCTGAGCTTACTGAACATGGTAGACTTAGAAACCAATTTAAGCTCCAGAACAATCAGGGAACTGTTATCGGAGAAGGATTATCCTTAAATGATTTCAATGAAGCTAAAGCTGAAGAATTATTTAGAGCTTCTGGTGTAAACAGTAACATTCTTGAAACCAGTATGGGTAGAAATGGAATGGCTGCTTATATTAAAGCAAGATCAAGAGATGATGGAAAGCTTGAAAAGTATGCTATTAATTTTAATCAGGATACTGGTATTGCTAGATCACAGCTTAAGAGTCGTTCTGAATATAAGAGTTTGTTCGGACAAATTGTTGGAGATATGGGTCAAGAAGTTACTAAGTTAAGTAAGTACTTGATCTCAATGGGTGGAATTGATGTCGTATGGCAAGGATTCCAACAAGGAATTGAAAGCATCAAAGAAATGGATGCTGCAATGACAGAGTTAAAGAAAGTCACAAGTGATACGAGTGATGTTTATGCTACTGTCGAAAAAGATATGTATGCTACTGGTAAAGATATCGGTAGAGATGCTGTGGAATTAACTAAATCTACTGCTGATTGGGCTAGATTAGGTTATAACACACAAGATTCTGAGAAGATGTCTAAATGGACAGGTATTCTCATGAATGTATCAGAATTTGAGCAAGTAGATGATGCTACTAATGCATTGATTTCTATCATGCAGGGATTCAATAAAGGTGCTGATGATGTAGAAAATGTTGTTGATGTTTTGAATAATATCGGTAACTTAGAGCCTATTTCATCAGATGAGATTGCTAGTTCATTACAGAGATCTGCTAGTGCTTTACAGGCGGCAGGTGCTAACTATGAACAGTCAGTTGCTCTTACTACAGTTGGGAATTCCGTCGTGCAAAATCCTGAGAGCGTTGGAGCTGGTTTAAAAACAGTATCCTTAAGAATTCGAGGCACTGATATGAATGTGCTTCAAGAAGCAGGTGAAGATGTTGATGGTTACATTCAGAACACATCTCAGTTGAGAGATCTCATTAAAAATCAAACTAAAGTAGCATCAAACGACTACAAAGGCTTTGATTTATTAAAAGATGATGGATCTTATAAAAATCCATATGAATTTTTACTTGGATTGGGTAAGATCTGGAGCGAAATTGGTTCTACCGATGGTGGTGACCTTAAACAAGCTTCTATTTTAGAGAAAATTGCAGGAAAAAATAGAGCTAATATTGTTGCCAGTATTTTACAGAAGCCAGAGATGCTTGAAAAAGTCTACAACGAAACACAAAACTCAGAAGGATCAGCTCTTCGTGAAAACGAAACTCAACTTGATTCCATCCAAGGTAAAGTTGATCAGCTGACAGCAAGTTTCCAAGAAATGTGGAACACTTCTATTTCTTCTGATTTTATCAAAGGACTTGTAGATGCTGGAACTCAAATAACAAATTTAGTAACTAAAGCTGGGCTTCTTAGAACAGCCTTTATGGGTGCTTTAGGAGTCGCAGGAGCGAAAGGAAAGCTGGGTAGGGCAAATTATCAGTTGTCCTCATGTACAATGCCCAGAGCAATCTAGTGGTAACACAGAACGAGTTTGTATCGAAATGGTGATACAAATAAGAGATTGCTTAGAAAACAACCGAAACTGAAATACTTTTTGATAATTTATGTACGGGAACTGTTAAACGATATTGATTACTAACTTAGTACAGTGATGTATTAAGGGCAAGGGGTAATTCCTAAGATATAGTAATAAGATCAATATTTATACAGAATCCGCAGCGAAGCCTCTATATTAGAGGAACGTCCATCGATCATAATGGGAATCTGGTTAACTCACCTTACGAGTGACATCAGAAAGGGATGATCAGAACTGTATGCGAATGTGCCGCTAGAAAATTATCAGCATGGAAACATGCTTGCACATAGGGAAATGAATTTTATATGATATATTATAAATACTTATTAACATAATTTAATACTCTTTTTATACTGCTCTAGCAGACTTACCACATTAATTGAGTCTTAAAACATTAGGTAGAGCCTGGTGTTTTAAAGGGGTAGTAAATTAGCCATATATGCATAGAAGGATAAGCAAATCATCAGCACCATCTGTTCTATGCCATTTGGTGCACCTTTCTGAAGAAAAGGAGAATTTAATATGGCAAATTTAACAAAAGCAGAAAATGAAGTAGGAAATAACAATCAGATCATGAACTTCGTAAATGACGAATTTGGATCAATCAGATGCGTTGAGATTGACAATGAACCTTGGTTTGTCGGAAAAGATGTATGCATAGCTTTTGGAGATACAAATCACAAGCGTAGCTTGCGTAGAATTGACAAAGCTGACAAAACAATGGCAAAAATTCAAACCGCTGGAGGAATGCAAAACATCACAGTTCTTAATGAATCAGGACTATATTCATTATTATTCTTAATGCAACCTGCTAAAGCAAAGGGGGTGTCACAAAATGACCCCCTTATTGAAGAGAGAATTGAAAAATTACATCGTTTCAAAAGATGGGTAACATCTGAGGTTCTTCCACAGATTAGACGTACTGGTGGATATATTCCATATAAAAATCTGTCTGAAGCAGAGTTTGTACTTAAGGCACTGGAAATTCAGCAAGCTACAATCGCAGAGCTTAGAGGGGAACTTGAAGCTTCCAAAGAAGATGTAGATTTTGCAAGATGTGTTACTGCTTCTTCTGATACGATCGACATGAATACAATGGCCAAATTGTTGCAGAATGATGGATATGACATTGGAAGGAATCGCCTTTTCGAAATTTTGAGAAACAATGGAATCCTGATGCGGGACAACATGCCATATCAGAGATACGTTGAGAACGGATGTTTTGAAGTTGGCGAACATGTGATTTGCAATGTGATTGTTCCACAGACTTATGTAACTGGTAAAGGTCAGAAACTTGTTTACAGAGTTGTTGGGGATCTTGAAGATTAAAGTTTGGTGAGATTGTTGTTGATAGGGGGTCGTGAAATGCGACCCCTTTTTGAAATTAAATTTATATTAAAAGGAGTTTATGGAGATATGGGAAGAGAAAATTATAGATTAGATACTAAAGTTGTTAGTGGATATGATATTACAAAAGATTGTGGAGTTCACTCAGAAAGAGAAAGTTTATATATAACTTCTATTGACGTTGCACACTTCTATGAAAAAAAACATAGCAATGTGTTAAAGAAAATTCACAATTTTATTAAAGACTTGCCTCAATTGGGTGGGACATATTATATCTTAGATTCGTATAAGGATAAAAAAGGACAGTATAGACCAATGTATAAAATGAATCAAAAAGGGTTCACTCTTTTGATGAGTAAATTCACAGGGAAGTCTGCTCTTTGTCTTACATACCAATACATTGATGACTACTCTAAAGCAATTGAGCAGATTACTAATCTAATGAATAAAATTGCTACTCAAAGCAACGAAAATACATAAGGTAATGATTCGTTACCTCATAAATGGAGAAAAGGCATCCCTACCTCCTAGGAATGCCTTTGTATGAAAATAATTAATTGGGAAACTAATTATTCTATGATGTTTCTAATTATAACTTATGTTTCCAAATATTGCAAGGTTAATTGTAAAAAAGAGGTATCTTTATAAACCTCTCTTCTCCTTTAATTCCAGATACACAAAAGGCTCACTGAATTGTGAGCCCCATGTGTGTTATTACTTTGAGATACAATACACATCTCTTGTTACAAAATTAGTATAGAATATTGCATTAGCGATTGTCAAATACATATTATACCAGTGTGAAAATAGGGTATTTCCCTGCCCTTGAGTAAACAGTTTGCTTGTACACTATAATAAAGAAACTGGTAAAAATGAATTTCCAATTGGTAGTGCTATTCTAAATACGTTTAGTCCTACAAGACGTAAGGCTAACTATGAGAATATGCAAGCTGATCAAAGTAGATTGCAGGATTTCTTTAGTAATAGCATGGTTCCTGAAATTTTTGGTAGTAAATCCGCCAAAGAAAAAGAGGACATGTTTAAGCGACTTCAGAATGAAATGAAGACTGAAAAAGGTCGTGATACAGCTAGTACTCTTTACGGTCAAGCTAAGCAAAATAATTATGATCTTACTGATAAGAAAAATACTTATGGAAAAGGCCTTGAGAAGTTTAATGAAGCTGTAGAAAAATCTGGTAGCATTGCTCAATCTGCTGCAGGTGGAATTTCTGGTGCTTTTGAAAAGATCAAAGCTTCTGGTATTGCTGCTAAGGCTGGTGCTTTTGCTGCTAATGTTGGTATCGGTTTAGCTGCTAGTGCTCTTATGCAATTAGGTGCTATGGCACTTTCTTGGGTTGGTACAAAGATTCAAAAAGCTGCTACCTATGATAAAGATAAAATAGAAGCTGCTGACAAAACACGTACAAACTATCAGGACAAATTATCTGATACAAAAACTAATATCTCTACTCTTAAAGGAAACAAAACTGAGTTTGAATCCTTATCTAAAGGTGTGGATGAATATGGTAATAACATCAGCTTAGATACTTCTTCTTATGAAAGATTCTTAAATATCCGTAAGGAAATTTTAGATACTACTCCTTCTCTCATCTCTGGTTATGACGCTGAAGGAAATGCAATCGCTAAGACATCAGGTTTGATAGACAAAGCGATTGAATCTCAGGAGAAGAAATTAAAGAGTACACAAAAGGATTATTCTTCTGATGCTACTTGGGATAAACTTAACAAAGGTAATCAGGAAAGCTTGAAGAAAGCTGCTGGTGGTCTATTAGATAAAAGTCTTTCCAATGATATTGAATCAACTCGAAAAAATATCTCTGATGAGATTTATAAAAGAACATCTTCATCTGGAGATAGTTTCGGAAAAGCATTTAGAGATGCAACAAAAAAAGTTATTGGTGATAAGAAAGCTCTTGATTTAACTAAAGACGTTGATATTAGCAAATTTGCTAACAATTATAGTAAAATCTTTGATCAGATGAAAGAAGACAATCCTTCTATTTCAACTGAGGCTATTGAAGCCAATGTGGCTAAATACGTAGCTAAGTATAATAAAATGATGAAAGAAATCAAGTCTCTTGCGAAACAATATAAGGAAGATTTCCAAAATACGGTTTCAGCTTCAGATGGTTATGACAAACTATCTAGCAAAGGACAAAGTTTCTTAAGCGGTATTGCTGGTAACATTATCGACTTTGACAATGCCAATGAAAAAGATTTAACTGACGATAACATTACCAAAAAACGTAAAGATCTCCAAAAAATTACCAAAGAGTTTACTAAGAATAAAAAAGCACAGGAAGATTTGGATGAACTGGTTAAAACAACCAACAAAACTGGTGGAAAATCGGCCAAAAAGTGGAGTGAAGATGTCCAAGATGCTTATAACGATCTGACAAAAACTTTAGGTAAAAAAGTTGATGGTAAAACATTAAGCGCTGCTCTTGAAGACGCTTTTGATTTTAAATTCAGCAAAGATGGAGATATTCTTCATGATGGCAAAAATGTTGAGGATATGATCAAGGGTATACAAGACAAGCTTGGTAAAAGTAAAGATACGACTAAGTTTTTAGATGGTCTTGATTTTACTGAAATGTCTCAAGCCTTTGATATCTTAAATTCTCAAACTGAGAAATGGACAGGTAGTCTTGATCAGTTGAAAGAGCGTCTGAAACTGATCAATCAAACAAAATCTCAGTCTACTTGGAGTGATTATCTTCAAGCTAAGGAAACTGCTAATTCTGGTGATACTTACTTAGCAATGCGTGAAGCATTCAATGCTCAGAAGAAAGAACGTGACAAAGGACTTATTGGAACAGATGATTTTAAAACATTGACAAGTGTTATGAGTTCATCTGGTAAGACTGATGCTGCTACTTTTGATAAGACATGGGCTAAGACTACTAAGTATTTTACTGAAGATAATAGCGGTCTGGTTAAATTCTTAGATGATTTATCTGCCAAATCCCAAAAAGCTAATACTGATTTTGGTACTTTAAAGAAAACTGCTGAAGGTACTTATTCAGGAAAGATCACTAATACTGCTACTGCTGCTAAGGCAATGGGTATGGGTATTGAACCTTTTGAAGCTGTACTGAATCGTTTGAAAGATTATGGTGGTAAGATTGATTTTAAATCTGTCACAGAACAATATGGAAAAGCTGAAAAAAAACTTAATGGATTGGCTAAGAAATGGGATAAAATGGAAGAAGGCTCTGGTAAGACTCTTTTAGGCGAACAAATTGAAGAATATCGTCAGAAACTCATTAAGCTCAAAAATGCTGAAAAAGAAATTCCTGATGATCTGAAAAAGAGTTTGGAATTTACAATCAAGGTTGCTGATTATACATCTGATTTAAACAATCTCAAAGAGCAGTATAAAATCAATGAAAAGTCAATGACCACCGAGGAAAAGAACAAAAACTTAACTAAACAGGTAAGTGATGCTAATAATATTCTTTACAATATGACAGGTGGTAAGGACTTCGGTAAAGGTGGTTTATTAAAAGGCGTTCAAATCAGTGCCGACATGAAACTCAATCTTAAGGATAGTCAAAGTGAAATTGATAAATTATCTGAAGAATTTTCTAAAGCCACTGGAGAAAAGAGAGTTAAAATCGGTGTAGAACTTGCTCAAAAACAAAGTGATCTTATTGAGCAGCTTAATGCTTTACTACCAGAAGACAAACAAATTCCCGTCAATATTATTGACAACGCTACTCCAGAAATCAAAAAACTAGATACTAAAAAAATTAAAGACAAAAAATTTGCAGCATATTGTAAAGATCATGCAAGTGCAGTTCTTTGGGCGATTAAAAAATATCGTGATAGTTTACACGATAAAACAATTACTTTAACTACCAAGCAAAAAAATATTATCGAAAATATTCGTAGAGATATTACAGATAATGACGGTAAGCCTAAAGTTAGTGGTAAAAAGGGTGGCAAAGGAAGTCATGTTTCAAGTGCTTTAACCGATGGTAAATGGAATAAAGTTCAACATGCTCATGGTACAGCAAATGCACACGGATCTTTTATTCCAAGATCAAATGCTTTTGCTCAAGGTACTGTAGATGACTTAACAGACTGGTATGATAATGAACTTGATGATATAGAAGAATTTGATGCTTTTGCTCACGGGGCAATTAAGAAACTTGGATATCGTGCTCTTGCAATGGGGACAACAAAAATCTCTGATTTATCAGAAATCAATCCTGTTGTGCAGACTGAAAAGAACAAATATTTACAAGAGAAAACGGATAAACTCAAATCATCTGTTGGTAATGCTCACGCCAATGGTGGCGATTGGGGATTAAAACAAGATGAACGAGCTCTTACAGGAGAATTAGGAGACGAACTTGTCGTATAAACCACATATGCGACCTTATGTAGTAATACATATGTGAAAATTTATCTAATTGCTGGAAAGTCTTAAAGATAATTAAGCTACAACAGAAGGATGAAATATGCCTAGATGTGAACGCTACGAAAGTAAAAAGAATTAATTATATGGAAGCGAGGTTAAATCCCCTGCTTCTGCTACAATGGACAATCAGCAACCAAGATCCGAATAGGATAAGGTTCAACGACTATCCTCTTATGAGGAGTAGAGCCGCAAGCTAATGGTGGTACAGTAATGTTTAAATCGAAATGATAAATTACCTGATAAATATGATAAACAAATATTCTCTCTATGAAAAACATGTAGAATGATGTATAATTGCTTTATAAATAAATTATGGAGGGAAATGTATGAAAAAGAAAATTGTGTATACACTATTAGTCTTTGGGTTGCTAATAGTGTGTGGAGGATGTGTAAATTCCTCTAAAAAAGAAAAGCCCCAAAAAACCAAAAAAACTGAGACAGTATATACAAACAAGCAAGTTGCTGATGATGTAAAGAAAGCTATGAATGACCGATGGGACTATATAGATTCTTTACGAGAAGCTGAAACCAGCGATGAAGCACAACAACAGTGGATTGATGGCACAGCAAAATTATCAGACTGTCTTGATAAATACTTAGATGATGATATAATATTTAAGGATTCGTCCACAAAAAAACTAATGAGTGACCTTATGGATATAATACAAATGCAATCTACTCTTTCTGAAAATTATATGAACGCACAAACAAAGTATGCATATAACTTAAATGCCTATGATGAAAGATTAGCCATACAAGTTAAAAAAATAGCTGATAAATTGCAAATTAATTTTTCCAAGAAAAGAGCTACCGCTTTATCTTCTTATGTTAAATCAATCAAAACTCCTTCCCCTCTGATTGACGATGCTTTAAAAATAACTTCTTTTAAAGTGGCTAATGATCCATATGGTTCGGGGAAAGAAATAACAATCAAAGTAAAAAACCTTACAAATTTTGATTTTGATCAGGCTAGTGTCCTTGTTAGATTTTATGATAAAGATGGAACTGTATTAGAAGATCAAAACTTCGATTTTGATAATTTAAAGGGCAATCAAAGCATGAGAGCTCAAGACTCTATGAATTCTGAAGATTGTGGAGTAAAAGCAGAAATAGTATCATATAGCTTTTCTAACAAAACAGGCCCTTATCAATATGATTGTTATGAAAGTGAAACACCATTCACAAAACCAGTTACAAAGGAATTTTAGGAGGTCAAAGACATGAAAAAAATTACTACTCTATTTGCTGGAATAGTTTTCTGCTTATGTGTAGGATCAACTAATGTTTCAGCTTCAACTTTTACTTTAACTCCTAAGCCTAAAACTATCCATGTTAAATTAGGTCAAAACAAAGAGATATGCGGAGATGCAAAATTAGATGGACATTCTATTGATTTTATATGGGGAGGTGAACTTTTAACAACAACGTGGGAGCGTTCTAATAAAAATATTTCTTTAACTTATGATAACGAAGAAGATGACGATGATTCTCCATCACTTAGTAATTTTGTATATGGAGAACGTATTGGAAAATCAAAAGTTTATCTTCATACCTTGTGCAATGTTTATAAAAATAATGATGATGACAACATAACTTCTGAAGAGCTTTATGAGGGATCATGTTCTTTTAATGTAGTCGTTAGTGGGTACAATAGCATTAAAACCAGTGGAGTTGCTTTATATAGTTATGACACAAGAAACAATGTATTTGACATAGAAATTACCAACTTGTCTAACAAAACAATTAGAATATATTCTAAAGGTGCACGATCTTATGATTGTGATTATACGAAATTTGATAGAAAACTTAAACTTACTGGCAAAAGAAAATATGTTGACATTAAGCCAGGAAAACATAAATACGTCCATTTTAAAGTCAAAGGCAGAACAACTTGGTGGAATGTGGAAGATGAAGAAGTTCATTTTAAAGTCAAATGGGGCAAGAAAAAATATACGTTATGCGCCGATTGTGAGGGCATATATAAATGGAGTAAAAAAAGATGGATTTCTATAAACAAAGATGATATATAATATAATTTCATCAAAGAGCAAAAGTAATTTTACTTCTGCTCTTTTTTCATACAAAAAATCATACAAAAAATCAGGTAAAAGATATAGTCTGAACTCATGTGAAAGCATGAGGAGTGAAAACTCTTGTCGGTGTTGCGAACCGATGAAAACATAATTGACGTGGTAACAGATGGTTTACAGTAGGGTCTCAAGGCCCAGAATTTGTGAACCTCAAACGTGGTGATATAGTATTTAATCACCTACAAACAAAAGAACTCCTAAACAAAGGAAAGACAGGAAGTAGAGCTAAGATTGTTGGCGGTGAAGGAGCATTTGCTCATGGAACTGCTCATGCTAACTCTGCTGGAATTAAAATTAAGTTTAATGGTAGCAAAACTACTACACACAAAAAGAAGAAAACTACTTCTTCTTCTGGTAAATCTAAAACCGGTTCTGGAAGTTCAGGATCTGGTAAGTCTGGCTCTGGAAGCGGTAAGAAGAAAACCAAATCTAAATCTAAGAAATCAGCTCTAGAAAATTATCTTAATAAGATAGGTAAGGCTTTTGATTTCATTGAAATAAAGATTGAAAATCTTACTGCTGCTACTGATCTTTGGACAGCTAAAGCAGAAAATGTTCATAGTCTTACTTCTGCTGTTGATGATTACGATAAAGCTTTAAAAAGTGTTGGTTCTTCTATCACTGCTAATACTAAGGGGCAAAAGAAATACGAAAAATTCTACACAAGCTTTGCAAAACAAGCAGTTAAGAAAGCTCCTAAAACAAAAAATGCTTCAAAAGCTAAGAATCAAAAAGTTCTAAAATCTTATTTCAAAAAGGTACGTAACGGGTCTATTGATATCAAAACTATTAGTAATGATAAAATCCGTAGTGCTGTTGAAGAGTATAAGAACTGGTATGATAAAGCTAAACAATGCAAACAGCAAGTTGAGGAGCTTAAGAAACAACAACAAGAACTGGTACAAACCAAGCTTGAAAAGGTTGTTAGTTATTATGATGCTATGGCATCTAAAACGTCTGCTATCCTAGAGAACTATCAAAAGATCAATGATCTTAATATTGCTCAAGGCACAGATACTTTTGATAATAAAACAGCTAATTTAAACAATCAGATTCGACAATATCAAAATCAGAGAAATATTCAGCAACAAGAATTGAATAAATATCAGGCAGAGTATGATAAGGCTAAGAAAAAGGGAATCTTAACAGATGAACAAAAGAACACATATGAAGCCCAGATTCAAACTTTTAGGAATAATATTGCTGATACTGATACTGCTATTGCAAATGCAAGAAAAGAAATTGACCAGATCAAAATTGATAGGTTGACAAGACTTGCAGATGAAGCTGAACATGCTGCTACTGCCTTAGAACATACTGCTTCTATGGCTGAAGCTCATGGTGACTATGCTACTAAGCAGTCAAAAACTGATCAGATCGCTAAAAATAATGATAGGGCTGCTGTCAATGCTGAGATCATGAAAACCGATCAGGAACTGATGAATAAGGTTGCTAAGGATTCTGAAAGATACAAAGAGCTTTATGATGACTGGTATTCAAGACGTGAAGAAAATTATTCTTTAGAAGAAAAGAATGAACAGTTACGTCAAGAAGCCATTACGATCCCTCTTGATGAAAGCAGTCGTAAGATTGATAAGAGAAATACTCGTATCGATGAAAATAACGATCTTATGAATATGTTGAATCAGGACTACTTAAACGATCCTGACACAGGTAAGATTACGAATGATGGATTGGCTAAAGTTGCTCTTCTAAGTGATAGTATGCGCCAAGAACAGCTTAACATGGCCGATCTGACAGAACAAAGAAATGCTTTATATAAATTACATGACGATCATCAAATTGGAGATTCTGCTTTTGAAAGTAAGTTAGCTGAAATCAATAAACAACTTCGTGAGGCTGCAACGAATACCAACGACTATAAGAATCAAATTATAGAACTTGGTAAGGCAACGATGCAAGCTGAAGTTGATGCTCTGGTTAAAGTTATTGATAAGCGTAAAGAGGCTTTAAATCGTAAGAAAGAATATTATGATTATGATAAAAACATCAAGAGTCAGACAAAAGACCTGCAAGCTCTTGAAGCTCAGCGTGCTGCTTTAGAGGGCGTCGAAGGTGAAGCTGCGAAAGCACAAAGAGCCAAATTAGATGCTCAGATTGCCGATGCTAAGGAACAAATGGATGATACTAAGAAAGAACATCAATATTCTATGGAATCCCAAGGATACGATGATCTGGCTGAAAAATTACAAGAGTCTTTGGATAAACAGCTTAAATCTTTAAGCGGTTCTCTGGATGAACAATCTAAGCTTATTAGCAAGTTCTTAAAACAGGTTGGAGATTCTTATTCTGATGTCTTTAAGAAGATCAATGACACTGCTATTAATTCTGGACTTATTAATGGTCTAAGTGAGTTATATCATTTTGAATACAATAGCTCTGCTAATGGTAAGACGCCTGAACAGAATGCAAAAGATACTCAGAACAAGAACAGCTCTGTGACTAATAATGTTGCAAATCCTGATACTAATGTAACTGGTACAACTGGTATTACAGGGTCTAAGGTTGATTCTTCAAAAGTTGAAACTGGAAATGCTAGTGCTGTTAGTGGTTCTATGAAAACACCTGAACAGCAGGAACATAATCTTATGTCTTTCAGTGTTAGTCCAGCGTCTATTACCTTAGCCCCTGGAGAAAGTAAGACTGTTACTGTTTCTGATATTGTTCCTCCAGACGGGGCTGGACAATCATTTTCTTGGTATTCTAATAGCCTAGGTTATATAACAATGTCTCCTTCAGGAGCTTCATGTACAATTACGGCTACAAAAGGAGATCATGAAGGAACAGTTACTCCAGTGTGCAAATCTGCTAATGGACTCTCTGTGAATTTCACCGTTGTAATCCAACTATCTGCCAGTCAAAAGAAAGCTAAGTCATTAGGATTAAATTTTCATATAGGAGCTGCTTACACTGAAGCTCAGCTTAAGAGTTGGTCTCCTTTAAACAATTATTTAGCTAGTAAGGGCTATGATGTTGTAAACAATCCAAAAGGTATGGAAGCTCTTGGTAAAAAACTTGGAGTAATTACGACTAAGAACTCTAAAAAGGGGAAAGAGTTTTATAAGGGAAAAGATGGGAAATATTCTAAAGCTCAGTCAAATAAAATCCTTACAGCATTAAAGAAAGCAGGTGTAAGAAATGGTGGTGTCATTGATGATGTAATACCAATTTCTAAACTTAATGGTGTAATCCAAAGTAATCATGATCATGGTATTGCTACTGTCCGTAGAGACGAAATCTTATTGAAACCAGAAACATCTGATGTGCTGAAACAAGCTGTTAAGATTTCTGAATCAGTTGTTAAAGCCTCTAAGACAAAAGATATTATGACTGGTACTGGAGACTTCTCTTCTTATTATGATGCATTGATCAAAGTAGAATCTGGAGGAATGGTTGATAAGAGTGTTCTGAATGATCTTAAGGTTGTTGCAAAACAGGTTTATGATCAAGAGCAAGCTAACAAACTAAAAGAATATCACAAAATTGGTCGTAAGCCTACGATCGGTAAATAATGTAGAGCCTGTGTGAAAGCATGGGCTCTTTTTAAATTGGAGGAAATCAAATGGAAATTAATTTATTATTATTACTTATTATTGGAATTTTATTAATCGGAGTTGTGCGAATGAAATGTAGGAATAGATTGTATTCAATTTCGTTGGGAGCTCTGATGAATTATATGGATGATGAAGGATTAACTCCCTTTGATGAGCTGACTCCTGAAATGAAGTCTATGTACATCAGGGAAGAAATTGCTTCTATGAGGGATGGAAATTTATTATAAAGACATAGAAAAAGACACCCACTGTAAATAGTGAGTGTCTTTTTGTGAGTGATGATTAAACCCTGTTATGGGTTAGATGCTGGTGTGATTCCACTCCTCCTTTAATCATCTTTTTAAATCCTGTAAGTAGTCCAAGCTTACAAAATTTGTTAGAAAGCAACTTATGTTACTAACTCATACTCGATAAAATAATCATATCACACTATGTGCTAACATTCAATTATTTTATATGGCATTTGTTTTGTATGGCTTATGTCTAATTTAATATATGGATTTAATATTCTTCATCCGGCATAGCAAGTGGACTAAAGATGCTATGTAAATCTTGTATAAACAATACAAAAACATATGCTATAAAATTTTTAATCTTATGTATTTCTTAGTATCTAATCAACATAAGCACTAACATCGCAATAGCAGAAATATCACCTGCTACTGCAACGATTTCGAGTATGGTTTGCTTCATATCGTTACCTGCTTTCTACCATATACCCTTCAAGACATCGTATATGAAATACGACAATTCATTATATGACAATAACTTCCAAAAGTAAAGGTTATTTTTAAGAATGTACATCTTACAGGATAATTTTTAAGAAAGGAGACTTTATGTATTCAAATACAGTAAGTTTTACTTATAACAACAAAAGTCTTTCTGACTTTTCACATAAAATGGTCATCGGATATATTGATAAATCTGAAGATTCATTCGGTCTTGATAGAGAGATTGTAAACGGTTCAACTACTATGAATCGTAATATCTATCATGCTTATAATACAAAATATTCAGGGAAGCTTGGATTTCAAATTACTCTTCTTCATGAGGATCAGAAACGATTTACTGAGAATGAAGTATCTGAAGTTACTAGATGGTTAACAAGTCCTAAGAGCTATAGAAAATTAGAGTTCTATGGTTGTGATGGCAGCAAGAATGATGTCATTTATTATGCCATTGTTACCAAGGTCACCCCTGCTCTTGCTGGAGGAATTGCTGGTTTAAAAGTTGACTTTGAGTGTAATGCACCATATGGATTTGTAGAAAAAGAAAGTAATTTATTTGATCTAACAAACAAACTAGAGACACCTAATCATAATGGATTTTTAGTTCTTGATTGTGAATCAGATGAGCTGGAAGAATATGTTTATCCTATCATTGAAGTTGAAAGTCCTGAGCTTTGGACTGATCTTCAAATCACAAATCATTCAGACAACAACAGCACGATGCACTTATGGGACACAAAAGGTAACTATGAGATTAATTGCCAACATCAAGTTATTAAATTGAATGGAAAAGGAATTGTATTATCAAATGTGTTCAAGATGGACACTGTGCAAAAATTATATTGGTTACGACTTGCCCCAGGAGAAAATAGAGTTGAAATCACAGGTCGTTGCAAAATAAAAATCAAGTGGCTCGAACCTAAGAAGGTTGGAGCTTTTTAAATTCAGAAAGGAGGCGTGAGAGTGAATTGGAATTTATAAAAGACATTTTCAATCATACAGAGCCTTATGATTTTTATCTGGTAAATCCAGAAGGCAAGGCAATTTGCGCCTTAAATAGCATTGACACTTCTACTACTTCTCTCACTGCTACTCTTAATGATAGATGGGAATTAAGTTTTAGTGTAGAAAAGTATATTGATGTCAACAATGATGCAAATTTTGTCTTATCAAATGGATATGAATATCTAGATAAAGGAATGGAAATTTATATAGATCGTATCGGATACTTTGTGATCACTGAAGTCCCAAGTGTTCAGTTTGATGGATATTCAGAAATGAAGACTGTCAAAGCTGAGTCTTGTGATGTTGAGCTAGAGAATAAAGATTTAGTTACTTTCTATGTTAATACAGGAAAAACAGGAAGTAAGGAATATACTGCTGATGGGAATGTTATCGAAGATAAATTAACAGGTAATAAGATCTTAAAACGCTATGTTGCTTTATATGATCCTGATAATCGTCAGTTAAGTTTATTAGATTTAGTCCTTGAAAAATTGCCGGGGTGGTCTGTTGGACATGTCGATGAATCTTATATTGATGAAGAGGGAAATACCAAATGGCTTATTCCTTATAAGAGACAAAATGAGAACGGAGAAGACGAATGGTTCTTTGTAAGAGGTACATTTGAAGAAGAGTCTATTAATGTTTATGCTTTCTTAACTCAGAAAGTAGCACAGGCTTATAGATGCGTGTTCACATTTGACATATTAAATAGGAAGATCAATTGTTATCATATCAGTCAACTTGGTAAAGATACAGGTATTTCTCTAAGCACAACAAACTATATTGATTCTTTAAGTGTAACCGGTGCAACAAATGATGTCTATACACAGTTTAATGTGACCGGTGGAGAGAATCTTGATATTAAATATGTAAACTTTGGTGAAATTACCATTGATAATTTATCATACGTCCTTAAAGAGCCATTGGTTTCTAAGGATCTGATTGACAAATATGAAGCTTATTTGAAATATAGAGGGACACATTGGGATAGCACCAAAAATGAAAAAGTAACTTATACTCTTGATGATGAAACTTCAAAAGAAATGACTCGTAGAGAGTATTATTCTTATCTCACTAGAATGTGGGGCAAATACAAGAAAGCTGCTGATGAAATTAAAAGTCGTGTTCCTAACGACGGTTTAAAAACTGATTGGGATACATTCAAGGAAGATGAACTTCAAAAGCAACTTGACATCTATATAGATGCTGTTAATTTCATTTTATTAGAGTATGGATATGCTAAAAAGAATGAGAATGGTGAGCCCGTTAAAAAAGAAGATGGCACATATGAGACCATTTTAACAGGTGATGAATTACAACTTCAGATGCGAAAAGATGGTTGTTGGTATACTTACACTGCTTATGTTGATGGAGTTATTCCTAACATTAAGATTGCCATTGATAACATTTACAAGTCTGATGATGATAAGGTAAAGCCAATCGACAAATGGGAAACTCAGTGGGAATTATATGGAGTTGATGAGTTAAAGGTTAAAGTCCAGATGTACCAAAATTCTATTGATACTCTAGCTAAAGAAGGATATGACAAGCCTTATGATGCTTCTGAAAATACTACTGATTACTATAAAGAATATCAGGACTATGTTCAGAAATTAACTGATGCCAAGGCTGCTCTTGAAGAAAGAGAAAAAGAATATAAAGAGGCAAGTGATAAGGTTCAAGCACGATTAGACAAAAGAACAGAAATATACAATGATTGCAATTTAAAAAATAATTCTAAATTTGGTTTTGTTGACAAAGATGGAAATCTTAACTCAGAGGGCCAGACAATTCTCAAATTATATGTATCAACCGATTATGTAAATGAGAATTATTTAATCACAAGCCTTGATGATATTGAAGCCTATGTTGATCGAGCTGAAGATTTATATCAGGCTGCAGTTAAGGAATTGTCTTCACAGGCCCAACCACAATATATCTACTCTCCTCAGATTGAGAATATATTATGTGATGAGAACTTCTCTCCTTATTTAGATCAATTAGTTCTTGGAGATTATATCTGGTTAGAAATTGACGATGGAAATGAATTCGGTGGTCATGGTAATTTAGAGAAATTCAGATTGTACACTTTTAGTTTTAATCCTAAAGACCCATCTGAAAAGTTTGAAATTTCGTTTACAAATATGATTAAGTCTCAAGCAAAGAGAGATGATGAAGTATTCTTGTTAAATTCTTCTACAAAGAACAATAGAAATTCTATCACTTCTACTGCTTACACTGGAGTTGACGAAAGTATCAATGCAATTCTTACTCCAGAGCTTCTTAAAGCAATCACAGGACAATTAACTACATCTGTTGGCTTTGGTAATGCTGTTGGGAATATGGTTGAGTATATCAACAGTCAGCCTAACAGTGTTTTAAATATTACAGCAAACCAAACAAATGTAAAGAAAATTGTTGGTACAGAAGCTGAGTTTGAGAAATTCTTTTCTAAGTATATTGATGCCGATTATATTAATGCAAGAGTTGTTATTGCTAATGTTGGTGAGTTTAAGAATTTAACAACTGAAGTAGCAAACATTAAAAGTGCAATCATCGGTGCTTCTTCTACAGAAACAGGTATCGTATTCAACCTTTCCTCAGCAAATGCTAAGTTTGATTCTGCATGGATCATTAATGGTATCGCAGGGAAAATGACAATCGGTGACTTAGCCGCAGGCGATATTACAATCTCTGATACAATGCGTATCTTATCGGAGAATGGCAACTTTATCATGAACGGCTCAGCTATGCAGTTTTTAGATACTGAAGGCAATGTTGGAATCCAAATTGGTTATGATACGAACAAGAATCCAAGCATTATCATCAAAGACAATAAAGGCGTAACAGTTATGACAAGTCAAGGAATCACTAAGGATGCGATTGCTGATGGATTGATCGTGAATAATATGCTTGGAGATAAGTCTGTTTCAAAAGATAAGCTGAACTTTCCTATCGTTGAAGCGAACGCACAAGGCGGAGTTGATATTACACAGATTTATGATGGCAAAGGAGGTTTATGGGGAGCTGAGTATACGAAAACTATGACATCTATCAACAGTAGTTTAAACCAACTAACAGAAGACATTGCGAATCTTAACACAGCTATTGATTCTGTATCTCTTACAGGGCAACAAGTCTTTACAGAAACCGATACAGGTATTTCTCCTACGTCTATTATTCTAACTGCAACGGTAAATAATGGTGCAGAAATCAGCAAATGGTATGTTGATGGAATCGAAAACACTTCTTACATTTCTTCAGATAAATCACAAATTACAATCCCAAGTTCTTATATGACAAACAGAAAAACAGTGGTTGTCAAAGTGGAATGTACTGATACATCTAAATATGATGTTATGACTTTATATAAAGTTACAGATGGAGCTTCTGCTTACACTGTTGTCGCAAATAGTAGCAACGGAACTACTTTTGAATACAACAATACTGTTTATACGGAAACAATTTGTACTTGCAAAGTTCTGAAAGGAAGTAAGGAAGTTACTGCCAAAAGCTACGTCTGGTACAAGCAATCAAGCGGATCAACAGAATGGAAGCAAATTGGAACTGGTGCAAGGTTAACAGTTTCATTAAAAGATAAACAAAATCAAAAAATTAAATGCTCAGTGGAGATCTGAGTTAGATAGAGAAAATAAATGCATAATAACTAATTTTGAATTGGAGGTGAAAACTATAAATGGTATTAGAAAGTAATACATTAGATGTCTTATTTGTAAAAGATGGACAACAAGGAGAAGACGGTAAGGTTCTCTACACTTGGATTAAATATGCCAAAGCCGCAAATGGTACAGGAATGACCGATGATCCTGATGGGGCGATTTATATTGGTATTTCTTACAATAATGAAAGCTCCATAGAATCAAATGATCCTACACAATATGCCTGGACTAAAATACAAGGTGCGGATGGTAAAAAAGGTGAAGATGCTTATACTATCTTCTTAGAGAATGAAAATATTTCTTTTGCTACAGATAAGAATAGAAACCCACTTTCTGAACAGGCGTACACCTCTGGAATTACTATTATGAAAGGGGCAAAACCTGTTACAGGTTTTACAATCGGAGACATAGCAAAAACACAAGGAATCGCAGTGGCTAAAACAGATACAGCTATTGCGATTTCTGTTGTTAATGGGAATCCTTTACCAAATGATAGCGGAGAAATTGAGATTCCTATTACTGTTGGCGGTACTGTTTTTAAAAAAATTCTTACTTGGACTTGTGCAAAGAAAGGCGATCAAGGAGAACGTGGACTTCAAGGTATTCAGGGACCTCAAGGCGAACAAGGAATTGCAGGTAAAGACGGTACTTCCGTTACAATTATAAACAAAAGTATTACATATCAATTATCTACAAGTGGAACTGTTATCCCAACAGGTACTTGGCAGACAAGTCCTCAGACAATTCCAGAAGGTCAATATCAATGGACAAAAACATCTGTAACTTATAGTGATGGAAACCAAACAGAATCTTACTCTATTTCTTATCATGGTAAAAATGGTAGTGATGGTACTTCTGTGAAAACAACTAGCACTTCTGTTAAATATCAAGTTGGAGATAGCGGAACAACAAAACCTACTGGAACATGGCAAACTAACGTGCCAACTGTTGCCCAAGGGAAATATTTATGGACACAGACGATTGTTAATTATTCAGATGGAAATTCAACTGAATCATACAGCGTATCTTATAGAGGGATTGATGGCAGCAATGGGGTAAACGGTATGAACGTTGCTACGATTTATTTATATCAAAGAGCAACTTCTACTCCTGGCAAACCTAGTAATACATTAACATATACGTTCTCTACAACAAAAATCACTGGTACTTTAAATAATGGTTGGTCTACAGCAATTCCAACAGGTACTGATGCTGTATATGTTACTGTTGCTTCTGTTTCTAGTAAAAATGATACCACTACCATTGCTACTTCTGTTTGGTCTGCACCTGTAGTATTGGCACAGAATGGTAAGACTGGTAGCGATGGTAAGGCGGGGTTAAATGTTGCAACGATTTATTTATATCAAAGAAACACAAGTAAACCAAGCAAGCCTTCTGCAAGTGTAACTTATACATTTAGTACGGGCGTGGCAAGTGGACTTAATAATGGGTGGAGTCAGAAGATTCCAGATGGTACTAATCCATTATATGTTACTTTAGCAACTGCATCTTCTAATACAGCAACAGATACCATTTTAAGTTCTGAGTGGAGTGATGTTGTTGTGATGGCACAGAATGGTGAAGACGGTCAAGACGGTATCTCTCCAAAAGTATCTCTTTCAAAATCAGGTGATACAACAACAATCTCTATTGTAGATGCAACAGGAACTCATACGCAGACTGTCAAAGATGGAACAAACGGAACACCTGGCGCAGCTGGTAAAGATGGTAAAACAAGTTACTTCCATGTGAAATATAGTAATGATGGTGGAAAAACATTTACTGGTAATTCTGGTGAAGATACTGGAATTTACATGGGAAGTTACACTGATTATACTGAGGCTGATTCTACTGATGTTAAGAAATATAACTGGGTAAAAGTTAAAGGTGATAAGGGTGATACTGGGCAAAAAGGTCAAGATGGTACATCTATAAAAATCACATCTAAATCAGTTACATATCAAACGTCAACTTCTGGCACAACAGCACCTACAGGAACGTGGTCAACTACTGTTCCTACGGTTAATAATGGGCAATATCTCTGGACTAAAACTACAGTACAATACTCAGATGGTAATAAAACTGAAGCGTATTCTGTATCTTACAAAGGTACGAATGGTACAAATGGAACTTCTGTGACTGTTAGTAAAACAGAGGTTACTTACCAAGTTAGTACAAGTGGAACTACTGCTCCTACAGGTACATGGAGTACAACAATGCCAAGTTGCGATCAAGGGCAGTATTTATGGACTAAGACTTACGTTAAATATTCTGATGGGAAAGATACTACTTCTTATAGCGTGAGTTATAAGGGGGTTGATGGTGAGAAGTTTGCATTTAATATGCTGAGAGAAACTAATCAAGGTAGTAAACATTGGGAAAACCATGCTTCTGGAGGTAAATACAGCACAGAGTCAATTATAACAGAAGATGGGATAAATGCTGTTAAATTAATTTGTACAGAAGCTATTCCATCAGGTGGATGGCAATATGTTTCTTTTGATGATTACCAAATGCTAAAGTCATTAAAGCCATCAACAGATTATGTGATATCTTTTGATATAAAAAGCAATCTAGGAACACAAGGTTCTTGGGTTTCTATTCAACAAGGTGATTCAACCAATGCAATGTTACCTGCCGCAATGACACATATAAAGGGAAATGAAACATGGGAGCATATTCGTGTTTTTTTAAGATCTAATGATACATTACCCAAAATCAATGGTCAATATATTTATATTACAAGTCTTGGTGGTGTTGGGTATTCAATCATCAAAAATCTCAAACTCACAGAAAGTACAACAGATACACCTTGGGCACCTCATCCAGAAGATCTCGAAGGTCGTGGAGTTTCTGAAACAGTTCAATACTACCTAGCAACATCTCAAGCCTCTGGAGTAACTTCTTCTACTTCTGGATGGAGTACAGACATTACAACTCAAAAACTAACTGCTGATAAAAAGTATTTATGGAACTGTTATCAGACTAAATATTCAGATGGTACGAGTGAACCTATTAGTACACCTAAGGTTATTGGTGTATATGGGGATAAAGGTGATAATGCCAAAAACCTCTCAATCACACCTTCCTCTCAATACTTCAAGTCTACAGACGGTGGTAAAACATTTGCACCAAACGCAATCACAATTAAACCTACTATTCAAGGAGAAATCAGTTTTGGTAAATGGCAATACAGCATTGATGGTGGAGTTAGCTTCACTGATGTTATGAGTGGGCAGAAAGGCTTGACGATCAGTAATAATGTGTTGACTGTTAGCAAAAATAGTAGTTTATACAGTGACGCTGTTACTATGGTCACTTTCAGAGCTGTTGCTAGTGATAGTAGTTTTTATGATACTTGTAGTATTGCTAAGATTTATGATGTGAGTGATATTGGTGATGGTAGGAATTTGCTTTGGAATAGTAATTTTGCTAAGACTGATGAAGCCATTACTGGAACAACGAATAGTTGGGGGTTACATACTAGAGGAACGAATCTTGTTGCTTCAATTGACACTTCAACAAAGCATAATGGGTTCAACACGTTAAAGACT